TTGACAGGCTCTTCGCTGGTCAAAACTTCAATGAGTCGCTGCCTCAGTGTCGGGCCCATACCTTTCACTCGTTTCAGTGATTCTACATAAAGCATCTCCTCTATGCTGCCACAAGTGTTGATAAGTTTGCTCACTAAATCGGGCCCGAAACCGGGTATTGAGAGAAGCAGGTCCTTGCGCACATCGTTGGTTGACACCCTTGTAATGGCTCTCGCTCCATGACGGCTGGCTGGCTTGTGCAACTTTTGGTGAAGTTTGACGATGAACATAGCCGCTTCAACATGGTCCTTTGCTTTGTAGATATGACAGTCAAAGTCGGCCATGATGCGGGCAAAGGTGCCCATGAGTTCGTTTGTCACTCGTGAGTATGACACCTTGCGCCCTTGGTTCTGTGCCATTTTGATGTACTTGGCAATGTCGCCGTGCACGACAAGGAACACCCGACCACAGTTAGCGTCCATGTTGTCCAGTTGCCGCCAAAGGTGACCACTGTGACTGGACTGAAAGAAATCGCTGAGGCTCTTGCACTCAATGTGCCCATCGCCGGCCTTGTAGTCACCCATGCCCTGCAAGAACTGAGACTTGACAAGCACGCCCTCCTTGCGAGCCATGCGCTCCACTGCCTCAAAGAGCGGGCCACGCTCGTTGCTATCCGCAATCAATGGTGGGACACTCATTCACTCACCTTCCCATGGGCGTTACAGTATGCGCTACCGATTTTGGACCAGTGTTGACAAGGTTTACCTTTGTGGTTCGTACCACTGCATGCATAGATGAGTGCTACCAAGTAGTCGTCATGCCCATACGGACCTTTGTTGAAACAGGGGAAGCAGACGCGCTTCCCTTGCTTACTTAATTTCGCATCGCAAATCATGCATCTACGCCTCATGTTCTTTCACCTCACCGCTCCCTGTTTTGTCCCAATATCGGCACTTGCCGATGCAGAGCCCCTTGCCCCACAGCATTTTACAGGTCTGTGGGTAGTCTTTGAATACGATGGTGCTGACTTGATACCGAGTGACTCCTTCGTCTTGGTCAGCCCATTTGAGCCCCATGAGATACCGAACAATCTCATCAGCATGTTCCTGTAATTGCTCTTTTGTAAACCTCTCAATGGGCATGAAGTTGCGCTTTCGCTTGGCGAGATACTTGACCAACTGCACACGGGCGTCATGACTTGGGTTGCCGCCGATTTGGCAGGCTGCTTGGTTCAAGCAAGGGAGTATGATAACACCGTTCATGCGTACAGTTGGTAAATCCAACACCTTGTCCGACTCGTTGAAAATCTGCACTTTCTCTGTGACTGGGCGGATATTGAGTTTAACGCCTTGGGTACCATACTCCTTGTAACCGCTCTTAGCATCCATCGCTTCAAAAATAATGTGCTGGTGCCCGGCCTCCAAGTCTTCGGTGCTAACAGGGATGCTCCAAAAGCCACGCTTGGCGTTGAAAGAGTTAGGGATGCGAATTAAGCCACTCGTGTCAAACGGCACCATTGGGTCACAGCAGTACAAATCCATGTCTTTGACCCAGTCGTTGACCAGTTGGATGCCGGCCTCCTTAACAGCCGATAGGTGAGGCCCGTCACCCGGAGTCAGCGTTTCGTCCAGCGCCACCCATACATGAAAGCCGCCGCCACTGAACCAAATGCCGTGCCGGATGTCTTGCTCAAGGAGGTGTCGGTGCAAACGAAGCGTTTGTTCCAGTGGTATCTCGGGCTCCACTGTGGCACGGTTCCTGTCTCGGAAATTGATAGCGTCAAAGTCCATGACAAAGTGTCGGATGATGGGTGTGTAGAGATTTACCCTACGATGATGAGGGGCTTCTGTAGCACGATAGCCGTATACAGTCATGTAGGCGTTGGACACGCCATTCTTACCAGCCCAGTATCGTTCAAACTGCTCTTTACTGTTGACCAGTTTCCTGTAGCCTCTTCCTTTTTCTGTGCTGAGTTCAAGAACTTCCCGTGGATAATCAAGTTTTAACTGCATTGTCCTTCACTCTCTTTATCATGTGGTCAAGTGACCGCATGATGTCATTCATTTGAACTTCATCATCCGGTAACATCAGTCGTGGGCTCAACACGATTTCTGCGAATAAAATAGGGTGGGACTCGGGATGCTTATCCGAATAGGCGGCGAGAGTTTTGTTAAATGACACACTGAGGCGCTTGTCTTTGCCCATGTGTTCCCATTTGATTTGGCTAATCATGTCAAACTTATCTCGCAAATGGTACTCAATGCATTGAGCCACTTTGTTCATTCCATCATTCATTTCTTCGCCTCCTTCTTTTCTTCTAATTCTTTGAGTCGTTGGGCTGCACTCTTTGGTGTCAGCGTGTTGCCCCATCCACCTTTCCAATAGATGTCGCCACCCTCAGCCCATGCAGGGCACTCGTCCACAAAGTCGCAATGAGCGCACTTACCGGTGGACGGCTGTGGTGGGAAGTTGTCAGTGAGATATGCCTCAATCAGTTCGTTGACGGCTTTGTTGATTGTTGTGAGGTATCGCTTACTTACCTTCTCATAAGCCACATGGTTCTCGGAACCGGGAACATCCTCTCTGTGACCAGCGGGATAGAACCAGCCCCAATGCGTGACATCCTGTAGAGGGTGGTCAGCCTTGCGAAGCAGGTCCCAATAGAAGGCCATCTCAGTGCGCATGCTTCGGACCTTGAAATTGGTCCCAACCCACTTACCGGTCTTTAATTCCATAAGGGCTACCTTGTCCTCTTCGGTATGATAGGCCCGGTCAATGCTGCCTGCGAAGTGCACAGGTATACTTAGTTCCTCGCCGTTGAAGTTGAACGGAACATCTACGAAAGCGTGGACCTCCAACTCATTGATGATGGGGAGGAACCGGTCGGGGTCCGCTTCAAGGCGAACCAATTCCCAGTCAATACGCTGTTCAATGATGGGTTCTTCACCTAAGTGGTACGGCTCTTCCGGTGTGGGTAGGCAGTCCATGAGGAGAGCCTTGGCCCCATCACGGTCTTGCTTCTTGAGTAGTGCGTGCGCCTTCTTGTAAACAGGTCGGACATTGATGTAGAACTCCTCCATGGCGTCGTGGACATTTGTCCCACGAGTCATGGCGTCTGTAGTGGGGGACTTGCGACCTTCAATGCGCTTCTTCTTGTATTGGAAACGGCAGTAGCCAAAGTCGCTGGTGAGACTGGTCTTGGTCATGCGCAGGTATTTATCGTGCCCTTGCTCCCACTGGTAGGTGGATTTGGCATACGCTTCCCAATCTCTGTCACTCATTCTTCTTCAACTCCATATCTGCGCTGTGCTCTTTCATAGTACCCTTCAATGATACGCTCTTCTTCTTGTGTTCTCAGTCGGCTGAATATGCGGTCCCAAAATCCCATCCTTGACCGCCTCACTTCTTGGGATTGTAGTATTCGGGTGCGAGTTCGTTGAAGTAAGGGTTGAACTTGAAGTAAGAGGACTTGCTCTCCGTAAAGTCATCCAACCGTGTTTGACCTTGACGCATGGCGACCAGCAGGATAGCACAGTAGCCCATCAAGTCCTTGATGACATCCTCGTCGTTCTCAATGCCCTCGCTGCCTTGGATGAGGCGGCTGATTTTGTCGTCCATCCGAATACGGATGAGGTCAGCCGGCTGAGCGCCGCCTTTGTAGAACACCCGTAGGGGCTCAAAGACGCTGTCGCCATAGGCTTGATTCTTGGCCACGACCATCCGCTTCACCTCGTCAAAGACTTGGATAATGCGAGTAGAGGACACCAGTTTGTTTGAGTCGGCTGGCTCATTTGGCGAGTGAGGGAAGTATTTCGTCCCTTTCTTTTCACCCTCTTTACGGATGATACCTTGCTTCACCAGTTCCCGCAGGCGCAGCCCAATGTATTGGCTACTCTTGGTTTGCAGTAAGTCGGATTTCTTTACCAACTCACTGCGGCCCAAGCCGGGGTTTTCTCCAATTGTTCTTTTGATTTCTTCGTCAATGCTGCGCATAATGTTTCACCACTTTAGTCTACTATTTCAATGCTACCAGTATTTCTTGGGTTTAGGCTTCCCTGTGGCGTAGTCCAGCGACCAGCCGAGTGCATTGAAAATAGGTTTAATTTTTTGGGACACCAATTTGTCCACCATTTTGTCGTAGTCAAGAGTGAAGTCTTTCAACTCCTCTTCTTCATGGTAAGCGACAATGTCAGTGGGTGGCATTCCTTGAGGCGGCTCGCTCACATAGACCCACTTGACGCTGTCCCCGTTCTTGAACTTGGGATGAACACTCTTCTCCACGAGATGGAGGTTGTAGTAGCGAGCACCCTTAACACCGGGCACACCCACGCTTTCTGCGTATTTGTCCAGCGATTTTTGGATGCGGGTGACACCTGCTACATCAGCCATAGGGTAGTCACCTTGCATGATGCCGAGGCTGATACCTCGCACATGGTCCACGACTTCATTCTCATTGGCTCCACTGCATACCTTGGTGAGTACATCCCGCTCAAGAGTGCGGGAAACAGGGGCGAGTGTGCTGATTTTACCCCAGCGTGCTGACTTGGCTTTACCCTTATCCTCGGGTGGCCATGAGCACACGCCGTAGTAGAGGTTCTTTCCACCTACAATCCAGTAAGGCATGTATGCTTCAAATTCTACAAAGAGAGCATTGGCTTGGTGTTCTCGCTGAACCGTCTCTGTCAAATGGCGAGCAAGAGCAGGGGCTTCATCAAATGGGACTTGGACAAAGGCCGAGTCGGTGTGACCGTACAGAGCGCTGTAGCCCTGTTTCTCGGATTCTTCCATGAGGAATCGGATAGCCTCACGACCACAGGCCGTGATGGCACTGGCGATGGCAGGGGCCGACCAGCCCCAGTAGGTGCTGGCGCACATGCCGTATAGTGACGCCATGACACGCTTGACTGCCAATTGCATGGTGTTCCAACCGGAGCGTTCTGTGTCGCTCTTGGATTCACGCATGCGGCGTTTGTATTCATCTCGGAGTTCAAACATTTCAGTAACGATGCGGGGTAATAGAGCCGGCTCGCCCTGTCGCCAACAGGTGCCGTCCGGCAGTTCTCTTACATCATCATCAAAGCGATACTCTCGGTCCACCTGTGACTCCCACGAAAGGTTGTGGCTGAGGATAAGTGAAGGGTACAGGCCTTTGTAGTCCACACAGGCTACACCTTCGTAGCGGCCCGGAGTAGGGGGCGGGATGTAAGCACCCTCGTATTCGGCCTTGGAATGAGGGCTGAGTGTCGGGGGCTTCCAATCAGTACGACGACTGATAAGGCCCCGTGCAAAACGAGTGACATTGTGACAGGAGGGGAAACTGACGCCACAGACTTGTTGAAGCGACATGTAAAACTCAAGGATGTGGTTGCGTTCATCCACCATTTTGAGCAGTTCTACATCTCGCATACAGTAGTCTACGAACTCGTCAAAGCGTTCGTACCATCCCGTGAAAACATCCATCTCCAATTTACCACCGTAGTCCAGCACATCCTCACCTGTGATATGGTCCAACTTTCGGCTGGCCAACTGAGGCTTACCGCTGTCCTTCCACACCCGCTCAAAGCCAGTGCCGCTGCTAAGTGGGGCAGCCGTATCAAAGCACAGTCGTCCACGGACGGGCTGGTCAGTGTAGTCGTAACCCTTCTCTTTGTCGGGCTTGCGCACCCGATTGAGTGGGCTGAGTTTGCGAAACAGACCCTTGCCGAGAACATCCTTGTTGTCAAGTCGTCGGATGATGTGAGGGAGGTCAGCCCACATGAGAGCGTGAGCCACCAGCACATCGGGGTCGCACTTCTCAAGGTAAGCAAGAAACTCCCTGTAAATGGAAGCCTCGGAGTTGCACAACACCCTACGATATTTGACTGTACTTTCCACGCCCTTGCTGTTTTCCCATGACATGGAGCGAATCGTCTCAATGAACTCATCGTCGCCCAGTGATTCGGCTGATTCTTCCGACCAGCAGAAGGCGATACGCTCGTCGCTGTAGTTGTCAGCGATACCTATCACTGTTGTGAAGTCCTCTTTCGGGTCCCACTCAAGGTCAAGGTGCCACACCCTTGGTTTCCATTCGGGCATCGTATCGTAGCGGTCCATGAGGAATCGGTCGGGCAGTGTCAAGTCGCCCTCCCACGATGTCATCTCTTTTCGCATGGGGTACACATCGCCTTGGCGATACGGTATGATTTTGATAAGGTTCTCACCACCTATCCCGACAGCCTTTGCCTCCCGGTCCACTCGTGAGCCGGGATATCGGTCCACCAAATGCTTGATGAGGCGGGGGTCAGTGTCAGCCTTTACCCAAAAGTAGGGCTCAAAGTCTGTGACATTCCGCTCAATCAGCGTTCCGTCGGGCGACCGCCAGCGACAGTAGAGTACATCTCTTCCGTCGTAGTCGGGCAGGTAGTTGTCAACAATCATTCTTCTTCCTCGTGAATTTGAACATAGGTCACTTCGGCTTCACAATCTAAGCAGTGAAGACTGGCGACAATACCGTCGCCCTCATAGCCGTAGTCTTCGGGAGTGAAGTCCGCTCCCCAAATAAGGCGACCGCCACAGAGCCAACAAACATCTCGCCTCATTCGTCCACCTCTTGGTCAAACACGATGAGGAGGTATGAGCCGTCCAAATCTCTCACCACAAACGGGGCGCTTTCCCCCATGTGGAACTGCACCATTTTGTCGGGCACAGTGTTGAGAAGTTCGGGGAGCCAGTGAGCGTAGTGTGATTGGTAGGACTCTGCCGTACCGCTGATAGGCTCAGCCTCCACAGCGGCGAACATTTTCCCTTTGTTCTTCTGCTCTGCCATCAGTGCCAACTCGGTGTCTTTAGGTCGGTAGTCTACCTTACAGGTGATACCCGACCCGATGACCTTGCTCGCTTTGCTGATGCCGTAGAGGTCTGTCCCAGTGACATTGCCACAGGCGGGTAGATTGGCTTCCCCAAACGACTGCCACATGTTGTCCTCCGCTTTACCGACGACACGCTCAATGAGGGGCACATCGGTTTCGGAGGCGATGTAGGTAGACGACGGCAACTCAAGGCTGGACCGTCCGGCCTTCACCTGTATCGGTCTGCCTCGTGCAGATTGGCTGACTGTAACTTCCGCAGCCTTTGCCGCCTTCAAGAACTCGCTGAACCGCACGAGGTCCGAGATGTAGATTTTCCCGGTGTCCCCGTCGTGGCAGTCCATGCTGCGACGCAGGTAATGCGTCAACGCTCCGACCGCTACGGTGATTTGCTCAGCCTTGACTCGGATGGCAAGGTTGTCCACGCCTTTGGAGAAGGTGTCAATGAACGACAGCAACTCCTTCCGGCTCGCTGTAAAGGCGGGCATTCAACCACCTCACACACTACGGGAGCGGAGTTCGGCGAGGCCGAGCCATTCGGCTGGCTGTCCTTTCTTGGTGACAAAGAAGGTCCGCTCTTGACCTTGAAGGTCGGCGTTGGTCTTGCACTTGGTGAACTCAACCTTGTAGCGGGTTTCGCCAGTTGGCTTGCCATCCTCGTCTCGGACTACTTCGTCCTTGCACCACAGGATTTGAGTGAGGTCGTTGTTGGCGTCCTTCTCCCAAACGAACTTCCAACCGTCGTGGCTGTACTCGTCGTCGCCCGACTTGATGTGCGTCTCCCAAAAGACATCCACGCCAAGGAAATTCAACTGTCGGCACAGGGCAGTCAGTTGCTTGAAACGAGTCTTTCGGATGCTCCAGTTCCAACCGATTTCTTTGTTGAGTTTGGAGGCGGCTGCTTCAATGGCATCCTTGGCATCCATCTCAAGGTCGTAGATTTTCATGTTGTTGATGCACACATTGTCAAACTGGTCAACGGCGGTGATGAGCAGGGCCTTGAGAACTTGCCCGTTGAAGCCGGGCTCCTTCTGTTTCTTGGCATACTCAATCGCAAAGCGACACAAGTCCATGACACGCTGGTGAGTCTTGGGGTAGTCAAAGGCGGTGCGGTCGTTGGGCTGTGTGACCCACGGGTTCCAAATGCGGATGATGTCATCGGCACCGGGATAGTGGGCCTGCTTACAATCGTTGGCACCAAAGTCAAAGTCGTAACACCACATCATCTCGTTGTCCTTGCGATAGTGCATGAAGGCGTCCATAGCGATGCCGGTCTTGCCCCGACCACTGTGCCCACCAATACCCATGAAAATGGACGAGCCGTTGATGGCCACTTGCTCCTTGAACTCCTTGAGGAGTTTGGGGTAGTTGCTGTCTTGATACAAAGGCTTGGCCTCATTGACGACAGGTTCGGCTGACTCATTTAGCGGAAGGGTAGTCTGTGCTTCGTCCACGACTGGTTCTTCTGCCTCTTGGGCTTGGGCTTGCTCGGCGATGTGGTTCTTCAAAATGTCAAATGCACTCATGTTCTTCACTCCTCAAACTGCGATGTGTCCGTGTTTCCGCCACGGGCACCGGGTCGTGCCGTTCGTGGGGGAACATAGATACCCAGTGCAGTAAGGCTGGGCACCATATCATCACGGAACTTTCGGGTCTTCAACTTACCACAGATGAGCACTTGTGTGCGCTCAGCGTATGGCACCCACTCTTCCCCGTTGAAGAACTCAAAGGGGTTCGTGTCGTCAAAGGTGCGCCCCGGAATCCATACCGTGACTTCGGACAATGATGATTCACGACCATAGGTTGACTGGAGGTCAAGGCTCGTGACACTGATGCGGAAGTTGCGCCCCGTATCATCGTACTCGTTGTTGGAGGGCTCAGTGGACATCCGACTGATGTAGCCCTTCGTAATGATGGTCGGTGGAATGTAGCCGTCGTTGTAGGAGATTTTCCTGTCGTCGTATTCCTCCAACAAGTTGGCGAGGTTGACATAGGAGTCGTGCTTGCTACTCACCCAAAAGCGTGCAGCGTCTGTGAAGTCAGCAGGCAAGTCCGCAGCGTCAGCATACTTGACCGTGTTCACAAAGCCACGGTTGGTGTAGAGGATATCCGACTCTTGGTTGGAAGAGGGGACCACTTGAATCTCACACAGTTGGCCGAGTTTGTAAGAAGCGGTCATGTCTTCACCACCCAAGGCGACACGCCACATTTTGGGATTGTTCACGAACTCGTTGGCTGTGTTGCCGAGGAACTGTAGATAGCGCACCTTGCTCTCGTGGGCCATTGGTTTGCCATAAGAGGGGGACTCTCGGTTGGTATTGAGAAGAGTGACGATGGTGTCGTCGCACTTGAAACCAAACCACGGTAGACCTTCACCAACACGCTCGTTGGTAGGCTCGCCGTTAACATGCCACACGCCGTCTTTGATTTTGACCACGCCAATCAGCCCTTGGTTGATGGCTCGGTCCCGGTCTTGACGGAACATCTGTACGGCCTTCTCTCGCTGTGCCTGTCGTTGGTCACGGATGCTGTCGTTCAATCCGGTGATGTGTCCCATAAAGGTAACAGTGTCTCGGCCACCGCCGCTGCGTCCCAAGTTTCGGGTTTCAATCACGAACATTTCTGCCCATTCATTGACGAAGTATTCATCCTCGCCATCAACGGAAGTAGAGAACTCGGCTTGCACCCAGTCCTTGAACTCCTTCATCGCTTCTTCTTCTGTCTTGCCCATCCGTTCGGCATAGCCTCGGATTTTGTCTTCCCATTCGTTGCTCATTTTTTCTCACTCCTTGTGGTATCTCGCCGCTCGGCGGCATCATCGCCGTCGTGCTTAGAGTATATCAAACCTTTCTTTTCTAAGGTTATTTTCATTGCATCCTCTCCTTATTCATTGCCAGCGTGGCGACGAAGTAATCAAAGAATGATGCGTCGTCATCGGGCCACTGCGTGGCCATCATCGTAAAGTCTCCGTGAGTTTTCATAAAGGCGAACCATTCAGCGCCCTCTTCAAGCAGGCCTTTCGCTCGGAAACGCAGCCCCTTTAAAATGTAGAATCGGTTGTTGCCGGCGTTTAATTCCTTTCTTAAGTATGCACCAAGTGAAGCGTAGTCCCCAGCCGCTAAGTGAAGGGCGGCTTTGGACAGGTTCTCACTGTGCCCACGAATCCGTTGAACGAGAGCGTCCGGCGTCTTGGACAGTGATTGGAGGAGGTCTACGACGGAGCGCAGGCTACCCCCTTCTGTTTGACTGAGGTTCCTGTAATGCTCTTTCCACTCGTCGGGAAGTTGCTCCTCATGATGGATGCGAATGCAGGCTTGCTCAACTTCGTTTGGGCCGAGCGGATTGAATCGGTAAACTGCACATCTGTCTTTGATGGCATCGTGAAACCCTGTGATGTCGTTTGCAGCGAGGATGAAAATGGTGGTCTTGTAACTGTCCTCCATGATTTGGCGGAGGGCTTTCTGTGCATCACTGGTAAGGTTCTCGGCCTCGTCCAAGAATACAACACGGCGACTAACCATCAGTCCTTTGTGCCTAACGATGTGCTTCAACTCATCACGGACATAACCGATGCCTCGCTCATCACTGGCATTGGTGGCGACAAAGTTGGATGAGTCAAAGTATTCACCAAGGAAGTGGCGTGCCAATGCTCGGGCTGCTGTCGTCTTGCCAGTGCCCGGCGGGCCCACCAGCATGATGTTAGGAGGAGCCGAATCAATCGTCCAGTCGTAAGCGTCAGCCACGAAGGCTTCACAGCCGACCAGTTCCTCTATGGTAGTAGGTCGGTACTTCTCACGCCAAGCCGTCATTCTTCCTCATCCTCCCTCAAGTCACGCCATGGGTCACGCAAAGTCTCTCCAACGAACTCATACCTTTTCACCATCGTGACCCCACATGCGGTGCAGGCCCATTCACCGTGAGCCGTCTCGCCAAACTCGTTAAAGCCCGACACCGATAATTCCTTCATGAGCCAATCATGCTCACTGTGCTTGCACCTGTTAAGTGCCCAATGCCTGCTTTTGAAATCCTCAAGCCGACCCAGTAGTTGCTGTAGCCTCATCATTTCTGCTCGTATTGTGTCTTCAATTGTCATTCTTCTTCGCCTCCGTGTGTCGGGACTGGTTCAACGATGGACCTTGACGGGAACCGATAATCGGGGACTATCAACGGGTAGCGTAGGGGTGGGGCACGCCAAGCCATCCAGCCTTCTTTGGGCCGAATGTGGTTATCAAGTTCAAGCGCGGTGTACCCCACCTTGAGTTGTGGAATCCGGTTGACCATCATGACTTTGTATGTCTCCATGCCCAAGTTGTAGGAGATACCATTTGACTCCAACAGAGCCCACTCGTCTTGTCCAACAGTGATTCTTATTCGCTTCATTCTTCTTCGCCTCCATGTGTCGGGACTGGTTCAACGATGGCCCTTGACGGGAATCGGTATACGGGGGTGGGGCTGGGGGCCTCCCAAGCAACCCATCCATTGGTCATTTTCACAACAATGCACCCCACCTTGAGTTGTGGAATGCGGTTGACCATCATGACTTGGTATTGCTCACTCCCAATCGGCTCCAGCAGGGCCCACATGTTTCGTCCAACTGTTATTCTCATTCGTTTCATTTTGTTCACTCCATTTCAATTATGTCGGTCAGTTGACTGATGTCGCTGAATCCAAGTTCATCATCAGCGTACAGAATTTCTCCTGTTATGGTCATCGTGCTCAGTCGGACATCGTTGACCTTCGCCGCTACCACCACAGCCTGTTCTTCAACAGGTAACCAGTGGGGGCCGACGAGGACGCCTTGCCTCGCCAGTCGTGTGCGAATGTGCTGGGCCGTCTCCATTGACAGCCGTGCCTCCATGACTTGATACGGGTCAATCCCGTCCAATACCCCCAGCCTTGCATGGGTTTCATACTCGGCGTCTTTCTTGAGGGACATGAGAAGCAGGTTGATGTTGTAAGCACCATCCATTACCAGCCAGCCACCTTGCTCGCCGATGTTGAACGGGCCGTCGTAAGTGAGGCGTAATCGCTCACCTTCTTCCAGTGCATTTGTAAGGTGCGTAATGGATGAGCCTGCCTCAATTCGCTGCCCTGTTCGGACAGTTCCTTTCACAGTCAGCCCACTCAGTAGAGCAAGCCGTTCACTCATCGGTCTTTGGTACACGCTCCAGTCGTCGTCCAGTGACAGTATATCAGTGATTGACTTGATGATGTTCCCCTGCACCTCCACTTCCAGCACACAGGGCTGGTTCAATGGGAGGTCAAGGTTGTGCACCTTACCCGCTGGTCGCTTGTCCCGATTGTAGAGGACACCAGCAAAGGTGCCGGTCGGGAACTCAGTAATGTGTAGATAGCGACGGGGGTGACGAATCACCTCAGCATAGATGCTGGGAGGGGCTGTCGTCTGTGTCCACGCTTTGTAGAGTGGGGCACGAAACGGCTGACCCGGCTGAATCTGTTCAAGGGGCGTGACCTCGGTGTCGGAATACTTGAGCATCCTCACCAGCAGTTCGGGCGCTGATGTCGTGTCCAACTTCTGCCGCACCGCTTTGAGGCTCAGTGCCTCGCCCTCGCCAATGTGAGAGCAACGCTGTATGAATCGGTCAATCGGGTAGGGGGCGTTCTCGCCCAGTGCCCTTGCCCAAAACAACTCGGCTTCATCAGCACTCATCATCCGTGCCATGGTTAGCACAGTCGTCTCGCTCAGTTGGTGCATGTGGCGGAGGGCTTGCTTCACTGTCATGTTGCTCGCCATGTTGCCTTCACTCTCCTTGGCCAGCATCGGCACGAAGGGTTTGCCGGTGAACACCTCGTCCCATACAAGGGGGGAGATAGCCAACTCGGCACACACATTCTCTTTGACCCAGCCGTCTGTAACGAAACGGGGTGGGTGTTTGGAATGCCGTGGGTAGAAAATGTCCACGATGTCTTCGTAGTCTCCGTCGCAAGCCTCCATGAGTTCCGTGATGGCTGACAGGGATTGACGGAAGTCTTCTCCACTGTCACCGGAGCCACGGCCATAGTGCAACTTACGAAGGGTGCGTGCCACTTGCGTGGCCAAGGACAAGAGCATGTCACTCACTCTTGAGGCTGTCCACCATGTGGATGATTGATTGGGCCAGTTGGTAGGCGTCCTCCAGTTCCATCCGAACGCCTTCCCTCGTCCACCCAGCACCGCTGGGGTGGTCGGTCGTGCGCCTCACTCGGATGTCAATGGTGGGCTCTACATTCTCCTTCTCGGAGGTGACGACACTCATCACCACCTCCGCTTGCTTCTTCCACTTGCGCATTGTGCAAGGTGCTTTCCACTGAACTGTTTGGGTCATTCTTCATTCCTCTTCTTCGTTGTTGAATGAGACAGCCACTCTACCTCGCAGGTGAATGGGTAGTCGCTCGCCGCTCACTGGGCAAATCGTGCCGAGGATAACCAGTCCGTGGTCGGGCTGGCTGTCCACAATCTCAGTGATGGACGAGGGATGCAACACCTCGTAGGTCCGTTGCTGTCCTCGGAAAGTCTCCAGTGCATCCGTGCCGACCACGAGTTCAAAGTCTCGGGGCGGCATGAGGATGGTGTTGGAGCAAACAGGACAGGACGCCTCAACGCCCCAATCCTCGTAGGACAACTCTTCGCCGTCTTGCTCCACCACCTTGTCGCCAAGGAATCGCCAGTGAGCGTTTTGGAAATCGTAGGCGGCGATGGGTAGGTCGCAGTCTTCACCGGGACAAACCATCTGCCCAATCTGCTGGCGCTTAAGGTCAAGCGAGAACTCCATCTGCTCATCCTGTGATTGGATAACACGGGGGGACTCGTCATTGACCATCCACCCACGCTTGAGTGCTTCGCCTTTGACCACGCCGTGCACCTTAGCAGCGTCCATGGTGTTGAAGGTGGCAATCAGCGTCAGCATCTCACCCTCCCCCTTCATGTAGACAAGGCCCTGCCCGGTCAAGTCCCACACTTGGTGGGGTTGTAGTCTGTCAAGTATCGCTCCAATTTCTTCTTCCATCGTCATTGTGTTCCCTCCATGTACCAAATGATTTTCTTGCAGCACCGAGTTGGCACCATGCGGTAGCGTTCCGTCATGATGACCGTGGTCGTGCGGTCCTTCTCTCCACACACCGGGCACTTCTCTATTTGAGTGTTGACCACTGCCAGCACCTCTTCGTGTTCCAACTCACCGGATGCCGAAGCATCGCCGGGGATGGGAAGGTCGGAGCCGAGTAGGCTCCAACGCTTCCCTCCGTGGTTGAAGTTGCCGTCCTCATCAATGGATTCAGCCGTCATTCGTCGTTCTTCTGACATCAGTAGATTACCTCCGAGAAGAGTGGCACCGAAGCGAGTTGTTCCTCAAGGACTGACTCGGACTGGTCAAGTAGTGCATCGGGGTTGCCGCCAATTGTAGCGATAACATTGTCGCTGACCTTGCGAAGCATGGTGTGCGTGTCGGTGAGTTTCTTGTCCATGGCATTGAAGCCGAGGGTCTTGCCTTCCAGTGGTTTGTTGCGGTAGTGCTCGTTGTCTTGGTAGACCGGCTTGTGGGTCACCGCCCCGGTGAGGATGTTGTAGACATGGTACAGGGTGTGCTGGTCGTCGCCTTGAACATTGACCCATCGGTTGGAAGGAGTGGTCCATCCCTGCCCCATGACCCGCCACATGTGGCCACGGCTGAGATGAGTGATTTCTCCCTTGTCATCACGGTGGACAGTCGGTTTGGTAATGAGGCCGGCTCTCTCACTCAGCGTCATCAGTCGCTCAAAGGCTTCGTCGCTGACGGTGATGTTGCGCATGGCTTCAACCTCAATCAGTTCCTCGGCGGCCGACAGCATGACTTGCTCAAGTTTGTCAGCGAGTGAGTTGAAGTCGTAGTTCTCCATGACACCCTTGGTGTGTCGCAACTTGAGTAGGGTCTGTGATTTGCCAACGACCATGCCGTTGGTGCACACCAGTCGCTGAGCGATAGCGGCGACCTTGAATGAGGATGAGCCGTCCAAACTGTTGTAGATGGAAAAGCCAACACGGTAATCACCCTCCTTCACAAAGCCAAGGTTCTGCCATCGGCTACCAAGTTTGTTCTGTGCGGCTGTGTTCCAGTCAACGCTGCTGGTGACATCCACATCCATGCGGGCGTTCTTGCCCTCGCCGTAAGCGAAGACCTTTGCCGGCCAGCCGTTCTTAGCACACATGTCTAAAATGGGACGGAAGCCCCGTGCATACGGCATGGCGTAGTAGGTCGGGCTGAACATCCCAAGGTGGGCACCAAGGGGTCGCTGAGGGCTGGCGTAGTTCGGGTTGAAAATGTGCTTGACAATGGGCTTGCCATCGTTGTCCACAATTTTCGCCGCCGAAGTCTGCCCGCTTCGCTCGTCTTCGTAAAGGACGAAGCCCATTTTCTCAGTGGGCTGGAAGTCCCAGTCAGCCGTCGCCTTGTTCTTTCGGTTTCCTGCGTAAAGGAAGTCGTCAAAGGGACCGGCGGCGTTCACCGACACCTGCCCATCTGCTCCAACTTCCATCACCAGTCGCTCTTCTGTGCCAAAGTTTGGCACCTCGTCGTTGTGTTCTTCATTCATGTTGTTCTCTCCGTTCGGTATTTGTTCTCCATATTCCATCGCTTCAACGATGGCAATGTCTTGTGCTGTGACAATGAGCGGGGCATTGCTGCCGTAGAGTTGGGCTTCTGTGGCACCACTCACGGTGATAGCCACTCGGCCGTCGTCTAACGATTCAAAGCGTTCAATGTCCTGCCGCTCAATGTTGAGGTTCTTCACCCCAGCATTGGACGGGTAGTCCACAAACACCCTATCTGCTCTGCTCTCTGTCACTCTTCCAATCACTGTCGTTCCGGTCTGCATGTTCATTTTGGTTCACTATCCTGTATTTAATTTGTCCGGCTCATTTAGAACGGGGGAGCCGGGAAACCCAGTGGACTATTGTTTTGATTCTTTATAAGGAGAAATAGGAAATAGTTATCTCGTACGAACACTTGGCTCACACATGGACCCGGTTGATGTAGCGTGGTCCATATTGAAGGCGGCCTTTCAGCCAGCCAAAGGAGTACAGATTGGGGCAGGGATGAACCAAGTGGTGTTCGGTCAATCCGGAAACCCCGATGTGGTGAAGGTCAGTGACCTTGATAAGAACCCCTCGCAATTGGATGCGATGTATTACAATCAGTTGCTGAGCACAATGCCGATGGGAATGTTTGCAGGGCAACAGCCCATTGAGCAGAGGATGCCGCTGCCAGTAGAATTGAGGGAAATGAGTATGCCGATTTTGTCGCGACAGCCCCGTGGTAGAGCAATTGCTGGTAGTCCCCTTGGAATAAATGAAGACACGGCGAGAGGAAGAATCATCCAGCAAAGTGTGTACAACGCGCTCCCGCTTCTTGAAGCGATGAATTTGACAGACCTCAAACCACAGAACTGGATGGGGCACCATAGTGCCAGTGGTTTGATGAACGAGTATCAGTTGAGAAAGCCGGGAATAGGTCGGCCACGGGACCCCAAGCCTGTGGTCATCCATGACCCGGACTTTGGCGAGGCGGGGGTCTTCCAACCAATGCAGGGTGTTGGTCGCAGAAGACCCGGTGTAGACTTTGATGTGCCCGAGACTCCTCTGTATCTACTTCAAAAGCGGATTGACCGGACGCCATTTGATAAGTTCGTAGAACCTATTGAAGACTCGTACAGCGACTACCATGGCGGAAGGGGCTATGATGAATTACGGGACAGGTTGGCTCAAAGAGAGCGAGCCATCAACCGCATGTTCTCACACATCGGCCTCAGTGGGCAGGGGTAAGCGGCGGAACTCAGCCACCAAGTGACTGATGCCCGGCTCGCCAGCGAACTTGACAAAGGTGCCGACATCTGACCAGTCCGGCTGTGTCTCGTGCGACAGGTTCGCCTGTGTCACACGCCAAATGAATTTGCCTACGACACGCTTGAGCGCTTCTTCGTCGTCGCCGTAGAGGCGAATCAATTGGTCAAGCATTGTCAGCAGGCCCAGTAGGCTTGTACACCATTCGTCTTCAAACATTCTTCTTTCCCTCCCACCATTCGGGCGGGTCTTTCGTACCCACCCAGTCAAGGAGTCCGTCGTAGATGTTGCGCTGGATGCGTAGGATGGAACCGTAGTCCTCCCACACATCGCCGCCCTCTCGTCGCACGAGGAGCATGATGTGGCACTCGTCCTTCATCTCAGCGTCAAGCACTTCGGTCACTTCAATTGCCTCCGAATAACATTGTGAGCATTTTCAAAACTCTCTCGGAAAATTTGATACTGGTCGGGCGTTATGATTCCCTCTTGCCACAGGCCAGCAAAATAGTACATAATGGACTCTAAATCCATCATCATTGAAAGCGTTTCATGATTTATTGCTTCTTCGTAATTCATCATCATTCATCACCTGCCCTTCGTCGTGCAAACGCCCAAGCAATCTCGCCCCGGCATTCCTTACAGCACAATTCCAAGTCGCTCTCGTCGTCAATATCCTGCCACAGTTCACACAGTAGGCATTCGCTTCCATCATTCATTTGTCCCATGTTCATTCCTCCAATCTTCATGTTCGTTGAGTAGCGTGCGGTTGTCCGTTCCAGTGAACGGCTCCACAGTCATGTTGCCCGTGTAGGGTCTTTCCCATACATCCTCTTCACCGTAAAAGAAAAAGGAACCTTCGGGGTTGTGTGGCGAGAAGTTGAAATCGTACTCAGTGTCCACCACATTCTCAAACGGCACAGTGTCAAAGTCAAAGTCCCATTTCACCATGTAGAATTTATCGTCGTGCTTGCAGTGGAAAATCGCTTCGTACATCTCACTACCGTAGGTGTTCGCTGTCAGTTCCCAGTGCATCATTTTTACTCGTTGTTCCATATCCATGTTCATTCCTCCTCAGCAGTATTCCTCTTCCTCATTCTCACAAACCCATGTGTTCCAAAAGGAACAGTCTCCTTGACTCTTCCAACCACAACAGTGGGGGCATTTTCCTTGTCCTTGGTCGCTTGCGTTCCAGTAAGTTTCCTCAGTAATTGAATCCAGTGATTCAGCGAAAAGAGATTGCCAGTCGTCTGTGCTTTCCCTCGCTTCTTCCAATGATGCGAACTCATGGCGGAAGCCATACTTTGAGTCGGGGCCAGCGATGATGAAGAACTTCCCCACCCTCCGCATGTCTCCGTCTTCTTGTTTATTCAGTAATCCAGTCGGTGTTCTTTCCATGTTCATTCCTCCTCGTCTGTTGGCCACATCTCAATCAGCGTGTTACCATCGTAGCCTCGCTTCATGTGGATGGCGGCGGCAGGAAACCCGAAGGGAAACCCGCATTTGCTCGCTCCAATGATTCGCATTGACACAATGCCTCCGTAGTCCATGACCATATTTATGCGCTTGAGACTTGATACCAACTTCGCAAGCGGTATCAGCAGGGCCACATTGTCAGCCACCTCAAAGCACTTCTCCAAGAACTGAGGGAAAATGCTGTATGGTGGGTTGGTGATAATCCAGTCCACCTTGTAGGGCCAATCAAAGAAGTCACGGCCCTCGGTGATTTCGCACCAGTCCTTTGTACAGTAATCGGGGTATTGGTCGTAGAACGCACCCGTCCCACGGCATGGGTCAAGCACAACATCATGTTTGATTTGCGAGATACCGCTAACCGTTGGCCCCCACAATCTCACCAAGTCATGCGTGTAGAAGTCAATCATCTGCTTGGCGATGTGTCGTGGGGTCATCACCATGTCGTTGGGCTTGAGGTCGGGGTTAGCATCCTTGTTGCCACTGCCGAAGTTCTCATGTAGGCTCATGCCGTCACCTCCACGCCTCGCCACCAGTCGGGAGCAGGTGTACCCTTCTCCCACTTGGCGAACTGCTTGGAATGGTAGTAGCGACGGTAAGCCTTGACCGCTTCTTTGTGTCCCGCATGGTACACAGTCTCGTCGCCGTACAAGTCGTCCGGGTCGGGCCGGTATTCGTCGGGCATCGCCAGTGCGAAACCAGCGGGTCGTCCCGATGGAATCATGTCCCTCAGTCTGTACATGATGTTGATAGGCTTAGCACAAGAATGGACTTTGCCAAAACGCATTATGTACTCATGGCAAAGTGTGATACCATAACGATACAGCCAAACGAAATTCTGTCGCCTATCGCCCGCCCATACTGTGCATGGATGGTGGGCGTAGCCGCCCTTGTAGGGCGTGCCTGCTTTGGTCAGCGGCATGTCCTCATCGGTAGCACCCCATCGGCGTAGGGCTGAGGCCATCATCTGTGCGGCCTCTACGCACATTTTGGGCACATGCTTGTCGCAGTGCATCCGTGCGGCGATAGTGGGGTCAGTGTGTAGTACGAAAATGTTCATTCAATCACTCTCCTTCAAACGGTAGTTCGGGTGCTTGCCCGTCCCAGTCTCCTTCGTGTGTTTCTCCGCACTTCGTACAGACGGCTCGGTATGTACCGGAAAACTCCGGCGTATCACCTGCCATGTACCAACCAGTCATTTGTGCATCCGTCATTTCCCAATCGTGTTCACAAGTCATTCAATCACCTTCTTCACTCTCTTTCTTTTGCACATGGAGTGGCGCACCACAAGGGTATCACCTTTCACTCCCAAGGTAGTACAATCCCTACAAGCGGCCTTCCCACACAAATCACAAGTGGTGACAATGACGATAGTGCCGCACTGAGCACACTTCTCTCCCATCATTCAACACCTGCCACTCGCTTGACAATCTCCTCAAGTCCGGGGTATTCGGTGCGCAGTTTGTTCAACGGTCGGTCGCACACGATATCACGGATGACACTCATGACATCATCCATGTCGGTCCCGAGGTATTCAAGCAACTGTCCCAGCGGGATGTCGGCCACCACGGGGTTCTTTGGCCATACTGCTGCCTCAATGGCATCCTTGACATGTTGCTTCTCAAGTCCTTTCACGAGTTCACCAGCGAGAATTTTCCCATCGGGAAAGACCGTGGCTTCACGATAGCCGATGGTTGTCTTGATACCGGGTGGGCCGTAAAGCATACGGCTCCTTCCTTCACTGTCTTTCCCACGCTTCTTGCTCAGTTTCCCACTCCCCTCAGCAGAACTTGCGGTTGTCCCCAAGTCAGTCGCACTCTTTAGGGTCGTAGCCCGCTTGTCCACCAGTTGCGTCCATGCGTCCTCTGCGCTGATGTAGTCGCCGTGGGCCGTAATGATGTCCACGACAAATGCTCGCTTACCTTGTTTTTCTCCTTGCTTTGTTTTCATTTTCATTCCTCCAGTTCTTGCAGTTTATTTGTTAGAGCCAACACCCTGCTATTCAATGTGGCTATTTGTTCGGTGAGTTTGGTCGCCTTCTCGTTGACCAATCTCTCCACGAATGATTCCACCATCGTGTCAAGTTTGGTGGCGATGGTTGCCTCCACGATGGTGTCAATGTATTGAGTCGTCTCTTCCACCCGATTGATGCGGGCCTCCAGTGCCATCACTTCATTGTAGACGGCAGAGTTAGCCCGCTGTTGTAGCGCCGTTTGTCGCTGCTCGGTCCTACAAGACCGGCAGATTTTCCTGTTCATGGTAATGTCACCTTTCAGCGACTCCGCTCTGTATTCAATTTTACACACTATGCATTCCGGCATTTAACTCAGTCTCCTATTGTTTTGATTCTTTATAAGGAGAAGTTGAAATCGGGCCACTCACGCGAACCACTCATCCTTCACATCTCTTGCCAAGTATTCCAAATCAGCGACTCTGTTGTTGAACACGGCGTACACTTCCTCGGTCAACTCACCTTCCCTCATCATCTTGTGCGCTACCGTGACGACTCCCTCAAGGTTCGCCATCAGTTCAATCCATCGTTCTTCCTTTGCTGTGTACACCATATCAGTTCCTCCGGTAGATGTAATAGGTCGTGCCATTGTAAGTGACTTCATACTCCTCGTGGTCGTAGCCAGCAAGGAAGTGCCCTCGCCCATCACAATTGATTGCGTCTTCAACGAAGTAATCAAAGTCCTTTATCATCGCCATGAGTGGTTCGTTTGCACCCTCACACATCTCCTGTATTTTCTTGATTGCATCAGCGGCAACTCCTGTGTGTGCTTGTAGGAACGATGGGGTGAACGCCCACACCATCTCTTCAATCTCTTCCTTACACCACTCGTCTGCTTGTTTGTCTGTGAGAACCAAGTAGTTCTCCATGTCAACCTCATGTTGTGCCTCTTCAAAGTCCGAGGGTGTAAATGTATCCACAAGATGATGAGGGAAGTTGCCTTTGAGGTGGATGGCGAGAGCGATACCCTCAGCCGTCACACCCATCTCTTCTGTCACATTTATCCAAAGCGATGCTTTCAATTGTTCTTCATTCATAATGTTCCTCATTCTTCATGCCTCCAAGTATTCTTCGTAGATGTACTCGTCTGTCTCTATTCGTATTTTCAGTTGTGTCATTCCATCACCCCGTTCTCTTTGAACTCCCATTCGTTTGCCTCAGCCGTGTAGTGCAAAGCCTCGTCGGTGTAGTGGTAGTCGTGTGCATCATGCAGTTTGTCCATCAAGCCTCGCATGTCATCGGCACGCAAGTGTTCAATCACTTCCGCATCCCAAAAGCAACCTGTAAAGGGACAAGCATCTGCATCAAGTTCAGCCAGCAGTTCTTCATCGTAGTCCGTGAAGCGAATGAACTCACCTCGGTCGGGTACAAGAGAAACGCTGTAGTCAAGGTTGCCCCCAATGTGTTCGTGCAACTTGAAGAGAGAAGCATGGAACTGCTCACTCTCGTGGTCAGCCAAGTCGTGCAGGTTGTACCGCATCCACTCGTAGCACTTCTCCTTGTCGGGGTGTTCGTCAATCGTGTACACTGTGTAAGTTATATTTCTCATTCTTCATCCCACCCATCGTCACAAAATGACAAGTCAATGTTGCGGATGTGAGCACTGTAGTCCCACGAGAAATCAGTTCTCGCCGCCGCACCACACTTGGCGCAAATCAAACTCACCTGCACATGAGCAATCTCTGTACCCATGTCGTCCCAGTCGTCTACTTCATAAATTTTCCATTCGTGTTCACAAGTCATTCTTCATCCTCTCCCGATATGTCCAGCATGTCTTCTTCCTGCGTCCACAGTTCCTTGAAACGGTTCTGTGTTTTGTGCAGCGACTTAGCACTTGCATTGGCAAGGAAGGTCGTGCCACTCCGTAAGAAGAAAATAATCATGAAGGGATAAGCGTCGTCGTCCCCGGCGTTGTCCCTTGGCTTCCAACTGATGGCTTCAACATGTTCCAAGTTCACCAGTCCGTTCACTGTGCGGATGTAGGTCTTCATTCAATCACTCCCTGCATGGACTCCCATGTTCTCATGTCTTCCCACACTTCATCGGGTATGCTGTCTACAATCAAGCGTAGCCGCTTGACTTCTTTCTGTGCTTTGCGTAGTGCAATCATTGTTCCTTTCATGTTTCATCACCACTTCACTGCGCTGTACAGGCGAGCGTACAGGTTTTTGATTTGGCTAAGCATTTTTCCAAGAGCGACCGGGTCGCCCTCAATGGTAGAACAGTAACCTTCATGGCTCGTATGTTGAAGCCTTGGGTCATCGTAGTCAATCACTTCTTTCAGTGTAGGAAGCAAGTCTTCTAACTCACCAATCATGTAGTGGATTGTGTCAACCACCACACCTTGTTCATCTGTCAGTTCGCTGTATGTCGTTCCTTTTTCAATCGTCACTTTCATGTTTCATTCCTCCTTCATGTCTTGTGGTTCCCAGTACACATCATCACTCACGAGTTCATTCCATTTGTTGTGGATGTACTTCGCCACATACTTGATGGTGTGAGGCTTTTCACGAATCCACTTATCCGCAAAACGCTTATTCTCATTACCCCACACATCACCTTCGCATTGGTGGTCGGTACACATCTCATGTTCTTCCTTCAAGCCTTCATCTGCACAAGTGCAAAGCATAATCATGTAACTTACTCCCATGTTCATTCCTCCTTGTTCTCTCCGTAGTAGAGCATGTGGCACAGTTCAATTCGTGCATCGGGGTCGTTCATCACAGCGTTGATAGCCGCCATGTTTTCAAGGTCAAGCACGCCAAGCGGCCCGCTTTTCCCAATCCCCGGTTTGTAGCCGAGGCTACACTTGAGCATGGCCGTGAAGAGTTCTTTCACGGCTCGTACCGAACCCGAAGGGTACGGGTCGTTCAGCAGTTCTGCAATCTGTTCTTTCGCTTGTTCAATCTGCATGTGTCATTCCTCCTCGTTGTAGCGGTAGCGTTCACTGGCTGGCCAAAGGCGCAGGCCATCCTCGGTGTCCATGAACCGATAGAACTCCTTGCGGTGTGGCTCATAGTCGTCGGCATTGTCCAAGTCGTGCGTCTCGTCAACGAGCAACTTGAGCAGGCCCAGTGCTGCACGCTCCGGTGTTTGAGAGCCGCCGCCGCTGAGAACGGCAGTCGTGCTTCCATTGCACCACTTTTGCCAACTGCTTACAAGGCCATCATCATCCACTTCTGCTTGCGCACCCATGGACTGGCCGAATGCAGTGAAGTTAAACTCCTCACCGCTTGCCATCAGTTCTGCTACTTGGTTTATCATCGTCATTGGTTTCATTCTTCATTCCTCCAGTGCCCAGCCTCTTTCTTGACGGAGTCGCTGGACCAACTCCTTGACGAGCGTCTTGCGCTCTTCTACATCACCGCCGTCAAGAACGGCTTTGACAACTTGACGCTTGCCTTCTACGACACGGTCAAAGTGTTCGTCAATGGTGTTTGATACGGATAGGTAGACGGCGTGAACCGACTGGCTCTCTTGGCCGATGCGGTACACCCGGTCTTCTGCTTGCTCCTCGTCAGTGGGAACCCACTCCCGTTCAACGAAGAGGACTGTGTCAGCAGCGGTGAGGGTGATGCCCTCCTTCGCAGCCATGGTGTTGCACAGCATCACATCCAGCCTCCCGGCTTGGAAGTCCTCAACCAATTGCTGTCGGTTCTGTGCCTTGACGCTGCCATCAATCCGACCGACTCTCAACCGTTTATAGTCCTTTGATGCTGCGAGGTGTTCAAGGATGCCGTTTAGCACATCCTTGTGGTGACAGAACACGACGATTGGTCCGCCCGTGTTGTCGTTGTGAGTGCCAATCCAATCGGATGCCGCCGCCACTTTGAGCCGACCACATGTGTGGCGCAGGTCTTGAATCATCTGCAAGGCAAAGCCTTGCGGTAAGGACTCACCCATGGCTGCATGGTGGTCCATCGTGTGCCAGTATTCCTCCTGCTTGTAATCGTACTCCGACCTGTCAGCCTTGGACAGTTCAATCGGAATGAACTGGCGGACCTTGTCGGGAAGTTCAGTGAGCACTTCCTTCTTGAGTCGGCGGATGCACATGTCTCGTGTCCGCTCGTTGAGTTCCTGTGTGTTGCTGGCCCCGGAGAAGTCCCAGCCGAAGCCGTTGTGCCACGGGTCGCAGTAGCGATTCTTGTAGTCCCACTCGCTGGTGAACTGAGACGGAGCCAACAGGTTCAGTGAGTTGAAGAACTCAGCCGGACGGCTGGCAATCGCTGTGCCGGACAAGCCAAGCACTTTCGGACTGAGCCGTCCGACTGAGATGGAAGAAGAGGTGCGCTTCGCCTTGCTGTTCTTGAGGTAGTGAATCTCGTCAAAGACTGTAATCTGTGGAGCCAACCGGTTGAGTCGGTCAGCCTGTTTATTCATGAGGTCGTAGTTGATGATGATAACATCGGCGTCCTTGACAGCATCAGCCTTGCCCGAGTTGACCACATGGATGGATTCGTCGGGGAGCCAAATGCCAACCTCCTTCTTCCAGTTGTACTTGACATTCGCCGGACACACCACAAGCAGCGGTCGCTCAGTGGGGTAGAGTGAGGCGTAGGCCAGTGCTTGAATGGTTTTGCCCACACCCATGTCGTCGCCGATGAGGCAGCGCCCGTGGGAGGCCTCAGCAAATGCCACGCCCACCTTTTGAAATGGGTACAATTCAAAGCCGTCGGGAAGAGACTGAGCCAGCCGACTGTCAAGTTCAGCGGCGTCCACCGATTTGAGTTCGGCAGCGGAACTCATCTCCACACGAGCGATGCTTTGGTTGATGTCCTCATTGACTTGACGGCACTCCATGATGGCTGTAGCCAACGGTGGGTAGACTGTCTCCAGCAGACCGTAGAGTGTGCGTGCTTGCATCACAGGGATGGACCACTGCTTGATGTCGTTATGCCATTTGTAGTTGCTGATAGCCTTGACTGTGAGGCGCACCTTGTCACGCTGTCCTTCATCTCGGATGAAAGGCCAGTGGAGATGGAGGCGCTGACCCTTGACCTCCACCCAGCAAGAGTTTGGGTCACGCACCTCCACCCCCTTGATGAGTTCGTACATGTCAGCACAGTCAATGCCATGCGATGTGAGAATGTCAGCCGCCTTCTTGATGATGTTCGGCTCGTCCTTGATGGACCATGCCCGGAACTCCGGAACCCATATCGTCTGTGGGAAGGGGAGTTCTGCTTTGAGTTGGTCTTTGGCTTCCATGATGTAAGGGAAGTCAATGGCCAGTCGCTGCCCATATTGGTTGCTGTGTTTGTGTACTGTTGCTTTCATTCAATCATCTCCGCATACATATTCAGTGTAATCCATCATCGCTGAGTCATTTCCATTGACCGCATTCTCAGCCCAATCGTATGCTCTAATGAGTCGTTCACGCAACCGCTTGACTTCGGCAAAAAGAAATGGAGCGTCTGCTATGAGTTGTGCGTTTGCGAGCCATTCATCACTTGTTTGTGGTTCCTCTTCGTCATAGACGAGTAGTGCCATCACCCTCCCCTTGTTGTCAAGTAAGCCTTCCCCTCCGAAATCGGGAGGAAACCATGGTGCAGGTGTGTGTCCTTCGTATTTGTCTGTGTCAATCATTCAATCTCACCTTGATGTTTCAATTCATCATAACATGGTTTACAGAACGGGCCTTCTTTGCCTTCACTGCACCACCATTCATCACGATAGTCACGGATATACACATCGCAAACATCGCAACGGCACTTTTTCCCGTTGTTCACTTTACCTGTTCGTATGCCCCGTTTGTCTGTGTCAATCATTCGTCTCACTCCAATGGGTGGTCAATGTCCTTATCCCCAAGCACCCAACGAAGAGCCTTGACCACGCCCTCCAATGCTTTGTAGTTCCTCATGTGATACATGCGCTTGTTCTTTGAACAGGTCTGCATGGCTGTGAGATGTTGATTCTGTTTGCGCTCAGCCCTGTCCAGCATGGTTTCAATGTCATGCCAAGTCTTGTCGTAAGCAAAGTGTTCGCTGTCTTGATGGTCGCTCATTGTCATTCGCTCGCCTCCCTTAGTTGCTTCACGGTATCAAGTATCTCTTGGTCGTCTTCCTCGGATGTAGCGTCATTCATGCTCATCCATTCGTAGTGCTTCATCAAAACCTCACGGGCTTTGAGAGAGGCTTCTTGCCATCGCTTCTCTTTGTCAAGCATGTACATGAACAATTCCTCCAGTTCTTCGGGGGTTATTCGCCCCCCTCCAATGTGGTCACAGTGTGCGCCGTGAGGGCACAACACACCTACTTCGCAAGTCTGCATACATTCGTTGTCGTCTGTGTCAATCATTCCTCTTCATCTCCCAGTGCCTTTCTCATGTCAGTCATGATGTGGTCAAACGCATTACCACCTACATATCGCCTAAGACCGTGGACGAAATCCTCAACGATTCCAAGTCTTTCACGCAACCGCTTGACTTCTGCGAGGAGAAGTGGTGCGTCTGCACACAGTTCTTCATCAGCCGTGTTCCACGGTATGCTTCCGTCACGGATTGATTCCACCGACCATTGGCCGAGTGTGCGTCCTTTGTATTTGTCTGTGTCAATCATTCAATCACCTCGCTGAACATGGGTAGTACCCTATGGCATTCACTGAGGATGTCGCTCAAAATAGGACTCACCTCTTCGTGGTTGTCGGGAATCATGGATTCAATGTCCTCAAGAACACGACGCAACCGCTTGACTTCTGCGAGGAGAAGTGGTGCGTCTGCGATGAGTTGCTGGTTAGCATTGAACATTTCACGAGCCGTTGCTCCTGTAGTGGAATGTTGCATGTGTAAGTCAAGTCCGTTACCATCCATCTGCCACCTGTTGTCACAGACGGCAACCGTGAGGGGCGACGGGAGCGGCGATGCAATCAAAACCACTCCTTCAACGGGCGGCTCATCATCCCACTCACCTGTGTGCTTGACTACTCGCCACGGCCCTTCTGTGTGTCCTTCGTATTTGTCTGTGTCAATCATTCAATCACTCCCATGTCTCTCATGTTCCGACAGAACTCTAACGAGTCTATTTTCTCATCCAAGAAATCTTGAACGCTCATTTCAACAAGAAGCAACCGCTTGACTTCTGCGATGAGTGCTCTCATCAACTCGTTCACACCTACACTGCCGAGCAGTTTGTCATTCCACATCTCAATATATTCGTCTATGTCAATCATTCGCTCTCCTCCTTCTTCTCAAGTGCCCAGCGTAGTTGAGTGACGGCTCCGGAGAACGCATCCTCAAGCAAGGTCAGTGCCTCAACGACGGCGTTGACCTTGGCCGTGTTCTCGCTCACCAAGTGGTTCATGGTGTCAGTGATGGTGTTGGCCACATGGTCTTGAATGTGCTCGCCCAATGCCAACACGAAGTCGTCGTTGCGAACCAGTGCGCTGATGAGTTCGTCCTCGTCAGCCACCCAGTTCGCAAGGTCTTGCAGTTCAATGTGGCTGGCAACATCCTGTGCGTCCACTTCAATCTCGGAAGCGATGTCGTCTGTATCAATGCAGTCAACGAGGTCGCTTTTGTCAATGTAGTCAGCGAGGTCATACAGTTCAATGTGGTCAGCGAGGTTGCGCATGTCCACATAGTCTGCGACTCGGTCGTAGTCCAGTGCGTCATCCAGTGCGTCGTCAAGGTCAATGTGGTCAACCAAGTCCGACGCCTCAATGTGTTCGGCCACCGCAGAGGGGTCAACCTCCACATGTTCTGCAATCGCTTCTTCGTCCACCTCCAAGGTGGCAAGGTATTCGTTCACTCGTGCTTCAATTTTCTTTTCAATCCACTTTCGTATCATGTTTCATTCCTCCAGTTGTGTGTTCATTCTTCTTCTCCGTACATCTCTTTCAAGTATTCCTCTGCCAGTTCTTCGCTATCGTGGAGCGTCCCTTCCGTCCGGTCAAGGTAACCGGGCATGGTCATGTACGCATACCATCCATGCACAATGTCAATTTGATAGATGGAATCAACTCCCGCTTCAACAAATGGCTCAAGGTGTGGCTTCAACTTACCCTCCCTGTGCATGATGCCCAGTTCAGTATGCTTGAGCCCAGTGCTGTCGCTGATGTAGTGCAGTGGCACATACTCAGTGCCCATGTCTGTCCACACTTCAAAGCAAGTCGTTTCGTAAATCACAGGTTCCATTTTCATTCCTCCTCTTCGTTGTAATCAGCGAACCATTTGTTTTCTTCAATCGCCTTCAAAGCGATGGCGGCAAGTTCACGACCTGCTGAGCCACGGCCAAGTGAAACGACCTTGCTTGTGTCGCCACCTACCTCGGCAGCCAAGGTGCTGATGACATTGCTGTTGCCGATGCCATCAACCCATGGCTGCATGAAGTTGTTGCTCCACAGCACATCGGTGTAGCCCATCGGGTTGAGGTTTTCAAGAGTCCAGCCAAGTGGAGTCTTCTCGTGGTCGTAATTATAGCGAGTCTTGTCCTCGTTGAGTTGGATGTAATTGTCAATGTCGGGAATCTCCTCACGCATGCTGTCAACGGCCCGGCCATAGGATGCCTTCTCTTCTTCGTCAGCCGCAAGCAACTCCTTGGCGATGTCCTCGGCGGGCCGGTCCTCACCGTCCTCTTGCCAATCAATGTCGTTATAGCCACCGCCGAATAGGCAGAGCAGTCTGCTGGGGCCGGGACTCTCTTCTCGCCGTGCCTTGACAAAGGCGACCTTGTCCTCAAGGGAGTCAAGTTCTTCCTCGGACTTCATCAAGAAGTAAGCGTAGCGTGAGATGTCCACGAACTTGGTGCGCCTTGTGCCGTCGTACTTGATGTAGTAAGGGTTGCTTTTAACCTCGTACTCTTGATACTTATCACGGTAGCCATCCATGCTTGGGCGAACAGGAGTGCGGAACTCCATCACCACGCCGGGGTATTCAAAGCCCCAGTCCTCACAGTTGTGCTTCGTCATCATTTCGTGATGCCAATACTCGGAGTCGGGGTGAACATTATGCTGCTTCATGATTTGCTTGTGCAGTTCGGTCATGCACTCAATGTCATACTCGTCTTGGTCGCTGTCGTTCCACGCAGCGTAGTCGGACAGGGATGTCCACACCTTCTTGGTGCGGCTTTGTGTCCAAGTACGGTAGTTGTTGTCAAGGTAGCCACGCTCTTGGTCTTGTGGCTTAAGCAGAAACACCCATCGCTCACTGTCCTCGTGCCAGCCAATCGGCTGGTCGTTGATGGTGTCGTTGGCTAACTTCGTGATACCCTTGGGGACTTGAACAAAGTTGGACCACCGTCGGTTGACCATCGGCTCAAGCCACGCTCGTGGAAAGCCGGCCTCAACGAAGCCGTCAATGCCAGTCACGCTGTGACCATGGCTACCCGTTTCCTTTTCGTTTAGCCAGTCCACAAGGGTGGCTCGCTCTTCTTCATTCATGTTCTTCAATACAGTCTTCATGTTCATTCGTATTCCTCCTCAAGTTCGTGGGGCTCAAGGTTCTCGGTGCCGTAGCCTTCGCACATCAGTGCGACGATGACCATGGTTTCCATCTCACCCTTCTTCATTGCTTCACGGCACTGGGTGTAGTCGTCATCGCCGTCGGCACGGACGACAACCTCGCCTACCTCAATGCCAAAGTTGCACATACCATTCCACCCTACATCTCGTCGGATGGCGATGGGCTGGCTGGGTGGGTAGGCTGACAGTAGGCTGATGAGTTCACCCACATTCATGCCCCAATGTTTGTCCCAGTTCTTGCCTTGACTGTAGTGGTCGGTGTCTCCTTTCTTGGCGTTCTCCAATTGTCTCAGTGTGTACTCGTGGTAAAACGGCTGTTGCTTCGTGTCTTCTTCTGTCTGCATATTTTTTTCCTCCAGTTTGGTTTCCTATTGTTTTGATTCTTTATAAGGAGAAGTTGAAATCATTCCTTTCGTGACATCGTTTTGTCGTTCGGGTGTGCGAGGCGATGTCGTTGGTGTCGCTTTCGCAGGGTCATTCGTTCTTCGGCTTCCCGCATGGGTCGGCCTTGGTATCTCATGCTTACAGTTCTCATTGTCCATTTCTTTGCCATGTTCATTCCTCCTCGTACACTCCATGATACTTGAGGTAGCAGTCCGTGCATACCTCCATGTGCTCGTTGTCTTTTCCGACATGGATGATGTACCGCTCACCTGCAAGGTGGCATTGTTCCGACTCGTTCATGTGACAGTGGCTCTTACTGAATACAATGGGTTCACTGTTTTCCCCCATGTCTTTTTCAAATGGTACAGGGTTGTACCATGTTACGCAAGTGTCGCATCCATCCCATCTACTCATTCAATCAACTCCAGTATGAATACCATCTGTCCGTCGCTATCAGTCGTAAGACCGATAGGGTATGCTGTTCCGTGTCGTGTTTCAATTGGTTTCATTCTACCACTTCCTTTCTGTCAGCGTACTCGCCGCCGTTGTCCATCATGTCAGCGAAGCACCAGTTCTTGAAAGCCAAAATGCTGTCGTGCATGGATAGAATCTCCCAGTCGTAGCAGTAGATGTACCGCATACCTTTGTGCTTCACAGCGTATTCTTTCATAGGTTCGTGCTTTGTTTGTAAGTATATCTCGTATGCTGTCGGTCCAATCATTCTTCTTCATCTCCTATCAGTTCAGTCCAAACAGCACACCAACTTCGGGCGGCTGTCTCAGCGAGTCGGATGGCAGCGACGGTGTCTTCCCAGCAGTCCTCAACCACATTCGGAATGGCCGCAGCGATGGCTTCACCAGTGAATCCATCACGCTTGAGAGTGCTGACACTCATGGCGCTCCGCATGTAGTCAAGAATGTCAGCGTCAAACATGACAGGGTTCGGTTTGAGGATGGGTATACTGTTCTCCCAACGGCTGACCTCCTTGCGCTGTAAGAACATCGTGTAGTCAACCCAGTTCCAGTGCAACCCGTTGCTGTTGCCTTGACTGATGGTGACAAGGTGTTGCTTCACATGGTCACGAATGTACTCCTCAGTCACCCTTTCCTCGGTGAATCGTCGTAAGTTACGCAATGTGTTCTTTTCGTAGTTGAGTTTGAGGCGGCGGACACATTCGTTTACCTGTTGTCGGAACACGGTGTCTTCGCCACGCTCGGCTCGTTCTTTGAGGTAGCACTTGAGGCCCTCAGTTGACCCGTAGTATGACAACTTGCCACCGTCAATGTAGTTCACGATGTTGAATTGATTGCGTTTGTATGTAGCGTACACACCACGAAGGTTGCCCACCAGTTTTACGCCGGGCTCGGTGGCCATCATCAGTGTTCCCTTGCGTTTGCTGGACCAATGGACAGTCGTCCTTGTGAACCAATAGTCTCGGTACTCTTCGCACAAAGCGAGAGCCGCCTGCAATTCGGCGAGGTCTTTCTTGTCCCAATCGTGATAGGCCAAGAGGGTTTCAATCGCCTCTCTTAGTTGCCCGTCTTCAATTTTCGTGTATCTCATGTTTGCTTTTGCCATGTTTCATTCCTCCTCAATAATCAGTTGACCATACATGTCCGTTGCTGAATGTGAAGTAGTGGCGCAGGTCTGCGTACCAATATCGGTTCCAGTCAATGTAGCGGAGCAGTGGGTTGTCGTCGTCCGTGTACTCGCATATGTAAGCCCAGTCCTCAGCGAAAGCCTTGCGTGATTCATACTCACCTTGATAGCAATCTTGCCACACTTCTTCGGGGTCGTCGTATTGGTTGCCGCAGTGATTGTACCACTCACGGAAGCCATCGCCGTGTTCCTCAATGAGTCGCATGGCTACGATGAGTTCGGGGATGTCGGGGTGCTCGCTGCAATTAATGTATTCGCTGTCGTGGATAGCCCATTCGTCGTGGTGTTCTTTCTTGCATGCTGTCATGGGATAGAACCCGCTTGTGAAGCATCGCCCTTCTCGTTCCCACTCGGCCTCCAGTTCGTCAGCGTCCATCCACTTGCCGTGGTATCGTCCTTCGTTGTAGCATGCAAGGCAGGCCACATAGACCCGTGGGATGTCGTCGTTCTTCTTACCCAGTGATGGGTGCAGTTGTTCAATGTCTGTGTCAGTCATGTTCATTCCTCCTCTTCCAGTTTAGTTGTGAATACAATCTCGTAACCATCCTCGCTGACCTCGTAGCACAGTTCATTGGCGTGCTCGTCCCAAGCAACGGCTCGGCCGTACAGATTGAAGTGTTCAACGAGGTCAACAACAGCATCATGTAAGTATTCACGGACTTCGTTAGCGTCGCCTTGAGGCATGTCGCACAAGGAGTATGACTTTGCTACCTCAATTCGCTGCAAGGCTGAGAGCACACGGTCCCTGCTTACCTGTTCACGCTCAGCCATGCCTTGGAAGTTGCGACGCAGTTGCCAGCCAAGGTGAACACGCTCGTCGCCGATGGCTCGCTGTGCATTCTCAACCATGGTGTCAGCCATGACCTCAAGGAACTCTTGGTCAGTCCTGCTGCCGCAGTTGGTAGACCAGTCTGCGTCAGCCATCCGTTGCACGAAGTTGATGTCCGTGACATACGGCTTGAGTTCATTCCAAGTGTCGTCCACATGACAGGCCATACAGAAGCGAGCGTGGGCTTTCTCCACCGTCATCACTTCGTCTGTTCGCCAACTGACACGGCGACCGAAGTCGCTCACACCAGTCACCATGCTGAGAATCCCCATCCCGAATGAGTTGGTGATACCTAACTCCTCTTTTGTGAATCCCTTTTCCGTTCCGTTCTTTATTCCTACTGTCATTGGCATGTTTCATTCCTCCTCTTCTTGTTGTTCTTTCATTTGCTTGCGCATGATATCGTAATGGTCGTCTTCGCTCATTCTAATTCCTCCGAGTGTGATTCGTTCATTCGCTTGACCTCGTCCAGCAACGCAAAGGCCACCGAGATGGCTGCATTGGTACTGGGTTGATTGAATGGGTTGATACCGTCAACCAATATGGCCTGCATTTTCTTCAATTCTTCCGTCGTGTATCTCATTCTAATTCCTCCGAGTGTGATTCGTTCATGCGAATAACTGTCGCTCTGCGCTGTTTGAAATCCATTCGCAGTTCAATGTAGATTTCTTCACCGCATACGGTGCACTCGTACCACAGTTGGGTAAGTCGCTCGTCTCCGGCTGCGTCGTTCAAATCCATATGGCTTCTCGCATTGTTTTCGTGTTTGCATTCTTCTGTCATGTTCAGTCCCTCCACATGGTGATGGTTCCGTTTTCGCTACGCTCGTAGGATGTGTAGCCACCCTCTCGCATCGTGTTCCACAAGTCAGCCTCGGCTCGGCGTCGTGCCTTCTCCTCGGCCTTGCCTTCGGGCGTTTGTAGGTAAGCGAGGTGAGCCTTCCACTCAGCGTCGTCCTTGGCTCGCTGGAAATCCTTGAAGGTGATGTTGTGTCCGTTGAACATCGCTGTGTTGAAGTATTCTGCATCGGACAACCCTGTGAACAGGAAGTGCTGGGCGATGGTGGTGCGCCCTTGGTAGTCGTAGATTTTCCAGTGCCGCACGGCTGACCGCCAAGACATGTGCTTGGGGCGTGCGCCGTTGCGAAGGTAGTCGCACATGGCGAACAACATCTTGGCGGCTTTCCTCGCACGCTCTTGGTTGTACTCATTGACCTCGTCGTCGTCGGGGTCGGTGAACTCGTGCAGGAAAGTGGAAGGGTATTTCTTCATCGCCTGTTGTTCAACCGCAATCTCTTCCGGTTCCGTAGCGATGGAGAGGTACACCTTGTCGGTCATATCGTCCCGTGGTCTGTGGGGGTAGCCGTACATGTTCTTGATGTCCTGTACGAACTCGCTGTGCAGAAGTTCGGACATCATCGCACCCTCTGCATACTGGTCCTCAATGCGCCACTCGTAGCCCATGTTGTTCCATTCCTCAACCTCGTCCCTGTCCCAGTGGATAGAGCCATCAGTACAAAGGTAGGCAGGTATTGTGCCCTCCAACACATCAGCAATCTGTGCATTGATGCTGTCCCAATCGCTGTGAAGAATCTCCACCATCTCAAAGTGGCCGTCTTCGTAGTCGTCGTCGTGCGTCTCGCTTCGTCTGTATATCATTGTCGCCATGTTTCATTCCTCCTCAGTAGTATTCTTCTCCCCAACCATGGTCAAGGCGCATGTTCAATTTGCCAAACATGGTGAGGAATAAATCGTCTGCGTCAAACGACTCCTTGATGTCGGTGTCGTCGCCGTACCCCATCCATACTTCTTGCTGGCACAGCACTACCATCTCACCGGGTGAGTCGTGGGAACCGTGCGTCTTCGTGATGGTGAATAGGATGGGGCTGTTATAGCCGCCGATGCCGTCGTCGCCGCCTCGCCAGTTGTAGACCTTGAGTGTGTAGTCAATGTTGCCGGGCTTGGTGAACTGCACTGCCCATCGTGGATGGATTGAAGACCAGTCCGTGCGACGGCGGTGGGTGAAGTGAGTGGCAAACCAGTTCATGAACTTCTCAGCACCCACGGCTGGGAGAATGTCGTTGAGGTACCACTGTGGCTGCACTGGTGGAGCAGGCTTACCGTTCTCGTCCATGAAGGGGAAGAACCAGCCCTCGTGATGGGACTGGGTCGGTGGTCGCAGGTCAAAGAGTGAGTAAGTGTTTACATAGTCGGCGTCGTCCGCTTTGTCCAGCCAGTGTTGCATTCGGTCTACCAAGGCTGAACGGGTGTCGCCAGTCCACTCATGGCTTGAGCGAGTAGCGGTGATTTCACCCGTGTAGATGTCTCGGTGTGCGACGCCGTAGACTCGTGATGCCAGCCAATGCTTGCCGCCCTCGGTGCATTCACCACAGCACCAGTTGTAGCGTGGTCCGTAGCCCATGTCCAGCATGGCCATGGTCGTTGTGTCCATCATGAACGCACGCTTGGGTGGCTCATCGTAGGCTCGGTCGCAGTTGCAGCAGATGTGTTCTGTTTGTTGTTCGTTCATGTTCATTCCTCCTCTTCTAATCCAAGGGCTTCACGCAGGACAAAGACCTTCGCTTGCAGTTCCCCGTTCTCTTTTACCAGTGCTATCTGTTGTTGAAGCAGGTTGCTGTGTTTCTTTAGTAGTTCAATGTAGGCCTTTGCGTACATCATGTTTCATTCCTCCTCGTGAATTGGAAAGCCGTGTATTGCCATCAATCTGTACGCATCAATTGCGTACATAGCCCGGCGCAGTCTCGCCATCGCAGACCGGTGTTCATTTGCCAATGCAGTGTATGCGTCAAGCAGGTCTTGGTATGCTTGGTCTTGTCCGTCGTATTCTGTCATGTTTATGTCTCCTTATAAAGTGTGTAAATTAGATGGCTCGCAGTATCAATTTTGCAGGTTCATGCGGAGTATGCAATGCACGATGCAATATTGGAATCGTTTGTACTATTGTTCACTATTCTTCCTAATATATATTATAACAATCTCTTAGGGTATAGTGAACAATGAGGATAATACCACGGTGAAATGTTTCTACTTCATGCAATGCATACTCTGCACAGACCGCAAAAAGGGACACTGCGAGGCTGTGAGGACTACTTCGTCCAGTAGTCAAAGCCGTCATCAAGGTAGCCTGCTTCGGCAAGGTAGTCCTCAGCGAACTCCTTCGTCGTGAAGTATTTGCTGTACTTGTCAGCGCCGGGCTTGTTGAATTGGTTGCACACCTCTTGCAGCGAGAGGTTGATGCGAGACACAGTCCCTCCACCGAAGCCGTCAAGTTCTGCAATCCATAGCGTTATTCTGTTCGTGTTCATCGGTCATTCCTCCAGTTCTCGCATTTCTTCAATTGTCCATGTTGCCTCGCAGGGCGGGAACATGCAATGCCAGTCGGGCATGATTGGTGAGTCTATGAGCGGGCTTCCGCAGTTCGGGCAGGTCTTTACTTTCGTCATTCATTCACCACCCACGAGTCGCAGGTCCAGTATGTTGTTTCGTAGTAAGCCATGTGCCATGGGCGAGGTCGTCCTGCCATCACCCATTCTTCCATCTGCTTTGACCATTGCTTCATGTGTGCTTTCCATTCTTCGGGGCTTAGGTTTGTTCTTGTCATGTTCATTCCTCCGTGTCGTAGAGTTGCCGAGCCAAGTCCAAAGTGGCCTCGTCAAATCTCTCCTCCATGTCCGGTCCCTCCTTGAAGAACTCAATGTAATAGTCACGATGTTCTTGGAGCCACTTGAGGAAGTGAAGCGAATGAAAGTTCCACATTCCTACAAGTGATTGAGGGAAGTCTCTATGATAATCGTCCATGACCTTGTTTGTCCTTGACACCATCCAATCGTATAGGTTGAGTGGTGATTCACGGGGTTCGCCCGTTATCTCTTCTAAGAGTCGGTCAATTTCTTTACCTGCTGCTTCGTTGTATTCTGTGTCTTTGTCTTCTGTCATGTTTGCATCTCCCTATAGTATGCGTAGCCTTGACTGGCTGTGTGAATCGGATGGCCCCTCGGAGGGGGTGAGGATGGTCGGGGTGTGGGTGGCGCTGCGGCAATCCCCGCAGTAGGGCTGCGAGTTTGGTGTCCTAAACACACCCCAGTTGGGTCAGCCACCTGCCCCATCCCTCCGGTATCACTCCGGTCGGGCGGGGCAGGCGACTGCCTGTCCTGTTCTTGGTGTTCGCCAAGTCGCTTTGGCATCTCAGCCGGTTGGTTCCGTGGTATGCACCCCACGGGGTGGCGGGTACGGGCCCCCACTGGCCACACATGTTTGAGTGTCTGTGCTCACTGGGTTCGGACGAAGCGGAGGGCGGCTTCCTCGGTGTAGCCAAGGGCCACGAGGTCGTCCACCTTCTTGCGGATGTCATCGGGCAGGGCTGCGGTGTCGTGAACCACAGGCTTGCCGTCGGCGGTCAAGAAGCCAGCAGCGACTGCCTCCTTGATGCTCATGCCGTCGGGGATGTGGCCACCGTTGCGAACCTTCATGGCTCGGAACTCGTCTTTGCTGAGAAGGCGACCCTTGCCGCCCGGTGTCCATGGGTTCTCAGCCTTGTGGATGGCGTGGAGAAGCCATGCCATGTGGCTGCTGGTGCTCTTGGGGCCGTTGCCGAAGCCCGCTGAGCGAGGCTCGGTGATGGTGGCGGCCAATTGCTTAGCGTCGCCCACGACCAGTGCCACGGCGATGGCCTTGGCTGATGGGTGGCTGATGCCCAGTTCGTTCGCACGAACGAGCACGGCTTTCACCTGCTCGGTCGCTTCGTCTCGCTTAGCAGCGCTGCGACCTCGGAGGGCCTTGGCGGTCTGCTCAACGGTTGGCTCGGTTGCGTCTCGGTATTCTTGTGCGCTCATTGTTTCACTTCCTTCATGTTGGTTGGTGCTGGTGTGCTCGCCACGACTGCGGTCATGACGGATTGGAATGCTGCCTCTGCGGTCGTCATCATTGGCACGCCGTTCACGGTGGCATGGCTGTTGATGGCGATGGCTCGGTCAACAGCACGGCGACTCGGTCGGCTCAAATGCGTCGGTGGTTTGACCTTGAGGCCGGGTATGACGCTGTCCGTGGGGAACTTGGGTGCGGGCGTGCTGTCGGCAACATGCACGAACTTGCGTGCGTTGGCTGCTTTGGCCTGCTCGTTCCAGTAGTCCCGCTTGTCGTATCGCTCGTTGCGGTTGGCCTTGGCGGTCATGGCTTCTTCGGTCGTGTGCTCGTGGCCGCAGTCTTGGCAGACATACACCGTGCCGTCGGTCGTGCCCTTGGGGTTGAGGTCCCCACGGCACAGACCGCCTCGGCGGTGTGTCTGCTCGCATGCGTCACGGATAGGCTTCAATTCATACTTGGTCTTCATCTTATCACTCCTGTGTATGTGTGCCCATCCCCACACCTTCGGGCTGGGGCGGGCACACCCACACCCCAGCGCAGGGCGGGGGGATGGGTGCACCGGCCTCCAAGCGGAGGGGGAAGGACATTGAGGGATTGTTTCAATCCTTTATAAAGAGAAGTCCAAAAAGGCCGACTCACAAAACAGAGCAGAGAGCCTTTACCCACACAGCACAGCAGGGCTTTACGGGACATTGAGAAGCGGAACGCACACCCATATCGGTGGGGCTTGTCCCCCCAAACAAGCGACGGCGACTCGCACGGGGCAGGGTAAAGCCCTCACATCACAGGGGGCCAACTCACACACCACGAACCACAGCGGGGCGACTCACACGGGAGAGCCGTCCCCCTGTGCCAACACAGAGAGCCGACTCACACGGGGCGGCGGCGAGGGCGCACGAGAGATTCTATAGACCGCTACCCTGCGAGGCTGTTAGCCCACCCCATGCGAGGCGGCTGGCCTTACGCACGAGGCGGCTGGCTGTGCCGTGTGAGCCGGCTGACTCGCACGACGCACCCCGTTCTATAGACCGTGCGACTGAGGGGCTTTACCCAAAACGGGCGAGGGCTTTACCCCGCCGCCGCAGGGGGCTTTACCTTAGCCGGAGGAATGGCTTTACCCGCCGGCTTTACCCTCCTTTAACCACACACGGCGCTCCACCAAAATTTTGCTCACAGGCTTAGGGCCCTAAAAATTTCACAATTTTTTTTAAGTCAGCCCGCCTCCGATAGTCATGGCTCAGCCGATGGACATCGCTTGGATGGTGTTGAAGCAAGAAGGCTATGAGGACTATGTGGACCCTACATTAGACCAATCCTCAAGTTATTATCCCCCAATCCAACCTTCGGCACCAAGTCCGGAGCCACAGGAGTATTTTTCTTTACCTCAAAGCCCGCAGGCCCGCCTTATGAGACTGTATTCAAAGGCACAGTCTGTTGGCTACGCTAATTTGACAGATGCAGAACGGGACGAAATAAGAGCACTGGGTGGTATGTAAGCATGCATTCGCTTGAACAGGCTTGGTCTGTCCTCAAGCAGTATGACCCTCAGCGGTCCCTGCATGGGCGCTCGGTCATGTTTCCACAGATGCGCTCACCTACTGTAATAGTTGAGAACCGACAAGTAGGTCGGGATGGACTCCCTTTGCATACTTTGGGTAGAAACCGCGCTTCCGGCGGCTATTCACAGATGGACCCCAAGTACAAGGGCCTCTTTACACCTTATCACGAACAAGACCTACCGGGCCCGCTTCATGAAGTGAGGTTCCAGCATCAGCGTAAAGGCCGGAACCTTACACCCGATGAGCGGCTTGTCCGAGTAACGGCTGACCGCAACCAAGCGATTGACCGGGCCAACCAGTTCCACCAAGACCGCATTGATGCCATGCAGAATTTGCCCGAGCCCGGCAGTTTTTCACGGCCTCCCAACCCGGACTTCAATCCCTTCACGATGTCCGGTGGTCAATGATGTCCCCCCTTGAAACGGCTTGGTCTATCCTCAAAGCACAAACTGAACTGGGTCAACATCACCCCGACTTCCCTTCTTCACAGGGCCCGGTGCTTGGGTACCACGGTCGCAATTTCTCAACCAAGTTCAATAACCCCTTTGGCAATTTTTACGACGCCAAGCGTGAGGTGTTTGATGACGACTTTGAGGCTATGCAAGAAGCCGTCGCCAACATCAAGGCAGCGCAACTTCTTCAAACGGGCCTTGTGCCAACTGACACGGCTGAATCGCAAGTCGGTAGTGGGCGCTTCAATCAATATGACGACAAGGGCGTACACAATTACGGAGTGGACACGAAGTTCAATCCCGACATCCCTGCCTCTATTTCGGTGGCAGTTGAGCCCCACACGGCGATTGGCTATGCAGAAGGTGCGAGAGGCTACAAGGACTCAAGCGGTCTGCCCGGCTTCTACGGGATAAGGGCTGGAGCCATGCAAAACGCTTTGCCCTTGGACGAGCCTTTGCGCCGCTACAAAATAGGTGATACGGACGATTTCATCTACAACAATCAGCGATACCGCTACATCCCGCACGGCATCGCTCCCAACCAAATGGTCCGCTTCGCTGATGCTCAATCCATGGAAGAGTTTGATGAAGGCGTCACAAGTCCGTGGTACGGGCGTGAAAGAAAGCGTGCGCCTTCGCGCTTTATTGGAGTCGGCCCCGGTCAGTTTAGGGGTAGGGACCTTCAACTCTTGGAAGAGGGCAAAATGAATGTGGATGAGTTTAGAAGTCCCGAGCGGGACACTCAAAGGGTGATGGAGTCCGAACAATTCATTCGTGACCAAATTGCTCAGTATCAGCAACAGCAACTCGCCCAGCAGCAAGCGATGGCCCAACGGCAGGCTGACCAGCAAGCCGAGCAAGCGTTTAGGCAGCAACAAATGGCAGCGGCACCTCAACAACAACTTCCAATCGGGGTGCGGTGAAGAAACTTTATCTCTTCGCCCTCACTGCGACACACATGGTCGCAGCCTTGGACGCCGCTTGGTCGCTCCTCAAGGCTTTGGATGAGCAGCAGTTGTACACACAAGCCAATCCCGGCCCTGCGGCACCAATGGGCTTCGGCGATGTCCCATATCCGCAATATGAGCAAATGCGACTCGGCACTGCCCATCCGGCGATATCGGGTTTACTTGAGCGTGTAGAGCACATGAGGGCCAACCCCTACTCCGGAACTCAAAAAGACCATCCCCAAGATGTTTACGACCCCGAAAAGCGGTTTGAAAGGTTTGGTAGACTTGGTGGAGGTTATGGGAGCCTCATTCATAGTTTTGGCAACCAGCCTTCTCTCCGTGTAGACTCGGGGCAACTGGCTAATATGATACAGGACAGTGGTATGCGCCATCACTTCGCTACTCAAACAGACGAGGAAGCACTTAGGGAAATGCAAGACAACCGGCCAAGGCATGATTACACCCCTCTTCCGTATATACCACGAATGACGGGTAGGGCTGACCCCACAACGGTAGAGGGTGTACCCGGTGTCAAATTCGGCCCTCCACCTATCGTTTATGACAACTTCCAAACACGGGATAGCGAGGGAAACTTGGTAACGAGATTTGGTAGCCAGCAAAAACACCCAAGGTATGATGCCCATTATGATGAGCGACAAAACCCATTAACGGGCGTCATAGATGATTTTGAATTTGGGCCAATTCAATTTCCTCAAGCGCCAATTCCGGGCGTACCGGGCGGCGCTCACCATCCCAGTCTTGACACACCTCCCGAGGTCGGTATGGTTGGACAAATAAGACCACAACACCCTTCCGCGAAAGCCTTTGGCGCACCAATCAATATCCTAAGTACATCTCGTGGTAGAAGTGGTGTTGCACAAAGTGGATTTTATCCCCCCTATAGCCAACACCTTAGAGACATGCGAGGCCGTGGTGAAGACGATGACATCACTTCGTGGCACCTTTCCCGACAACCTTCTACGGATATTTACCAAGGACATGGTGGTGACAAAGTTGCCAACTTGCGGGGAGGTGCTGACCCCTTCCCGATGAAACAGTTGGGCCAAGAACTGGCTCAAGGCGCTCGTTCTCCCAATCGCCTAAGTAGGGCTCTAAGTAGCATTTTTAATCGCTTCCGCCGCCCTCAAGTTAATGAGCCTCAGTTTGATTTCGCCTTTGACGAACCACAGTATGATTTGAGGGGGCTGTGATAACATGAACCCAATAGACGCAGCATGGTCAATCCTCAAGGCTGACCCCAATCTCCGTATGGTGCACGGCGGCGTCTACCCCAACGCCCGTTTCGGTGGACGGAGTCAAACCATGCACCCTGCTATCGCTGGGATGATGCAAGGTATCGGTGAGGGAAGAAGTCCCATACCGATGGAAGACATTGAGGGCGTTGATACTGGTTTTTTTGACACACACACTCCCGCTCGCTACCGAACTTGGCCCCAACCGTATAGTGAAGCACACGGCAATTTAGACAGTGGAGACCATCTGTACTCTATGGGAAGCCTCCGGTCCATGGTCCCGGTTAGATACCAAGGCGCTCCCAAAACTCCCGACCGACTTCTTTACGAGATGTCAAAGGTTTCTCCTTACAGAATGTACGATACTGCAAACCTGCAACAAATTGATGACCCTTCTCAAAATGAAGAGTTTATGCAGGCTTTCAATGCCTATCCCGAGAAGTTGCGTCAATTCTATGAGCAACAAGGAGACATGGATGTGCACCCGCACACTGTTGCCCGAATAGCCGGTCGCCAAGATTACGGTCGTATAGGTCGCACGGGCAACCCCGACAACATTCAAATGATACCCGACATGATGGGAGCGATGTGATAACATGAGCCCAATGGATGCCGCTTGGGCGATACTCAAGGCTGACTTTTATAGCGATAAGCAACGAGCCCTTGAACAAGCCCTTGGTCCTGTGTACGGTCATGTAAGAATGGCTCGGGGCAAAGCACAAGAAGAAGCCGAGAGGATGCCGTACTCAACAGACCCCAAGGTTAGGGCAACACAAGGTCCGCTTGACTATCTGTTTGCGGGAATGGACATTGAGCCGGAGTTGATGAGGCCACCATCACCTTGGCCTAACCCTCCTACTTACGCCGCTCCTCCGCCGGCTGACCCCGAGTTCATGGCTCGCATCAAGGCTGACGAAGAAGAGTCGCAACAGCGCAAAACCGAGCGTGAAGAACGGAAGCGTTAAGTAGGGGATGCCCAACATAGGGCACTAAGGGAGAGGCGGTACCCTCCAGTCGTGTGTTCTTTTGGGCTCTGAATCACTTCTCGCATTTCTTCATTCCGCCGCCTCTCCCCCCTTTCGGTGAAAAGTATGCCACGGCGCAAAAGTCCTGCTTGCCCTTATTGTCAGCAACAACCTACTCAGCGACTGTACTCCAAAGCCGGCGGTACTTTGCACGGCGTGGCTTGGCACTGCCCCGTGTGCGAGTGCATGTGGAAACTTTGATGTAGCCACCCATGCTGTCACGCCACATGGCGGATGCTATAGAGTGGTTGACCGACGAGGAAATCATCGGAAAGACCGACTGGTCCGATGTGGCGTTTTGCGATTGTTGCTCGCCACTTGAGATTTCTATGGCCGTTGTCAAGGCGAAGCGAAAGTCCAAGCCTTTTCACGGCTACAATCCAAACAAGCACGCCAAGACCGGTGGGCTGAACGCCAAGGGTCGGGCGGCTGCGAAGCGCAAGACTGGGGCCAATCTCAAGCGCCCCGTCACCAAGAAGCCCAGCAAACTCAAGCGAGGTAGCAAAGCCTCCAAGCGACGCAAGTCATTTTGTGCCCGCATGTCGGGTGTCAAAGGTCCGACCAGCAAGAAAGGTAAACTCACTCCCAAGGGAGCCGCTTTGAAGAGGTGGAACTGTTGAACTGTGACTGTGAGCATTGCTTTGGTATGCAGACGGCTTGGGACCTTCTTGAGAAGAAATTGTGCCCGGCTGGTAAAGCGGCGGCGAAGCGGAAGTTCAAGGTGTACCCATCGGCTTACGCTAACGGATGGGCCGTACAATACTGCAAGGGCAAGTTCCGTGGCAAAAAGAAAGGGGGCAAAAAGAAATGAATCCAATGGACGCAGCGTGGAATGTGCTAAAGGCACTACCAAGTCGTGAAGTGGTGCAGAACAGATACCGTTTTACTGGACAAGGGCACCCATTTTTGGATGAAAAAGGTAATCCCACCCCCGAAACCAAAAGAGATTTGGTTGAGCAAATGGGGATTGGAACAAGGCACCCTGCTTTGAATCCAGCGCATGTCATTGAAAGCGTGAGTGGCAGACCCACCAATATCACAGAAGGTTCACACCTTAGCCCAATAGAGCCCACTGACATTTTGCGCTATCCTACGGGCGACAGCATAACCGGTGCTGAAACTGGCAGAGCGGAGTTGGAAAACACGCGTCAACGACGAATTAACGAAAGAAGTCAACGCCGTTTGACGGGAAATACATCCCCTCCAAGGCTCATTGACCATCATCGTTACACACATTTGCCCCCCGGCAACTACTATGGTGGCAACCTTCCAAAAAATAGCGCACTCAGCGACGAAGAAATGGAAAACTTGCGTCAACAAGCGCAACAGATGCCCTTTTCGTATGAAGGTCAATGAGGGATAAAAATGCACGCTCTTGAACATGCTTGGCGCATCATCAAGGGCAAAGAGGATGCTCCAAATTATCGCAAAGCCACGGGGCCAAAGAAGTGCGGCAACTGCAAGGCTTGGGATTCTTCAAAAACTGACGACCCTATGACGGGGTATTGTGAGTGGTACGATTTTACTTGTCGTGCCGACCATGTGTGTGATGCTTGGGCGGGGAAGAAATGAGTGAACAGTGCCCTTGTTGCAGCGTGATGGTTGTCAAAGACCTTAACCGCTGGTTCAAGGAGAAGTGGGTGGATGTGTCTCGCAAAGACAAGGACGGCAAGCACCCACCTTGCGGGCGCAAGAAGGCCAAGAAGGGGAGCAAAGGTTACCCTAAGTGCCGGCCGTCAGTCAAGGTGTCAAGCAAGACGCCGAAGACCTCCGGTTCTATGACTGAGGGGCAGAAGCGTGCGGCGACCAAGCGTAAGCGGTCCAAGAAGCAAGGAGTTGGCGGAAAACCGACGATTGTCAAATCACTGGTGCTCAAGCGACCTGTCAGTCCCGAGGCCAAGCGTCACAAGTTGGAATACGACACCAAGTACGAGTCTACGCCCGAGCGTGTCAAGTATCGGGAAGAACTTAAGCGTGAACGCCGACATAGAGGTATTGACGGTAAAGGGGGTCCGGACATGAGTCACACGAAAGACCACACCCTTGTCGCCGAAGACCCTCACACCAACAGAGCCCGCCACTTCAAAGAGCGAGGCACACTCAAGGGCGACCCTATGGACATCGCTTGGCTCCTTGTCAAAGGTGAGTGGTGATGACCGAATACCCCTTTGACAGTTGGGGCTTTCAGTTCGTGCTCACGCTGGACGACCACCTGCAAATCATGCAGGACTTACTTGACCACTACGCTGACATCATTGACATGCTGGAGGACGCCTGCGACAACAACGATGCGTTGCTCGCCGACCTCGTGGACGCTCAAGAGCAATACATGATTTTGCGACAGGCTTATGAAAAAATGAAACATGGGGGTAATTGGTTGCATGCTGAGTCCAACTGACGCCGCTTGGTCTGTCCTTGAAGAAGGGCACCGTGTGGACAAGGCCCTTCCGTTCCTCATTCCGGCGGCGATGTTAGCCTATGGCGGCTATCAAGGTGCGAAAAATGTCAAGGAAAATCGTATCACTGACCCCTTTTTAGGGGTGGTCGGTACCGAAGGCAATGATTCACTCGGTAGTAACCTTGCCGAGTTTGGGACAGGTTTTGCACAGGGCGTTGTCCCCGTCAAGGGTGGAGGCTTTTTGGCCCGGAAGTTTGGTGGCCGCCGTGCAGCAAAGCGTGCAGCAGCACGAGAAGCCGCAGAAAAGGAGGCGGCTGAGGCTGCGGCCCGCCATCAAGCGTTGTCTGCTCAACAGCGAAGGGGTGTGCTACAGCGGGAGAATCCCGAAGTTGGCTATGTGTTTGGTGAAGTAGCCCCTTATGTTTCTCCTTCCCAACTTGGTGCTGTTCGCCAAACGATGAACGCTGCCCAAGCACGGGCTGCCCGGCTGGCTCCGAGAGCACAAGCACCAGTCGCTCCGTTGACACTGGGTCAGCGTGCAAAGTTGGTTGCAGCCACAGGCGCTGGTGCAGCCACTGCTTATGCTCCCGAAATTATGATGGCACTTGGGCTCGCTGGGAGTCCGCCCACCAGTACAGAATTTGGAGGATTTGGTGCAACAGGCACAGGCGGTTTCGGCGCAGGGCAGGGTGGTCAACAGGGCTTCCAACTCGCAGGTCAACAGTCCGGCGGCGTTGGTGGTGTGCAAAATGTCGGTGTGAGCGGTATGGCTGACCACGACATTTTCCAAGGCAAGCAATTCCAGTCGGCTCCGACATCATCAAATATGCAAGCCCCTTCCATCAAACAGAAGGGGACCCCTATGTCGCTCGGAAACAATCTCATCAACTCCACCTTGAGTGTAATGGAACGCAACATTATGAAAGCCAGTGTGTGTGAACGCTGTGGCAAGAAAGGCTGCGTCAACAAAATGCACTGCATGGCGAAAGCCGATGATGGCAAAAAGAAAAAGCCAGCCCACGGCATGGTCATTGTCATTGGCTCCAAAGCCGGCCCGGGCCCGTCAACGAACGGCAAGCGGGACGACAAAAAGGACGACAAAGAGTGATACTCAAGGGCTGTTTCGCTCCCTCTCAGCGTCCAGCCCACCTTAGAAGGTTTTATTTGGTCGTGTATTTTGGGGTTATATGAGAGGATTGTATGTCAAGCGGTAGCCAAAGCGTTGACCAAAGTGAAATTCGGCTCATGGGGCTTATCCTCATGCAGTCGCTAAATGTAGGACTTGCCATCGGTGTATTCAACGCCGGCATTTGGATTGATTTAGAGAGCACGATGCTGAATGCATTTACTTATGCGATGGGTGCGTTTTTCGTCCAAGGCATAGCGTATTACTTCTTCAAAATGTTCTTCCAACAGGGCATGGACGACAAGGCTCGCCAGTCCGAGATGGAGCGAGAGCGGCGCAACCGCTACCGGGCTATGGAGATGACTTTTGAGCGCCGCCGTCAAGACATGGAACTTCGCATGCAAGAGGCACAACTTGAACAAGAGTTGCGCTGGATGGAAAACAACCCCGGAAAAATGCCACCGATGAGCCTTTCTGACCCTATTTCGCTTGACACTGGCAACTTTAATCCCGAAAAGGGCGATAAGACCCTTTCATTGGGTGTCTCCTTTGACGAGGAGAAGCCACTCACCAATCGTGGGGCTGATGGCAAGTTCAAGAAGAAGGAGTGAGGCCTGTGGGCTGGCTGTTCAAAACGCCAAGTGATGATGCAACGGAGTCAACGCTTCGTGCTATTCACATGGCGAACACTTTGGACACCGCTTATGAGCGCACATGGGGCTGGGTTAAAACGGTCATTTTCTCGTTTATCAGCGCCCTGTCTATCAGTGCCTTTGAGTATCACAACGATTGGAGTTTTTGGGAGCATACTGTTAACTGGCTTGCCAACGAGGTTATGGGTTGGTTTGAATGAGTGCAGCAGCGGGCTCTGCCATGGTGGGTGGCGTTATTTTTGCCAAGGAACTTTACCATTATTGGGTTCCCCGCAGGGTCGGTGTGTATGGTCCACCGCTGGCTGGAAAGACAACGCTGGACAAATACTTGACCACGCCCGGTGAAATGGAAGACATTCCTCTTGACAAGCGCACAACTCACACAAAGGTGCTTGGAAAATTCCTTCTTCCCCGTGCCAGTCGTAAGCGTGTGAAGTACAAGGGTGAAACTCGTGTGATTCATTCCGCAGATATGGGCGGCGAACAGCGGTTTTGGAACCTGTGGGTGGACGATATGGTCAATCGGGGCGTAGAAGCAGTGGTGTTCATGTTTGATGACCGTGCAAATGCAGGTGGAGATACCACCGTTGACGCTGTTGGCGGCTTCAAATTCTTGGTGGACGCTCTCATTTACCGTCAATATCGCTATAGAAACCTACGAAGTTGGTTGAAAGGCAAGAAGTACACGCCCAAAGTCATTCTTTTGGTTGCTAACAAAGCCGATAAGTGGTGGGATGAGCAGGCAAATACGCTGTGGCAGCAGCAGCGTCTTGGAGAACATCGCATTTTTGACCCGTTTCGGGAAGACCTTATTCGTCTACAAAAGGCCGGTATACCTACACGAAGGGGTATGATGGCCACCCGAATTGGCTGGAATGTGGAAAATACGATGGTGGATTTGCTGTCAACATGAGGTGAACGAACATGAATGGATTACGACGCTACGGGCAGGTCCCGCAACAGGGAAATGGCAACTTATACGCTCTTGACGCTAATCAAATGGCGGCTTTGTCGCAACAAGGGAGCCTTTCGCACGAACAATTGATTGAAATGCAAGGTGCGCAGCAAGGAATGCGAGAAGCGGCTGCAAAAAGCAACATTGAGGTGCCAAAAGTCAATTTTTACCCCAGTCGGCACCCCGATTCACGAAAAGCACGCAAAAAAGACATCAAACAGGCCCGAAAACTGCTCAAACCGAGCAAAAGAAGCATTTTCAACCCCTTACGGTGGGTTGGAATGAAGTATCGGTACAACAAATTGCATGAAAGGTGCGTTGTGGACGGCTGTGACTGCGTTGAACTCATCAAATACGACAATTTGTATGCTAAAATCTGTGATGAGGACACTGGAGAGAGCCTTTGGGACCTTTATTGGACAAATCCGGTCACAGGAGAGGTTCAAGCCTTCGTAGCGGCTGAAAATGTCACTGATGGGCGCAAAATGAGGGGTACATACTGCCCCGAACACCTTCATTTGTACCATTTATTGTGTAAATGGGAGGATGAGAACGACAAAGTGCGCCTTAACAGCAAATCCGGTATGCGAGAAATGGTCAAAAAGGGCGTTTCTACGGTCGCTGTACCCATTTCAATGGTCAAAAAGAAGGACAATACACCCCAATTTTTGGCCAAATATGAGCCTTTTTTCAAGCAATTAGAGCAGGATTCACGCCAAACAAGCGGTATTTCCATCCTTCATTACCAAAATCCGGTATCAAAAATGAATGATGTGACCATGATTGTGTTTGATTTGCGCATTTTTCAGCAGGAATTAGGTCAAATTGACCAACAAAACCCGCCCAGCATCCTTGATGCAGTGGGTAAAATGGGTATTACCCTCCCCGATTCCCCACCTCTCCAACAGGTTGAAGAAGAGAATGGCCCTCAGTTTGGCCAAGGGCAGGCTTGAAAGCAGGTGAAAACATGTTATTCGGAAACAATCAACAGCAAAGCGGTGCACTGAACCTTGGTGCGCCAGCCAATACTCCACAACAGCCCTTCCAATTCGGTCAGCAGCCGCCCAGTGCCATGCAAAACTTTGGCCAAAGTGCGTTTGGTGGCAGTATGATGCAGGGTATGGGTATGAATCCGGGCATGATGCAGCAACCCGTGGCCCCGCCCAGTGAAACTGAAATTCAATTGGCACTCATGCGCTCTGTCGCACCTATGGACAGATTCGTGGCATCAGCCCAAATGGCCACGCTTGTGCAGATGCTGAACGACCTTGTTAGTTTCTCAGTGCTGGAAGTGATGAAAAACGCCACTTTTGTCATCAACGAGGACGATGGTACCATGAAATTGGATGTTACTTCACTGCCTTCCAACCTTCAAACCATGAGTGCGGAGAATGTCACCAATCAATTTAACCAACTTCAAAGCACCAGTCAGCAAAACATCCAGCAAATGGAGATGCAGCAGCAACAAATCCTTGCTATGGCTCAGCAATCGCTGATGGGTGGGGCACTTGCAGCGGCTATGGCTGACGAAGGTATGATGCAAAAGGTGGGTGGCGGAGTTGGCTCCTTCGCTCGTAGTATGTTGGGAGGACGATGATATGGTAGATAGTGGTATACCGGGATTTTACTATGGCTTTGCCATGTCAACACGCGACATTTTTGCCCCAAAGAAGAGCGTCATTGTAGATATGGTGATGGTACAGGTTTTGACCATCATCGTCACCCTTTCACTGGTGTTGTTGACGGGCTCGGGTAAGTTGTCTTCGGACACAATGGCTTACATGATGGGAGCCATGATGGGTGCGATTTTGCTTGCTACGGGGATTTACACCCGTATTTCACAACAATAGTCACCACTTGTCTTGTGGACAGGTGGATGATTTGAGCGAGGCTTTTGCTCGCATGAAGCATCCACAGTCTTTGCACCGTGTACCTGTCCAACTTGGGCACTCTTGACAGATAGCGAGTCTGCGACTCCGCTCTTCGGGACTTACTTTTCGTCGCAAAGCCACATCTCTTGCGGCCTTTGATAGCGAAACAGCCGTCTCCTTTGTCATCGGGATTCCGGCGACTTTGACATCCATTTTGGGCAGTCTTGGCACAGTGTTTCCTCGCTGTTCTTTCCTAAAGGCTTATCGTTGGGCGTAGCATGGACCACGCATGGGAGGTCGGCAGACCAAGCGTTCTTGCCCTTTTTGCCAAGACCCCGACCGTGACAAACTTGAGATGAGCATTGCTCAAGGCATCGCTGATGTTCGCACCATGGACCGCGATAAAGGCTGGCGGGCCAACACGGCAGAACGCCACATGAGAAACCACGCTGGTGAAAATTTAGAAGGTTCCAACTATCGCTGCGTGATATGCACGGACGACCACCGAAGCATGTACGAAGTCGCTTATTTTGACGAGGGCATGACCACCGAAGAGATTGCCCAAGAGTTGAATTGCAGTGAGGCTACAGTCTACAAGCACATGAAAGAGCACTTCCAGCCCATCGTCAAGCAAAGTGCATCGGCTATTGTGTCCATTAAGGTGGGTCAAGAGGCTGATATCCTGCGACACAACACTGAGCGCCTCAATGAAAAGTTGTCTCGCTACATGGACGAGGTCAGCATCCACGATGACGGGGCTGTTTCGGACATGGTTAAGTTGAGCAAAGAGATTCGTGAGTCCATCAAGGACTTGACTTCGTTCCAAAAGGCGTGGGTTGAACCCGAGGAGAAAATGGTCGCAAACACCATCAACATCCTCAAAGTTGAAATGGCGAAAGAAAGTCCCGATACTTGGAAGCGTGTCAAAGAAGCCTTGCTCACACAGGAAGGCGACGAAATTGACATCAGCGGCATGTTAGAGCAGGAGGATAGCGCATGACCAGTAGCATGGGTACCGGCACTGACACCCGCATGTACTCCCCTCGGTCCGAATCGGACCACCTGTACTCGGACGGTGAAGACTACCGACACGGTAAGGGCTCGCCCGAACACGAGGACGAGATGAAAGACAAGAAAATGAAGGAGAAGGAGGAGCGTGTCAAGACCCGTGAACTCCCCCATCTCAAGTTCAACATTGAATCGGCCGAGCAGGACATGGGTATGCCTGCTCCTATGCCGATGGACGAGCCACAAGAGGACATGATGGAAGAAACGCCCATGGCTCAGCAGGGTGAACTTAGCGCTCTTACCGGTTCTCCGGGCACCGGCTCACCCGAAGCCAGCATTAGTTTTGGTGCACAGGCGCTCAGCCCGTATGGTCAGCAGACCATCATGGCCAGCGAGCCGATGGACATCGCTTTCCAACTGCTCAAGCGAGATGGCGACTTCTCCACTCAGCCGTTCAAGGCTCCCCCCGGTGGCCGCTCTCGTCAAAAACAAGCAACATCCATGCGTGCTAAGCGACAGGCTCGCACACTCAGCCCTCGCACGGAAAAGGGTGGCATGGTTAATGCTGATAAAGCCGTTGAGATGTCTCACCTTGGCATTGATACCAAGCAACCCCTGCGTTTGTTCCCCGACAAATACCGTCAAAGCCTTGGTACTCGGGCCATGCAGGCCAATCGTGGTAACATTGCGCTCCCCTATCAAGGGCACAACATTGAGCGCCGCACTCCTTTCAAGCCCATGACCATGAAGTCCGAACTTCAAGAAGTGCAAATGCTTCTCAAGTCGGCTTCGGGCTACCTTCACCTCAGTCAATTGCGCAACATTCTGCGAGACTTGAAGCGAGCCATCGCTCGCAAGGAGTCAGCCAAGAAAGCGCCGCCGTCCGGCAAAGGCACTTCCAAAGAAGGCGAGGCTGGGCACCGTGATGGTGAAACCACTCAGCCCCAAGGGCGCACTGACAATGTAGAGGCTGATGAGTTCCGTTCTGCCGGTGCCTCCGGTCACCAGTTTGTGAGCAGGGGTAGCGGGAGGACGGCTTGATGTTCCGTGTTCACTACTCGTCGGACTCACTGGCCAAGAGCCGTGGCGGGTTTGACATTGTGGACACGCTTCACCGCACATGGAACCTCATGAAGCAGCAGATGGTGCTTCGCAAGTCCTACGGCCTGTACCACATTGGCGAGGATGAGACGCACCCGATTCGCCACTGGGCACCCGAAGAAGCATTCAATCCACCCGAAGACATTGGTTGGTACGACCAGTTTGAGGGGCCCGAAGGCATGCGGGCGCACCACCCGCCGTTTGGCCACGATTTCAAAACCGGCCGCCTCCTTCATCGCACTCGCAACGGGCAAACTGTTCCCGAAAGCGCCCACCCGCTTGACTACATGATGGGGCACATGCATCACAAAGTGCGAGAACATTTCATTAAAAACGGTGTTAATCCGGACGCTACGGTTGAAAGTGGTGAGCCTATTTGGTCAATGGACCATGTCAAACACATGTTCAATCACGCTATCAACATACACAACAAGACTGGAGATAACCTCCCTAATGTAAACAGTGTGCTATGGCGATTGAACACCACGAGCGGGTTTGACGGGGACAGTGTCGGCAGTGAACGACAGGCCACAACGGATGATGGCCGACCAATTAACTACTCCACGAACATGGGGAACATGCACGATTTAGAGGGCGCTGACAAAGGAATGTGGATTGATGGTGGTGTCCATCCCATGTATAAGGACACGGCCCGAGTAGCGCAATTCACTTTTGACATGTACGAAAAACTGCTCGGCATCCCTATGCCGAAGGTTGATGACTTTGCTTACCTCACCAGTTCCAAAGTCCCTCTTCAGAGCATGACTTTTGGACGAGTTCGTCCGTTGAGGCGGGAAGAGGCTGAGGAGCATTTTGGCGAAGGTGGAAGCGGTATGATTCCCGGTCACAAGTCGGGGAAAGTTGTTGAAAATTATCACCCGCTGGATGTAGCGCACTTTGCTCCCAAGGCGTTGTTTGCTACTCCGACACGAAACTTGGGGGCTAAGCAACGAGCCCAAGGTGAAGATTCGGCTGAAATCGCATCTCGTGCTAACGAAATTATCCGAGAACTTGGCGAAATCGGCATTAACATCACTCCCGAAGAAGCCATGCAATACGCAGCCATGCCCATTTCACAATTCTTGATTGGTGGGACGGGACACCAAGTGAAGGCCGGCTCACGAGCACCAGCCATTTTGAGAGGAGTGGCAGCATCACTTGGCGTGGATATGGAGTCGGGTATGTATAAACGGGTTCGGGATTCAATTGGAACTCGCAGAGGCGCTTCAAAGAACAGAGGACTTTCTCGCTCTCGTGATTTGTACGCTATCCCTTGGGTGCACTCACTTAACCTCCTTGCATCGGGTCAAGCCGAGAATCAACAGGATGCTTGGATGCAGGCACTTGACAACTTTCGCAACGCAGACTACGACCACAAAGACCATGCTTATGACGAGGCAAACCACGACGCATACCTCCAATTCGTCAATGCGTTCCGTAATACCGACGGACATAGAGGACAAGTGTCTCAAATCACTGGTAAACTCCCCGAGGCTCACAAAGACCATCCTCATCACGACATTCACTCGTCTGTACCTCCACATTGGGAGGGGCATGTACACGCTCTGCCAGCAGGAATTTCGCCAACGGCTGACCGGGTACAGGAAGTCACTGCCAACATGCTGGCGCAAAATAGAAGAGAGGAGCCACCCCGTAAACGAGCCATGGAGGATGCCGCCGCTGCTCCTGTCAGTATGGAAGAACTTCAAGCGGCTCGCTCTCAATTGAACAACCCTTCGCAGCGCGTAAGGGAGGCTTCTGCGGTCTTACCCCAGCCGACTTATGACCTTGAAGGCAATCAAGGGGTATCTCGCCAACAACGATTGGACGACGGTAGCATCATCACTTCTTCTGAAGAGCGCACGGTTAGCGACCTGCTCAAGACCATGGAGCGCATTCAATTCAAAGAAGCAAGTCAAGACGCTGTGGTCAAATCACTGGCCCAGTATCGGTCCCGAATCACCAAGGCTGACGATGTCAGTGCCGTAGCCAAATCGCTCGGCATCAGCGTGATGGATGTTCACGGCATCTACCACTCACACGGCGATTGGCACCGTGTGGCAAGCGACTGGAATGTCGGTCCCGAAATCGTCAAGGCGGTCAAGGTCACCTTTGGGGGTGGCGCTTGATGGAAGGTGAAGTGTTGGTCAAAGCCCGCCCTCGTCTTCAATACAACATGAGTGGTCAGCCCAGCATGTATTTTGAACGAGACGGCCGTGGCGAAAGTGCTACCCCAACAAAGCGTGAGCGTTTAGCCGGACTTGCTGGCGGATTAGTTGGCGTAATGGGCGGGCTTACAGGTAAGCATCGTAGCCTTGGCAGTTTGTTGGGTAGCATGTACGCTGGCAAAGTCCAAGGTGAAGGCATTGGTCGTGGTCTTGCTGGTAAAACTGTTTCCCGAGCACGGCGTGCAGAATTGAAGGAGCAGGAGGACCGACTTGCAGCAGAGGCTCAAAAAGAAGGTCAGCGGAGATTTAGAGAAAGGCGACCAATTGGCATCCGTGCTCGCAACGCTCGCATGCTCGCTGCCGAAGATGAGGCGTTAGCACGAGCGGGTTCGGCGGAAGAAGAATTGCGAGCCTCGCAAGCGGCTTCTAAACGAATGGGTAAAATTGGTAGAGACTTCCGAGTAGCGCAGAATAAAGCGGAGCGTAGAGCGGTTAGCCGAGAAGACATGTCAAGGGCTCGTGCACTACGGGGTATGAGTCCGGCGCAAATAGAGCGGTTTAAAGAACTGGACTCAGCGGGTCTTGAAAGGTTACAAGCGATTGCTGGCATATTGGATGAAACGGTAAATCCGTACGCTCAAATCAACCCAACTGTAGGAGAAATGAATCAGCAGCAAGTTCCTCAAGGAACAGTTCAACCGCTGCAATTCGGCCCGGGCGCTCAAATGACTTTGCAGGCAGGTGAAGAGATTACACCGGAGCATGCTGACCACAATAATGAAGGCTTGACAACTCAACTCGGACTGGATATTGCTGACGAGCAAGAAAAGGAGTCGGAACAAACCATGGGGTTGGGACAGTCTGAGTTTGGTAACCTTTTGGGCAGGATGGGGCCACAATGAGTGATAATCCTGCCATCAAAGACCTCGTCCATCAAGTGGACACTGAGATGTGCAAGAAGAGTTTCAAGTATTTTTTTCACGACATTTTGGGGTTTGACTACTCCTATCACCACGGTTGCTGGGAGAAAGGGCTGAATGAAAACCGCTACTACTGCGTGAAGGCGTCCCGTGACCACGGTAAATCCGTGTTCTTCATGTCCTACGCTCTGTGGTTGGGAGCGTTCCAGCCCAACACGCACATCATGGTGTTCAGTCACAGTCTTGAGCAGACCCTTGAGCACATGCGTTTCATTCGCAGCAACATTGAGGGCACGGACTTGCTCAAGCATCTCAAGCCTTCGGGCAAGCCGTGGGCCAAGTCCTACTTTGAGTTCACCAATGGCAGTCGTATTATGGCCAAGTCGGTCGGTGGTGCTACTCGTGGGTTCCACCCCGATGTCGTGGTCTGCGACGACATCCTGTGGGGAACGACCACGGGTGAGTTGCAGCGTGCGGCTGACTGGTTTTACACCGTCCTTCTCCCTGTGTTGCACCACACGGGTCGCATGATGATGGTCGGCACGCCGTTTTCTTACGACGACCTGTACGCTGAGTTGGAGGAAAAAGACACCTTCACGGTAGAGACATATCCTGCTATCAACGACAAAGGCGAAGCCTTGTGGCCGGAGCGATGGGACTTGGATGCTCTCAAAATGCGTGAGTCGTCCATGCCTGCTATCCGGTTTGCTCGTGAGTATTTGTGCGAGCCAATCCACGACACCTCCAGCATGTTCCCGCACAGCCTGCTTGAAGCAGCCCGTGACCCGAACCTCAAGGTCATGGACTACGCCGAGCACGAATACGACGAAAATGGTGAGAAGGCCGGACTGTTTGGACAGCATTTCATCGGCTGGGACCCGGCAATTGCGTCGGATAAGAACGCTGACTACACCGCCATGGTGGTGATTCGCACTGTGCCGGGCGACGGCACCAAGCAAATCGTCCATGTCGTCAACGAAAAGGGACTTGGTGGCATGGCGCAAAAGAAGCGCATGCTCATCCTCAACAATCGGTTCCAGCCCGACCTCATTGAGTTGGAAGGTAACAACTTCCAGCGCATGTTTGAGGCTGAACTGCGGGACATGCGTGATGACATTCCCATCAAGACCTTCATGACCACTCGTCAGCGAAAGGAGTCCATGTTCATGAGTTTGCTTTTGGCCTTTGAGCAGGGCCAACTCAAAACGCCGTGGGGCGATGAGAAGAGCAAGGAGTACACGAGGATTTTGGAGACGCAACTGAGTCGTTTCGGTATGAAGCGCAACGGCCGACTTGAGTCGGTGGGCAGCCACGACGACTTGGCTATGGCTGTGGCTCTTGCCAACTGGGGCACCAAGGAGTTCAAGGGCAGCATTATGCTGCTGGACGACGACGACTTACCCGGCTTTGACAAATGGTTCTTGGGCGCACCGAGCATGCCCAACCCCCGTTTCGGAGGAGATGATATTTTTGTGGCTTAGGGACCTAAACTCTCATAAGGAGATGGCCCCGCTCAACTACGAGGAGGGTGCGCTGTGTGGTCATCGTTGAAGGTCGGCGTTGGTGAAAACTTCGTTGATTTGGGGGATGAATTGGGCAACATGGTCGCCTCCACACTTTCTCACCACCCACTGGTCAAGCAAGACCCGTCCACGGCTGTCATTATTGCCAAGGAGGCCTTGCCCCGTGCAGAAGAGCCCGACATTTTCGTAGAGATGCATGAGTTCCCTGTCAACGGAGACTCGTGGTTTGTCAGCCATTTTGGTAAGGACGCCGATGATGTCGTCAAAAACTTCAAGCGTGCTCGTCGGCACATGAAAGACATGCGTGACGAGATTGACAAGGCCATAGAAAGCGTGCGCACCATGAAGGCAGAAGAGGTGCAGAAGACTTTGGAGTCCATTCCTTGGGCAAAGGAGCATCACAGCGCTATACGCAACTTGGGGCTCAGTGATAGGAACTTGAAATCACTTCGCTTGTTTTCCAAGTCTCGTGAAAGCACACTTCGTCGGGCGTGCATTATGTGGGAAGTCGCTGATGAAACCCTCAAAATGCTGGACGAGTTTGAGGATGTTTGGGGAGACGAAGAACGATTTGCTTGGGTTAATGCCATGCAACAGCGGCAGGATGCCAAGAAAATGTGGCGCAATGGCCTTCATCAAATTGATAGTTTGACCAAGCAGCAGCAGGGTATTCTACAAATGGCAAAGGAAGAACTGGTGGAAAAGGGGCACATGAGTGCACGGTCCATCGCCTCTAACCTTATTGCCAAAGGGGGCGGTCGTGTTGAGGCTGTCAGCGTTTCGCAATTGCTCAAAATGTACGGTGAAGAAATTGACATCATCAAGGCCCCAAGGCGTGGTGAATATGCTGTGCTGACTTCACACGGTATTATTGTCAAAGACCCGTGGGCCTACGCCGCTGGTTTCTTTGACGCAGACGGCTCAATCTACATCACCAAGCGTGGAGAAGTGCGAGCCTCCGCTATCGCCACAGGCGACCGTGGTAAAATTCACTGCGAGCGTTTGCAGAAAACACTGGGTTGCGGCATCCTCAGCCTCAATGAAAGCATTGGTAAAAACAGCAACCGCAGCGTGCACCGTGTCAATTTCCAATCCAAGTCCGATGTCAAAAAAGTGCTTGAAGGCATCCTTCCTCACCTGCAACTCAAGTCCATGCAGGCTAAGGCCGCTCTCCGATGCCTACAAGAAGAGGACCCCCTTCTCAAAGAACAACTCCGGTTGTTTGTTCAGCATGAAAACTGGAAAGACGACCCCGACGCACTGGCAAAGAAAATGGGAGAATGGACGGTTGACAAAGACACGGTAATGGGTTGGAAAGAGGTGTTGTAATGGCAGAAGAAAAAGGTAGAGTTTCAAGAGCCCTTAGCGGGCTGGCCGACCGTTTCCGTCGCCGACGCACCCCCGAACCACAGATGCCTTTGTGGACCACGGGTATTCAAGAGCCCGTCATTATGCAGGGTATTACCATCCCTGCTCTCTATTCCGTGGCTCACGAGAATGTCATTTTGAGAACCGTTATCACTACGCTCCAGCAGGAGATTTTCCGACGAGGCTACTACTGGGAGAAGGCGTATCACCGAAAGTGCATGGTCTGCGATAAAGAGTACCAGCATGATGTGGAGATATGCACGCAGTGCGATTCTACTGAACTGGAAAAGCCCGACCCCGACAATCTCGTCTACCCCAAGTGGCTGATTGAACAGCGCAACAGCATGGAGCAGCGCTTCATTGATGTGCTGCGTGAGATTGAATTTGATTTGAATATTGTGGATGATGCGTTCATGATTTTGGTCAAGGAGTATTATGTGGACCCGGAGTCCAATGAGATTCAATTCTACCGTATCAAAGAGATTTTGCGAGGCGACCCGATTTTCATGCGCATTGTTGCTGACAAGCGTGGCGTGCGTGGTGGTCGCTACAAAGTCTGCCCCATCCATCGTGACCAAGTTCGTGGCTACACGCAGAAGGAAAACAACTGTGAAGTCTGTGGGCACGAATTGGAGGATGTTCACCATGTCAACACGGCAGGTGCAGGAAAGTCCCAATACTACATTGAGGGTGAAGTTATTCATGTCAGCAAGTATCATCCGTCTAAACTCTACGGTCGCTCGCCCGTGGCCACCATTTGGCGACAAGCCATGACGCTCACGGCCATGGACAATTATATGTACACAGCCTACTCAAAGCGTCGTGTCCCTCGTGGTTTGATTTCAATCACGACGGACAATGTAGAGTCCATGAAGTCTTTTTGGAAAGGCGTGGACGAAAAGTTGGAGCGTGACCCTCACTACATTCCTAAAATCGCTGTTGAAAGTCAGCAGGGTCGTGGCGGTGTGAATTGGGTCAAGTTCATGGACACGCTGGAAGAGATGCAATATATTTCAGTCCGTGATGAAATGCGAACCCGCATCGCTGCATTCTATGGTGTCTCCAATGTGTTCATGATGGACACAGGTAAGTCCGGTGGCCTCAACAACGAAGGTCTGCAAATCCTCGTAACCAATCGTGCCGTGGAAGCGGGGCACAAAGTCTACACTGAGAATCTGTTCCCTCGTTTGATGGAAGAGATGGATGTCCGTGACTGGAAACTTACGCTGTACCCCAACGAAGAAGAGGACGAAGTCACTCGCCTGCGACGAGACGAGATGGAGGTCAACATCGCCCAGCGCATGGCTCAACTTGGCTATCAAGCCGAACTGGTTGAAGAAGGCGGACGAGACATTCGCTTCATCTACAAGAAACAGGACATGCCTCCGGGCCAGCCCGGTATGCCCGGTATGCCCGGTATGCCCGGCGGCCCTCAGCCCATGGCGCAACCGGGTGGTTTGCCGACTCGCAACATTCCTCCGCAATTGGCGGGTAGTCTTGCGGGCGCTGCCAGTGCAGGTATGGCGGCTATGAACCCCGGTGGCGAAGGTAGAGGCTTGCGAAACCGTGGTCCTGCGGCACCTCAGCGATTCCAAACAGCCGGCTCCGGCTCACCAATTGGCAGTGTTCAGCAGCGCGGTCCCCCAGCGGGGCCAGTAGAACAAGCACGCCGGAATACGGGCGGTTTTTGAAGCAAACTTAAAGACAAAGGTGGTAGTGGGATGAACATGGACCTCTTGAAACTGGACCCTATGGCACGCAAAATGCGCAGTCATGTTGATGCTTTTTACAAGGCATTGGAAAACAACGACCAAAACAGCGCGATTGACCACATCAATGAGGTTCGCAAGTTCGCCGAATATCTCTCCGAGGATGTTTCTTCGGCCATCACGAAGTCGGCTACGCCTTCTTCGGTTGGCGTCAACGACATCTACGCAGGTGGCGTGCCTGTGCGCAAGTTCAATGAAATGCAAAGTGTACATGCAACCACTGACCGTGTGTTGCCCGGCACCATCCGCACTTCACGCCGTGGCCCAATCATGAGCCAGCGTAACAACCGAACACTTTGAGGTGAACAACTTGACTGACGACAATGAGGGGACCGTCGCAGAACAGTTGATGAACGCCTTGATTTCCAAAATGGAAGTTATGGATAGCAACCTGCAAGTGCTAAAAGCCGAGAATGAAGTTCTCAAAGGACTGGTCGGCGACCCAGCAGCCTTGCTAAAGAAAGCCGGCTTCGTGTCCCGCAAGACGGTGGCACCTGTGGATGTCATGCCCGACATTTTCCGTGGCGATTCTCACTTTGATATTTTGAAGAACGACAACGGTAGTGGAATTGAAATCCCCACCTCCAACCAAGAGTTCCATGAAATGGACTGGGACGATATTCACCAACTTGCCGCCGAGGCCAAGAGTGCAGGAGCCCTCGGCAACCAAACAGGAATTGAGTGATACCATGAAGCCACGATTTGAACCACGGGACCCGGAGTTTGACCAACTGTTGAAGGAAGCCATTGAGTTGGAACAGCGTTTGCTCAAGGAGCAGGGTGTTGAGTTCACTCAAAAAGAAGGCACCGACCTCGGTGATGTTCAGTTCCATGTGCAAGTCGGTGGCGAAACCGGTGTGCAGAACCAATACTACAGCACTAACCAGCGCACCATCAGCGTAGAGGACATTGCCAACAAAGGAGCCATCTCCGAGAAGTCAAATGTTCTTGACAAAAACCCCCACTACCCTACGGCTCTTTCCACTTTGGACGCTCACTTCCTTGACGGCGGCTCGCAAAAAGTGCAGAAGAGCCTCGTCGGCGCTGATGAGCACAAGTTTGCTGTGAGCGAACTTCGCAAAGCGGTGCAGAAACTCCGAAGCCGCCTTTGAAGGCGGTGATGGTGTGTCGGACGACATCCTTCTCAAAGACGAGTTTGATGTGGCTGACCAAGTCACGAGTGCTCAAACTCCTTCCCCCAACTTAGAACCTGTAGTCACCGGGCGAGAAGGTGAATACCCTGCACCGGATTTTGAAATCAGTGCAGGGACGCAAATACCCGAAACACTGGCCCCCGCGCACCCTCATGCTGAACGCATGACCGGGATTATGGACTTCTCCGAAATACCGGGTCGCTGGACATATGAAGGAGCCAACGAGCCATCCTTTGCACAACAGTATTCCGATGCTGGTCATTTTCCCGACACTTCTGCTCTCCATCCCGAGTTCAACCCACTGTGGTCCGGCCACCACCCCGAATTGGAAATTGCTCCTTTGTTTATCCGCAAGGTCCGTTCGTTTTACGAATCCGGGCAGTCGGCAATTGATGCACAAAAAGAAATGAATTGGGTTCTGCATCACATGACCTCCGGCAGTGGTGGCCAGCGCAATCCGATTCTCAACGCTACTGCTATGGGTGCTTTGGGCAGTGAGCATACCTCTCATGCACTATACGAGAACAATTACAATGATTGGTTGGACACCCCTATCTATGCAGACGGTGGTACCGAGCGAGATGAAATGCAATACTACCTTGATAATGGCGCTTCACAAGAGGTAGTTGATGCGGTGTTTAGAAAGAAACACCTCGTGGAGTACGAGAAAAAATGGCAACACGACCCCGAGTGGAAGTTGGGTGAGAAGGACTACTACCACGGCATGGAGTGGCTGAATCATGCCGAGCGAGAAGAAGCCTACAAGCACATGTACACCAAAGGTACAGACTCAATTTCTCATCAAAGCATACCTTCTCTTGACCAAAAATTTTCTGTACCTCGTGCTAAATACAGCAGGGCTCAGCGTGAATCTCCTGTGCACAAGCACTTCACAAGAGAGCCCATGAATACAGGTGAGCCCATTCAATCACCTATACTCAAAGACCCCTCGGTCACCGACAGTCGCCGCTTTATCTTTGAGCGCCTTTCCGGTAAGCGGGGTGAAGGATTTTATCAAGGGCTCATGAACCACCACACTTATCACACTGCAATTGAGCGTCAGCGGCGTAGCGAGTACAAAACGGCAAAGGAACCAAAGTACGGCTATCAGTTGAATATCAATCGGGACACAAGAGAAGTTTCAATGAAGCCGATTTCATCAAAGCACTTTGAGCCCAATAAAGAGGGCAAACTTACACCTCGGGGTTTGGGTCGGAAAGAATTGATGCTTATGGCGGGTGTAGAGTACGACAAAGAAAGAGACGAGTACAAATTTTACCCGGAAGGTCAACATCCATTTTACAGCAGTTGGAACCCCAAGGCCAGCAATGTCACTTGGACAGAAGGCCAAATCAAAGACTTCTTTACCGTCATGGATGAGGAGCGCAACGCTTTCAAAATGCAGAATGATGTAGCAAATGCTCTCCAATTTCATGTCAACCATGCGGTTGCTACAGAAGGTACTGGTGCTCATCCCGAGATGTACACAGGCGGTGACCATAGTACACTCTCGTCGTGGTGGAGTTTGCACGGTATTGGTGGTCACGGTTCAACTTACAGCAAAAAGCGTGATATGACCCATAGTGCGTTTGAGTTCCCTAATGGTACAACCATTCACACACAGGGTCCTGTACCTTTGAACCCCGAGTTCATTGAAGCCGAGGAAGAATCCTTTGAAGAAAAAATTGCCCGCAAGAAAAGGGAAGCGAAGGAAGCGGTAAAGGAAGGCCCGAGAGGCACCCCCACCACTGTTCTACCCCTTGAGTTTCAATCATCCGACAATGTTGAAGAGCAAAGAGAGGCAGTTAACCTTTCACAAAGAGGCGAAGGCGGGGCAGTCGTTGCACGAGAAGGAGCCGAGGGACTGGCTGCGCCGTTCGGTGAGCCCCAAGTCAACGCTATGCTGTCAGACGGCACCTACATCGTAGCCGACCCGACCAACATCAAAGTCGGTATGCTTCCTCATTCTGTTGCACCAAGGCGACGATTTGGCGGTAACGCTCACGCTGCCCGTAACAGCAACACTTGGGCATCCTCTTATCACAATAAGCAGTTCTTAATTCAACATGACATGCTCGCTACTGACGCCACCGAACAAGGGCAAGCAGCGGCACGAAAGCACAAGGCGAAGCATTTGTTTGGGGAACACAACTCGCTGGTCAACTTAAACAACAAATTTCGTCGCCAAAACAACACAGATACTGACCGCTATGCAGCGAAGTATCATCATCTCATTCCAAGCATCATGGGCTTCGTTGCTCCCTCGGCCAATCCTCAGTCGGGCATCCATCATGCTCGTAATATGCCCGAAAACGCTCACTACACAACGGCAACTGCTGCTGACTTTCAACGGATTTTAGTTTCCCCCACAGCGCAAGAAAAGGTCTTGCGAGAAGAGGGAGGTAATTTGCCTATACGAGCGGGCATGCCAGTTCCAAAAGAAGTGAGGGAAGTTGAAGAAAGACTTGAAGAGGCCCAAAACAAGTTTAGGCGATTGCATGAACTTTACGACCAATCTGCGAAAAGTTCCAAAGTGTCGGAAGAAGAGAAAGAGAGAATGATGGCGAGCATCAAATCCGAGATGCTAACACAAGAGGCACTGATAGACCAATTGAAAGACGAGCGAGATGAAGTTGCTGAGGAAAAGTTCCCGCAGGACAACTATCATCGCCAGCAAATCAACCTGTTAGAGCAAGAGTTAGACCATGCTCACGCTGACTACCTTGATGCAAAGGAAGAATTGGATGAACTGCTTGAATACAAAGAAGAGCGTAATGACAACAGTGCACACCTCCAAGAAAAAATTGATGCCAGCGCAGAAAAGGTTTCACAACACTACGGACTTATCAAAGAGTTGGAAGAACAGTTGGACCAACACTTCGTGAGTCCAAAAACAGAGGCGGCACGCAATAAAGAATTTGATAATTTGAAGCGCGTTCTCGCAAACCACTCAAATGTTATCGCTCAATACGGTGCTACGGCTATTGCTCAAGCGGCTGCTGAACAAGGATTTGACCTTGTTGCTGAGATGGGTCCCGATGTAGCAGCCGCTTTCAAAATGCGTCACGGCAACACTTACCTCAACACCGTACCTCACAGTGTCCACGGTGCGAAAGCACTCCACCCTGCCGAAGTAGAGGTGGTAGAAAATACGGGTGAAGTTGGCTTGGACCTTGCTCGGCTTGGACTCAATATCCGGCACCTTGCCCCACAGTTGCACGGAAAACCACTTTCGTTAGAAAGTCCACCCGAAGAGTGGCTTGAGGCTTTGGGCATGCAGGCTTCCGAATATGACCTTGAAGGTAACAAGACAGCCGGTAAGACCAACATTGCGAGGGACGAAGCAGTTGCCAAATTGCGAGCAGTTCATAAAGAACTCCAAGGACGATTTCCCGACATTGATGCCTTTCATGTTTTGCCAGTAACTCATTTACTGCAATCTGTCGGCGGTATGAAAGGCCTTGACTTACGCGGATTTGGTGATTTGCATTCGCACATCAAGGATGAATTGTCCTACTACATTGATGAAAACGGTGACAAGCAGCCCAAATTCGCACCAATGAATCGCACTGCCCCTCCACATCAAGTCCGCCTAACCAACGATGCCCACGACAAACCGGAACAAGTAAGTGAAGACGACCGAGCCTATGCGCGGCATCAGCGCCGCTACAAAATTAACAGGGCACTTGAACGATTGGTCAATTTGACACTGGGTGCGCAGCGTGAGCATGCCGCTGAAAACGGTATTCTTCTTGCAGAAGGTGATTTTTTAGGTCGGCACCGCATCAAAAAACCGCGAGGTGGTTCTAAAGCCGAGGTACGAAGGAAAAGAAACGATGCGGCTGCGGAGCGTAAGTTGGACCTCCTTGATTCGTTTTTCATTGTGCCAAAAGGCTACGAGCCAAAGCACAAGCCTACTCGTAAAGCCACAAAATTGGACTTTGTTGAAAAGGAAATAGGTGGACCAGCAGGTAGTCATGAGAACGACGGGGTCATGTCGCTGTATGACAGTCCTGCCTATTGCATGAATTACGGAACTGTTCACGATGTACCATTTGGTTGTCATATTGACGAAAAAACTGGGGCAATCCGCATTTACCGGCGTAAAGAGTCAAAGAAAGAATCGCTGGTAACACCACTTTTAGAACATGTTCATGCGCTGGTCCCACAACACCGTGAATACTTCGGGGACCACCGTAATGAAGTTCCGTTGGAAGCACAACCTCGTGCCTTGCGAAGAAACAAATTGGGACGAAGCCATAATGAGGAAGTAAGTGCTCCCGCTAACAAGATGGATGGTCCTTCGCTCTTGGCTTCGCTCACAAATCCGGATTATATTCGCAAGGATATGCCGGACGGTGTACCGTCGCTGCAAGCCATGCACCGCATTTTTGAACTGGATGACATGGAGCATTTGAAAGGCTTCACGGGCGACTGGGTTGTCAGCGATTTCCCCGAAGGCCCCCGCTTCTTTGTCACCAAGAAGGACGGCGACATTGAATCCAAAGCAGACCTGTCGGATGAAGAAAAGGCTGCGTTCAAGAAAGTCAGCGACAAAGACTTCGTGATTGACGCTATTCGTGGCAAGGATGTCATTCACATTTTTGACATATTGGAGTTTGACGGCAATGACACTTACGACATACCCATCCAAGAGCGCATCAAAATCCTGCGAGGGGCGCTTGAAAGCGTGGAGATGGTTCACACGCCCAGTGCATCCGACACGAAACTCACCGACGACGCTGGCTTGGCGTCGGCTGTCAAGAACTTGGAAGGTCCACGCATTTTGATGCGGGACGCTAAGTCTGCTTACATGAAGGGCGAACCACGCCACCCGAAGTGGGTGATGCTCCAGCCCGGTTCGGAGATTGTGCTGATGGTTCTTGACCGTCGTGGTGAGGGGCCGTATCAGTATCGCCTTGGCACTGGACCGATTGCTCACGGTGAAGACTTGGGCGACCGCCGTGTCAAGCATGAAGGTGACGACTACATGGATGTGGGCGCATCGTTCCAAAGCAAAGACAAGTATGATGTTGGGGACTTGGTCCGTGTGGATGTCACCAATGTAACGGAGACTGAGGCTTCGGAGAAGCAGAAGGTCTACACTGTACACGCCCCGAAAATTGAAGGCGAGGCTGAGGGTGAAGGACTGGTTAGTTCCGAATCCTTGTCCATGCTGGCGAAGGGTGAGTTGTACCATCATCCTGTAGAAGTGTTCCGAAAAGGCAGGTATGTGCAAATTAAAATTGGCGACAGTGCGGTCGTCTACAAAGCGACAGTGCGAGACGACGAGTGGTCGGTGCACACACCCGAGGCTGACAACCCGTATGTGCTTCGCCTTAGCGAAAATCAGCGACCGTTTTGGTCCCCAGTCGTTGGTGTGCTTCTCAAGGGCGAGTTGGAGATTGAGGAAAAGGCCGAAGTCAAAGAATCTACAGAACCAGCCGAACCACTCACCAAACCTCACAAAGTAGAGGGCACAGAATGGAAACGCAAAAAGCGACATATCCTCAACAAGAGCCTGTTGCTGCTGGAGCGACTGTTGGAAAAGAGCAGTGTAGGTGCTGTGGGCGACTATCATAGCGGTGCCAAAGGTTTGGGTTTTGATTACGGTACACCTATAGAATCACCCAGTGGTCCCACGAACCTCAACGATGCTAAGACCATGCCCGACTACGATGTCCGTGACATTGAGCGAGACAACAAAGAGCGAGCCGAGGATAAGAAAAAGTTGCCTAAAAGCGATGCACTGCAAGGCGATTTGGAACTTACGGACGAAAAAGCCGTCATCCATACTGATTAAATACCATGACAAGTGTATTCGCCAGCAATGATGGCCACCGCTCTCCGGACCTCCCCGTTCTCACAGACGGGCAGTATTTCGGTTCTCAAGAGCAGCGGTGACCTTGTTGTTGCAGGCTATGCCTCCGTTGAAATGGTGGACAAGCAAGGGGATTTGATTACCCGAGATGCACTCAAGAATGCTTTTGACGGCTTCATGAAGTCCCAAGAGTTCCGCAATGTCCAGTTGGCTCACTCCAACATTCAAGTCGGTAGCGTCATTGACGCTTACACTGACAGCAGTGGCCGAGTTTGGAAGTCCGGTGTTGATGATGCCGGCCTCTTTGTCGTCATCAAGGTGCGTGACGACATTGAGAAGGCCCGAGAAGTGGCCAATGAAATTCGCAAAGGGTCCCTTCGTGGATTCAGTATTGGAGGACAGGCTTTCAAGCGTGTCAACAAATCCGACAGCCAGCATGGCGACTACACGGAAATCTCCAAACTGGAACTGCATGAAGTTACCATTTGTGAAAAGGGTATCAACCCCGAAGCGACCTTCCGCATATTGAAGGAGGACACCACAATGACCAACGAAAACGAAGCAATGAGCGAACTCTCGTCAGTTCTTGACCGAATTAACCTGCGACTGGATGCCATGGAAAAAGGCGAGGGTGAAATGCCCCAAGGTTTGAAGGAACACATGAAGGACAAGAGAGACGACGACAAACCCGAAGACAAAAAAACCGAAGACAAAGGTGAGGAAATGGCAGATGACGAAGACAAAAAAGAAGGCATGTATGCCAAGAGCGAATACAGTGATGTAATCACAGAAGACTACCTCCACTGGATGGAAAACACCCTCAAGTCCGCTGGCGTGGACACCGATGGTGCTCGTGCACACTTTGACCAACTCTCCAAGGCCAACCTTGGTTCGGACCTCGGTGCCACTGATGGCGCTGAATACTTTGCCGGCCAAGTGAAGGGACGAGCCCAAGAAAACGGCTCACCTTCCACCAACGCTATCGGCAAACTCAACAGCGGCTCCGGCGGCTCAGTTGCTAAGGGATTCTTGTCCCCGAGTGATTTGACCCCAGCACAAGTTGAGGAAGCCTACGCTGCTTACAAGGCTGCTTCCGTTGAGAAGCAACTTAAGAGCAGCCTCGGCGCTGTGTTCGCTGACCGTCTTGCCAAGGAACAAACGGCTGAGGTTGAATCCCGCCGTGCTTCCGAGTTTGACGCTCGTGGCCCCCTCGCCTCCATTGAAAAGGCAGTCGCCGCTCTCAGTGAGCGCATTGACGGCCTCGCCACTGGAGAAGGTACGACCCTCCGCAAGTCGGAGGCCGCACCATCCATCACTGTCCCTTCCACCGAAGACATGGCAAACATGTCGTGGGATGAAGTCCACGCTTTGGCCGGGAGAGCATTTAACTGAAACAGGAGATGATGAAAAATGGCAAGAAATTACCTACGCACAATCAACGACATGGAACGCTACTACTACGGCGCTGGCTCCAACATGGGCTTCGCTTACTCCGGTAGCGAACTTTTGAAGGCAGACGCACCAATGTTGTCCACCACGGCTGGTACCTACCAAGCCATCTACGGACGCAAAGTTTGGTCGCAGTTGAACCAAGAGTTCAACGCCTTCTCCATTCTTCCAAAGAAGCCTTGGGACCGAAGCGGATGGCGTGTTGTCACGGCTCGCCCCGACTCTTCCAAGGGCGGCGGCATCGCTGAGAACGGCACTCTGCCCGACACGACCAAGCCAACCTTCCAAAACATCGCTGCAAAGCCAAAGACCATCGCTCACACCTTTGACATGAGCGAGATGGCCATTTTCCTTAACGACAAGGACGACGGCCTTGGCGACATCCGTTCCATCCTCAAGGAAGAAATGGGTAAGCACCACGCAGAGGAAATCAACAAAATGCTCACGCAGGATGTTGACACCCCTGCCGGCAACGACTACGAGTCCTTGGACCGTATCACCTGTGGCGCTCTTGAAACGGGTGCTAACACTGCCGACAAAATGCGATTTGACAGCAGCGGTACCACCTACGGCAACCTCACTGACGCTGACATCTACAGCATTGACCGCAACGCTGCGGCCAACTCTTGGTCCGAAGCCGAGGTCAGCACCTCCGGTACCAAGGGTACCAACCGTGTGCTCAGTCTTGACCACCTTGACGACATTTTCCGCAAGATTTGGGTCCGTGGTGGCAACCCCAAGGTTATCCTTACGGGCTACGACACCTTGATGCGAATCCAACAACTCCTCCAAGCACAACAGCGATTCATGGAAGAGAAGCGAGTCACCCCTACCTTCAACGGTGTGAAGGGTGTTCCCGGTATTGAGGCTGGTTTTATCGTCGCTACCTACAACGGTGTCCCAATCATTCCTTCCAAGGATGTGGAGTCCGACGGTATCAGCCGTATGTACTTCCTTGACACGGACTACCTGCACTTTAGTGTGGCTAAGCCAACGCAATACTACGAATCCGGAATTGAAACCGGTGACCCATTCGCCATCAACCGCCTCGGTCAAGAGGGATTGTACCGAACCATGGGTGAGGTATGGACGACTTTCTTTGGAGGCCACGGCTCAATCCGAGACTTGGAGTGATGGAGAAACTGAAAAAAACATGGAGATGATGAAAAATGGCAGTAACATTTACACGAACAACTGGCTCGGCAGGAGTCATGACAGTAGACTTTGAATTGGACCTTTACGCAGGCGCTCTCGTTGATGGCACGGATTGGTTGAAGGGTGCCGCTGGCGGCACTTATCCCGGTACCTTGACCGGCTTCCAAGCCACCAACGACGATACGACCAACACGGCTGGCCGTGGACTCAAAATGGTCGTGGGAACTTGTACCTTGGTTCAAAACAACAATGAATTTACTGTTGGTGGCGATGCTGACACAGTTCACGCAATCGTTATCGGCGGCTCCGGTGTGGCAGCAACCTCTTGTTCAGTGGACGCTGGACTTGGTACTGGTGTCATTACCTTTGCTTGCGAAGGTAACTTGACTGGTAGCACTGGATTCATGGCAATTGTGTCGTGAGGTGAATAACCTTGCCCACGATTACGGCACTTGGACCCTTCTTTGAGAAGCGAGTCCCCGGCATGAAGCGAGTGGTTATCCCTCGCCATCAGCCATTGGAAGTGTCTCAAGAATACCTTGACGCTAACCGGCACCTCTTGAACAAGAAGTGGTGGCGGATTGAAGGCGACGCAGGCATTACAGTTGACGAAGGCGACGACGGCGTCCCCGACGCTGGCTGGACCAAGAAGGACATTACGGCATGGATGAAAGAGAAGGGACTTGAAGTCGGCGGCTACGCCACCAAGGCCACTCTCCTCAAATCTGTCAATGCTTTCTTAAACCCGGAACCCGTAGCCGAACCAACAGCCGAAGTTCTTGAAGAAGCAGAGGCAGAAACCCCAACAGGAGATGAATAAATATGGCAGTGACAATTGACCCCCGACCAACCTACTTTGGCGACCGAATCGTCGTGACCGGCTCTTACGAAGCCGCAGACACGAGCATTGACTTGAGCAGTTTGATGACCAGCATTGACTTTGCTGACATCAACCCCACTGCGGCTATGGCACCACTCAACCTTGAGGTTGGTACAGATGCCGGTGCTGGTGACGCTACTCCAATGACCTTCCGAAACTTCGCAACGGTGTCCGGTACGACGATTACCATCAACAAGGTGGAAGCCACTCAAACCGCCATTGGTGGAACTTTCTTCGCTATTGGTCGCCGATGAGGTGGCTTACATGGCAAAGAGCGTCACTATCCTTGGTCCCTACGCCCCAAGAGACTTTCAAGACTCTACGGCTAAGACGACCATTGAGACGGCTATCAGCACAGCGATTGGTTCTAACACCTGCGTGTCAGCAGACCCGCACATGATTCTTGGGAATGTCTTCATATTCGTGACTACCAGTTGAGGTGGTTATGATGGACGAAGCGACCATTGGTCTTGACGAAGTAGAGCGCCTTGAGAAGCGAGGCATCCGCTTTGCTGAACGCTTTGGCGTCGGCTCGGTTCACAACACGGAGCGCCCTCTTGAGGGTATCACCTCCAAGCAACGCATCCGCACACGCAAGACTGGCGATGTTTTGAACATCGGTGCAGGCACTCGCTGTACGGACTGTGGCATGCTCTACTTCTGCTGGGTTGACAAGTGCAGAACCTGTGGCAAGCAAATGGATTATAACTTAGGGGAACATGGTGAGTGATATGGGACGAGTCCTCGTTCGGAAAGCAGAAGGCGATAGGAAGCGTGGCAACTTGCCCAAGCCTATATCCGAGATGACGGACGAAGAGCGAGAGAAGTTCGGACTCCCTTCACGGGCAGCACAGCGCAGTGGCAAAGCACTCAACATTCGTGGTCGCAAAGGCGTCACTAATATTCCTCAAGCACCTCGTGAAGAGCGTGGTGAGGGCCGCTCTGCTGAGAACAGAGTGACTAACATCCCCGAAGCCCTCCAAATGAACCCCAAAACAGGCGCAGTGCGTGTAAAAGAAGGGTTTGAAGGATTCAGTGAAGAAGAAATTCAACAAGCGGCTGAGGACTACGCTCGCCGCCAAGAAGAAATGGGTCCTGCTATCCGTGGACGCCAGCGAGAAGCCTTTGAAGAAACTGATGAAGACGAGCGCACAGAGCGAGATGTCGGTGCCAGTTTCCGAGCGGGCCTTCAATCAAAACGCAAAACCATGTTTGGGCAAATAGACCCCGAAACAGGTAAGCCCCGAGAAAAGGGCTTCGTGTCCCAAAACATCCAAGCCGGCGACGAAGGTGCTGGGCTTGGCAACATTGGGCGTTTGTACGACCCCTACGGAACTCACCCTGCCTTTAAGACCGGAAGAGGCGAAAGTAGGCAACCGACAGAAGAAATCCCAATCCGCAAATTCCTTAACTGGATGCTCACTAACAGGAGTAGGCAATTCCAAGAACTGTTTGGGGCCAATCCCGAAACAATTGTGTCAGCAGGACGAAGCGGGGGCGGGGGCGGTGAAATGCGAGATATGCTCATCGCACAAGCCTTGGCCAGCATCCGACAGGACCCCAGCAAATTCCAGCAAGCAGTAAACAATGAACAACTTGAACTCAGCGTCACTGATGACAGCATGGGCGCACTCGGCTCCACACGAGCCGACTTGAGTGACATGGAGTCTATTAACGACCTCGCACGAACTCTGCGACTCAGTCAGCCCGGTGCAGTGATGTTCCAACAACTGGACAGGATGCTACAAGAGCAAGGGCTTCGTATGACGCCCGAGGCTCAGCGAGACTTAGTGGCGGCTGCTAATCCCGGCAGTTTCGCCGAAGTTCAGCCTATGATGGACAATGTCATGCAAGACGCTATGCAGCAGGCTACGCCTATCACTACGGGTACGGCTGGCATCGCCCCCGAACTCGTAGGGCGAGGCAAGGAGATTTTCATTGACGCTCCCGAAGTGCGCCCCAGTCCTCAAGAGCGGGACCCCAAAGTCACGGCTCAGCAGCGCATGGACATGCAATTGCAGAACGAGTTCCAAACCTTGGTTGACCGAGGGATGGCTACCGACGAAATGGATGACGAAGGTAAGAGGACGATGTTTGAAAAGTTCAAAGCCGCCGTTGAGCAATCCATTGACAATCAAACCGCCCAAGTGTCCGATATGCGACGACAGATGGCAGAAGCAGAAATTGCCCGAAACCCGCTTGCTCGCACTCGGGTTGACATTCAACAGGCTCTTGCAGGCGAAATGGACGAGGGGTTAATGAATCGGATGGCCAGTGAAGCCATGGCGAACGCTCTTGAACAGGCGACCCTCCGAGCCGAAGGCGGCGAGTTCTTGAGCGAGATGGACCAAATCTACGGCGACCGAGCGTTTGAGCAACTGGACATGGGTCGCCGTGATATGCAGCAGCGGGCTGACCTTGAAGCAGCGCCTTTGATGACGAGAATCAGCGACCTCAAATACAAACTGCGTCAACTGGACATGCTCCCCGAGCGAGAAAAGCCCGCTGACTATCGTGAACAAATGGCTCGTATGCAAGGTGCTATTGACAAGTTGCAGGCTGAACTTGACACGAAGTTTGACGCTACTGCTGTGCGACCGACCGAAGAGCGACAACGGCCGGGTATGGGCGAAATGACCCCCAGTATGAAGCGAACTGAGTATGCTTTCCGAGAAGGTCAAAACATACCCGTGGCAGGTAAGGATGTGCAAACCTTGGGTCGCAGAGGGGACCAGTCTCCAGCACCTGTTCAAATCCCCGGCATGGGCGGCGAGCAAACGGACAGCCGACTTGACCGCACCATCCCCGAAAGCCAAGACAAAATCCGAGGCGAACGCCGGCAGGCAAGGAACCGCCGAGAATCCGGTCAACCCGTTCGTGGTGCTCCGGACTTTTCACAACTTACGCAGGAAGAACTTGAGGAGATGCTGATGGGCGGCGGCGCACCAGCGCCCGGAGCACCCGAGCCCGCAGCGACGGCTGAGTCGGCTACACCACCTGCCAACATGAACTTCTTGCAGCGACTTCAAGCAGGCGTCGGCGCACTTGACGACGATGATGACGAAGTCCAAACCGGGCAGTGGATGTCCGTTGGCGAGCAGTTGCTCAAGGGTATTCAAGACGACATGCGGCGATTTGGCCTTTGGTGAGGGAGGAGTATGAATGCCTGTAGTGTTCAGCCCCGGTGAGCCCGAAACACGGCCACTCCGTCCTACCGAGATTGTTTACACGACGGCGCAGAAAGTTGCTGACCTCCTTGGCATCGGTCCAAGTGAAGAGGTATTAGTGGCTGCTGATTCACCTACACCAATAGGTGAAAACAGAAAAGTCATAATAACAGGTGCTGATTATCGTAATCATGGCTTTGAAGTAGGCGATACAATTTATGTGTATAGCGACAATGACCCGCTCGGATTCAACGCTACGATTGACTCTATTTCTTCTTTAAGCACTGGTGTCGTACTTACCTTTGACGACAGTTATACCGCTGGAAAGTCGCACACTGATTACACTGTAGCCCTCAACACCTATGTTCAAAACCAAGCATCGTTCACGAACGGTAAAACGCGTGGTGTCAAGCGCAGCCATGTGGAGCAGCGCATCAAAGAGGTTCAAGACCGCATTGACAATGTGACGCATAACGCTTGGCGACCCTACCTCGTGGCGGCAGAATACCTTAACTTTGACACCTACAAGCCCTATCGCCGCCGATACTTCACGGACTATGTCGGTACGACTCCACTTCTTTTCCGCAACATTCAGCAGATTTTACGCCTTGAGATGTGGCAGGGTGAGAACTATCGTGAGATTGGCTCAGCCGAGACTCGCCTTGAAATCGTTGACCACGAAGGACTTGCTAGCGATTCCGTCTACTTTGCCATCGGCAACGGCTCCATCGCCACACTGAGCGTCGGCACAGGAACTACAAACTGGCGGGCTGACTTTGACAAAGTGTCCACGGCACAGAACCTCGCTGACCTCATCAACAAAGAGGACCGTGTGAGCAAGGCGGCTGTAGAGTTCAGCCCCACTTTTACTTTGGAAGGCTCTACATCCAACATCGCCGTCCACAACGAAGTGCTCGCCAGCGCCAATGCTGACTACGGTAACGGCAAACTCAAACTCACCAGCATGCGACAAACCAAAGGTGGCGAAGCATTGCAGATTGCTTCTACCGATTTGTCAAACATGGTCGTCTCGGATAACGCCAGTCGCTCGGCAAAGACGGCAAATACAAACCGTGATACGGGGCTTCAAGTCGCTTCTTATACCGACTACGCTCTCGCCTCGGAGCCAAACACAGAAATCACTTTACACAGTGGTGCGGCAAATCCTACTACCGTACTTGAAGTGGGGGATGTGCTTTACAATTCCGCCGGACAGTCCATTGGTACAGTTAAACTCATGGGCGGCTCTGCCGGTGCTTATGTCATCGCTACTACAGCCCTCATAGCCACCGAAGACAGAATACCGGTTGGTCAAAACATCTACAGGACCAGCACCCGTGTCCTTGGTAGCACCACATTCTCAGTAGATTCTACCAGCACTTTCCCATCCAAAGGGCTGTTGATGATTGTCAATGGCGCTTCCACGCGTGTGTTTTCCTACACCGGTAAAACAGACACAACCTTCACAGGTGTTGCTGTCGTCGGCGGAGGAGCGAACCTCACACAGTTGGACACGGCTGGTACAGAGTTGACTCAATACTACTTCCAGTCGGACATCGGTGCGTTTTCGGATGCTGGTGGTGACCAAGCCCGCCTCAAAGACTGGTGGCTTGACTCCGAGATGGGTATTATTTACTTCAACAACTCCTACCCGTTCTTTGAGTTCAACGCTATCAAGGTGTCCTACATTTACGGTGAGCGTTATGTGGAGCAGGCTATTGAAGAGGCGGCTACAAAACTGGTGGCTGTGGACCTCCTCATGGCAGACGACCGCTCAGTCCTCATCCCCGAAGGAAGTGAAAATATCCCGTTGACTCAAAAGGCCACAATGTGGAAGCAAGAGGCTGAGGCTATTTTGCGCCGTTACATTGAGGTTGTTGTGTTTGAGTGAGGTGGGCACATGGTAAAAGAGGCCGTTGACCTTGTGCTTGAAACGCTACGGAAATGGAACCGGGCGAACACCAATAACATCAAACCAGTGATTGAGCACATTGCTTCGGTCAAGCCGGAGCGAGGTAAGCGTTCGGACCTCCAGCGTTCCGATTTTGTATTTGCTTACGAAACAGCCCACAACGAGGATGTTCCCGACCTGCTTTACAACTTCGTTATGACTCGTATCAACATCACAGTTGATGTACGCACGGCTAAAAGCCACTCACATTTGCAGTCCTTGGAGAACGAAATTCGTAGATTGGTTCATGTTGACCGCAAGGGTGATGGTGTCAACTATGACCGCATGATATTCAAGACGAGGACGGATTTGAGTGACAGGACCAAGCGACTGTTTCGCCACACCTTTCAAGTAGAGGTGGTTGTGTTAGCAGACCCAGTGGGGGTGTGATGAATGGCGGCGAGTCAAGCGTACAAAGGTGATGTCTCGGAAGTTCTCATGGGCCATGAGACAGGTATCTACATCCAGCATGGCGAGCCCTGCACTTGGTCGGCGACATGGACAGCCAGCAATCCGGACTACACCGAGATAACCTTTGTTGGCACTTCGCACAACAACAACAACACTATTTTTGAAAATTCTAAACCAATCCTCAAAGTGCCACTCGGTATGCTCATTGGCCAGCAGTTGACCTTTCACAAGGCTGGTTCGTCCAATAACAATTTTTCCAATTTCTACAACGATGGGTTCAACAGTCGTGTCTACCGAATCGTAGACCACACTGTAGGAAGCACCACCACCCAACTCAAAATTGTCCCTCCTCTTGAGCATGCTACGAGCCGAGTTAGCGGTACGGGCGACGCTTTGTTCATTCATTCTCTTGGTATGCCGACTTTGAGTGCGTCCGATTTTGTTCATCACGCCAATGCCGCATCGTCAAAAGAAGTGTCAACCATTGACCAGTTCATTGGATTGGCCTCGCACATGGTCTTGCCCGACACGACAGTGGAATTGCTCAAGCACCATGTCGTTGGCCTCGGCCGCCAACCTGCTATTCAGCAACCCGGTAAAGTTCACCATCAAGGCGGTCAAGTAGAGATGCCTTTGCACAGTCCTCGTTGGCTCTATTACAGTCTTGGTCGTGAAGTCGTGGATGCTGCCACCATGATTGGGACGCACGGTTACGATAAGGCTGGGATTTTGCGTGGCCCCATTACCCCCGGTCAAACTTATGCAGATGTAGGCAGCCTTACATTTGGGGGCGACCATACCCTTGCTGTCGGTGACTATGTTTTGTTCCCCGACACCACTCTTGTTCCAACAGTCTACTACAAGGCTGTGGAAGGCTCGTCCTCCCAATACTGGCCTTCGTCGGATTCATCGTCTACGCTCACCAGCGACAGCCATCACTTTGACCAAGCCCGCTCAAGTGAGATTCGTCGGGTTGTGGCTATTGAGGAAGTTAGCAGTGACTACCGACTATTCCTTGACGACCCTATCTACTACCAGCATGAAACGACCGATGGCATACAGGCTTTTCGTTTTGCTTCGGACGCTTCAACGGGCAGCCCGCATGTGGATGCAAATGGGCGTATTGACAACCCTGTTCACCGCCTGCTATTCTCGGCAGAAACAGTCCCTTCATTCTGCATTGAACACAGTATTCGTAACCGAGATGTAGGGTCATTCAATGGCGCAAGTGAAAGCAGTAACACGCCCGGTTCGTCCACTGACTCCAAACAGTTGACGCGTATTTTCCGAGGCTGTAAGGTTGTAGAGTGGGAACTGACGGCGACGACTGATGCAGAGGTCAAGTATCGTTGCATTTTCAACGCTCTTTCGTGCTATACTGATACAGGGCGACTAGACGCTTCTAATCCCGGTGACCGATACACAGCGCACCGCATGTTCCAAAACACAGCCTCGGACGCAAAGGGGCGCAAAGAATCGGGTATTGCACTTGGTTCGGAAAAGCCGTTTATGTTTTACAACGGCACCATCACGGCCTTTGACCAAAACATTGGCTATGTCTCCACCTTTGAATTGCGTGGTAAGACTGGTGTAGAAACTTTCCACACCATTGGTGGTACACCCGTGCCCGAAACAGTTGACAGCGCAAAGCGCTCAACCAAGCAAGTCCCGTATGGTGGCACTCGTAACGCATCGGTCATTCGGGAAGGTCGTGAAGAGTTTGAATTGGAAATGGACATCATCATCCGTGACCCGTTGCTGTGGCACGAGTTGCGCACACACCGAGAGGTGGGTGGTACAGTAAACTCGGATGCGTCCATCATTGAAATGGTGTTTACGAAGCCGAGCACAGGTACAGACAATTCCGCACAACTGATGCGCATTCTCATTGATGATTATGTCATTACACAGGCCCCTATCCCTGTACCGGACGACAAGGGCCTGCTGCATTCTCGTGTCATGATTCATCCAAAGAACATCAAGGTCATTAGCACCGACACCCTTTTCCACTGTTGAGTGATACCATGCCTATGAAACGCCCTTCACGACTGCACCCTCGTTCGGAGGACGGGGACGAGGCTGTCGTTAAGGATGAACTATTCAACCCCGAAGCAGGCCGTGCTTCGGATGACCCATTTGGAGAGCACATCGCCCCCTCGGAAGAGCAGGCGACAGACTCTCAAGAGGACCCCTCGGAAGAGGCTGCCTCAAACGACGAAGTGAGTGAGTATGACGAGGAAGACCAAGACGACAAAAATTGACATTGATGGAGAGACTGTGGAGGTCGGTGTTCGTGAGCCGACTTTCTTTGAGGTTCAGTCACTCGCAACATTGTTTTCTGCACCCGAGTTCAATCTCGTTCAATACTGGCTCACCGCATTTGACATGTGGCTTGATGTCCCCAACGACATTTCTTTCAAGGATTTGACCATCACAGAAGGTATGGCATTAAGAAAACTGGTGCCGCATCCCGACCAAGTTGTAGAGTGGCTCAGTTTTCGGGAGGCGAAGTCAGCGCCGTTGTAGACTTTATAACGGGTAAACAAACGACCGACTGGCTTCGCTTACAAAGAGAAGGAAATGAATATCTGTTGATGACACATTACAGTATGGGATTGAAAGAGGTGAGAGAACTGGGACCACAGGATGCACGACAACTGCTTGCTTGGGCAGTGGCGATGAGGAAAAAGCAAGAAGCACAACGAGATGATGCAGTTTACTTGGGCTACGATTATGTGCCCCCGCTGGAGTGATGGACCATGGATGAGAACCTTGACCCACGCACGGTTGATTCCATGCGCCGCTTTGCCGAATACAGCGACGATTCTACGAAAAACATGACGAGGTTGCGAGACGAACTTAGCGGATTCAACCGCATCATGAATGTCTCGCACACCCGTACTCGTGACTTGCGAGAGGCCCTGCGCCAAATGCAAAGCATTGAGCCTATGCGCAATGTGCAGGGTGTGTTAGAAGAAGCGCAGCAAACAGCGTTCCGGCCGCCTCAGCAAATTGATAGGCCTATGCAAACTCAGCCAGCCGGCTCAGTAGAGCAAAACCAAAATGTCAATATCGGCGCTATCAAAATTGATGTGTCCGGCATCACCGACCGAAGTGACAAGAAGAAACTTGCAGAAGAACTTGGGGCAATGGTGTCCAAGCAATTACGCTCTAAAATGGGCGGCTCGTTGCAGAACAGTGGAGTGAGCAGAGGTATTTGATATGGTAGAGCAATTGCCTGTCCGACTTGTGCGAGAGGATGGTGACACCATTGAACTCTTGGCCCACAAGGTAGAGTTTGTCGTGGACCGAACTTCTTCGGCTATCACGACACCTTTCACGGACGGTGCGAAGTTTGGCATTGAACTCAACATGGCAGCCGTTATGCTGGAATTGGAGGGGACATTTGTAGATGACAAAGGTCAAGAAAAATCCGAGTTTGCTACGGCCACCATGGACTTTGGCTGCGACACGCCTTTTCCCAGCCCGGGCGGTAATGGCCAATCTCCCTCTGATGTTGTGGGGGACCTTCTTGCTACCGGTAACTCAAACAGAAACAGCGGTGCCGCATACGCTCAATTTGGTCACATAGGGCCTACCTTACCTACCATGCCTCCTACTACACAAGACCAAGCGCACACTGTTTATCTCAGTGCTTTGCACGGGAAATACTTTGACCTACCTGTTGGCTATTGGTACAAAACGGATGAGCCTGTCGGCAGCCGCCATATTCGCTTCGTGTTTGATAGCAGGCGTAGCGGCTCGGTCCAAGAACCGTATGCGTATGTCAATCGTTTCCGAACGACAAACCTTCTCGTTGACAGTTACAACAGTTCAACTCGCACCATCACCGTGACAGGAGGCGACCCAAGGGAATGGTTTGAAGACACCGATGCTCAAAACCGTGCATTCACTATCACTGGTAATGGCTCTTCTGCAAACCTTTTCGGAGCGGTTAAGAGTGTCACTTCTTCTACTATCACGCTGCACGATGATGCTGCCACCACACCGACAAATGGGCACGCTGTTAAAATCCTCGCTGCCTCTCATTTACCCTATTCATCTATTTTGAACGATACCATGCCCGTAGTCGCTATACCTGTCAAGCACATGTTTGACCAAACTGCACCTGCTTTCAAAAACGGTGCGGCTCGGGACATTGGTGGGGCTACTTCACCCTCCGAAATTTTGACGCATATTGTGAGTAGCGCACTTACCAGCACTTCACCCACCAGTGTCGGAGGGATGTGTAGCCGGGATGTAGATGCATCGGAAGGTAAAGAGGTAGGAGATGTGTATTCAACGGTGATTTCTACCGGCACAAACCTCTCGCAAACTTTTATCACAATTACGCAGAAGACCGATGTAGAGTTTGGGGCGCTGGAAGGTACCATTCAAGACAACATTCCATACTCAATTGACTTTGAATCAACTGGCTTCACTGGTGGTCGGGCCGGTAAAAAGGTCAAGTCCGCAGGCGATAAGGCCCAAGACCTTCTTGGTATCGTGGCCAACAGTCAAAACTTTCAACCCAACTCCGGTACACCAAGTGAGTTATCACAAGCGGCTGTAGAGTTCGTTGAAGGATTGCGTAGTTATGAGGCCAGTGACAAAGGAGATTACATTTTGGGCATTCAAATCCCCTACGATTCTTCGGCTACCTCAGCCACTGAATTGAAGGAACAGCGTAACTTCTTTATCACACACGGTAAAAATATGCCAACGAGTGCTAAATTGGCTTCCAGCAATGTGTACCCAACCAGTGACACATTCAGTCCAGTGCACAACGGTGCAAGGACCAAGGGTATCAAGGCGATTATTACGGACCTTCAACTTGAGCATCAAGCCCAGTCCAATGTTTACAATTTCCGACTACAAATGATTGCGTCCGACTTTATTCTGTGAGGTGATATAATGATTCCACTGCGACTGATTTTTGGCGAAATTGACCGCCATGAAGTCTATGTAGATGCTACTGACATTAACATCGTAGCCGAGCGGACAGTGGCAGCGTTCCCTGTACCTATCAGTTCGTACCGGGCAGCGATTGATACCAACATTCCACAAATCATTATCAGCATACAGGGCATTATCCAAGACGACCCTATAAGTGCTCTTTCTACTTCTGCCCCTTCTTCACTTGCTATAGATTTCTCTTCTCTATTGCCGACAGCAGTGCCTGTTGTCAACACACAGAACAACGCCTTACAGACCAACCTTCAAACTTCGGTCGTTGGCTTATTACCGGCCTATTGGCGCTACAATTCGCCCAACGGAGGCTACTCGCTTCTTACGGGGAATTTTCTGCGACTGCAATTCACTGCTTCAATGTCCAACCGAGCAGGCGGCTCGGCAACGCCCTCTGTCAATGCCTCGTACAATTTAGCAGAAAACACAGGACCAGTGCAAATTGATGTCCCAGTCGGCGGTGTTCTTTATGCCCCAAGTAATGGCAATCCTGCCAGTACACTTGCACTCATCGTACAGGATGCTCTTCAATTGACCACTGAAATTACCAAAACAAGTAGTGTGGACGGACTGGGTGGAAAGCGAGTAACGGATGCTTTTAACAGCGCCGTTTCGGACGCCACACTGACATTAACGGACGCCTATATCAATGACGGTGTGCGTTATACACCATACTTTTCTATGAGAACGGGGCTTGGGAGAAATGTTTCTATTACCGTGCAAAAGCGCACTTCGGACGGGTTAACAGACATAACAATGAGTGCTGGCGATAAAGCCCAAAATTTGCTTGGCTTACTGGCAAACAGCACCAAAGACAAAGACCTCTTGCGAGGTATTCAAATTCCTTACAACTCTCTCATCACCTCCAACGAAATCTCACCTGTGGTTCGGAACTTCTTTTTGACCGCTGGTAAAGTCTCACCTTTGCAAAAGGGGTCGCTTCGCAACACTCGTCCCAGCACCCAACCAATGGATATTGGTGCTTTTGAGCAAAGTGGGCAAGAAGAATCGCCCGGCTTTTTCAGCGGTGTTATGGAAACTGCCCTTGGGTTTTCAATAGACGGCGTTGGCGATGTTATTGGAGATGCTTGGACTAAAGTCACTGCGCGAGGTGCGACGCTTAACAGTGGCGGTATCTCAGTCATACCCGAATCATTTCACATGACCAAAGAGGGGGCGGAAAACTACTACAGGTTTGATTTACAAGTAGTCAGTGCGGACCATGTAATAGGGGTGATTTGATGTCATTGTTGATGAAGCCAAGTCACGCTCTATTCTTTAACGGCATCACTGATGGTGTTACTGTCCCTCGCATGAACTTTCGTAGCAACTTTGGTGAATTGCATGAAGGTAGTGATTTGAACAATCAGTCGCCACTCAATTCACTTTCTTCGTTTACACTTGAGGCGTGGGTCATCCCCGATTCCGGAGGCATTGTGTGGGAACAAGAAAACATCTGCCGGCTAATTGTAGGTAGCCCGTCCAGCCCCGGTCCAGCGCACTTTCAAGTTCAATTGCGAAACGCCAACAATGGTGCCGTGAATACTTTTACACTGAGCACTGCGAACAGTATTTCGGGCCCCGATGGACAAATTGCTTATTGGGATGGTATCACTTTTCCACAAGCAGGCGACGATGTGCACGACGCATTCAATGCACAAGACAAAGGTAAGAATGACCTCACAGCCCTTAACTTGGGGCACCGAGAACTGCTGTTGGTCACAGCGACTTTTGACCGCCGTGTACTTTCGCTTGCTATCAATGGCACAGTTGTGGCTCAGCGCCAATTGAAAGAAGACCACGAACTCGTGCTTTACCCTACGGCTCTCAGTATTGGCGGCACAGGTGGAGAGTATCGTGGCGTCATTGAAGCCGTCCATTGGATGCGCGGAGCCTCCGACGCTGCGTCTCGTTTTGAAATGCCTATCAAGAGCGACAGTACGATTGGGTTATGGCGATTTGAAGAGCCAGTAGAGCCGTTCACAACAATTCTTGACCTGCCATCTATTTCGGCTCAAACAGGGGCGTCCTCATCTATCAGTATTGGGACAACACTTGCTCAAACATTGGTTGATGCATTCACTGGGAAAACCGGCGAGACATCAGTCACTTTGACCACCTCACCTCAGTCAACAGGGAACTACGCTGTGACTCGCACGACCAGTGCAGGCGTGACTTCTACTGTTTCAATCCCACATGTTCCTTACAATCTCCTCATCAATCCCTTGGGCTACAACAACGACACGGGTATTCCAAACCGAGAAGCGCCCGAGCGTATGCGTATTACTGCCGTAGACGCTTCTGCTGGCACCATGACTGTAGAAAGTATTCACTTGGACTTTGCTTCAAATGCCAGTACAGGTCGCCGAGGAGCGCTAATGGCCCATAGTGCTGGTATTGGTGTGATTGTCACTGGAGACTGCTTGGTGGACTCCGGAGCAGATAATCCGAACCAAAAGGTCGGGACAGGTACACAGTTCTCTCACCGGCAGGGGCAGGTGTTGATTGACGAAAGTGACCTACAAAATCACGGCATCATGTTCTCAACAACGATGGCCATTACCGATAACGATTACAGCAAGTTTTCAGCAACGACACGGATGGATGACAAGTTCTTGATTGGCCATACTGGTCGCCACACGCTGAACCATGTTGCTGGCCACCCATTCATGGGTATGCTGCCCAAGGCGAACGCTGCCTTTGTAGAGCAATCCGTAGATGCTGTAGCACAGGTCATGGAGGCCACCTTTACAGGTCGGTACGGTCAATTGAAGGATGTTGTAGTCGCTGGCTCCGAAGTAGCATTTCATGACGAGGTTGGTGATTTTTCTGTCGCACAGGCTACCTTTACTTCAACGCCAACGCAAATCGTAGAAAATGGTATGGCTGGCATCGCTGATGCACAGCGTGGACTACTCGCTATTGGTGGGGCTAACTTTGACGCTGAGCCTTTTGCCCTCAAAGGTTTGCAAGACACTGAGCCCACTGGTGCCGAGCATACCCGACACCTTACGCCTTCGTCGGAGCCTCGTGTCGCTATCCTCAAACTTCCAACACTGGCTACTCACGATTATGCACCCTTTGTGCAAGTTCACTACGAAGCGATTGACTTCGGTGGCACAGGCTTGCAGTACGCTGCCACGGGCCGCTTAACAGCAAACTACAGCAGCAGTGTCATCACTCTACAGAGCACGAAGGCCTTTGGCAAGGACACAGGTACAACGACGGCCGATAAAGTGTTCATTGGCTCCGAGGCCGCAGGGGCATCATCTATTACGGTAACTATCAGCCATTCGCCTGCCACACTTACTTTTTCTTCGGCACCCACCTCAGCCTTCCAAACAGCCGCAGTGACTGGTGCCATTGTACGGACAACGCTTGATGGCAGCGCATTGATTGTTAACAAGACTGTACCTAAAGCCAGTGTGGAGGTGACTTCGGGTACACGAGTGCTGGACATCATGCATACTGACATTGCTGCGGGAACCGCTGTGCTTTATGCACCCGGTGGCGTCATTGAGTTTGACGCGTCTTCGGATTTTTACTTTGGAGACGGAGACTTGATTGGCGATGATACAGAAGGGACGCTACATGAAGGGTCGCTGGACGAAACCAAGTCACCTAAGAACTACTTGCCGTCGCACTCTTCGGACAGTCCACAGACTGCTCCGAGCATTATACCCACTGCGTTTTATGACGACAACTCACGCCCATCGTATTTCCATAAACTGATTGTAGGTCCGTCCGAAGTAGAAGACCTCGGAGCCGAAGTTGACACTAATGGTAATTTCAAAGCAAAATTCGCACGCAATCGTCGTACTCGTACGGGTGTCCTCGTCAACAATGCAGGAGGCTACGCTGCATCCACGACCAACTTCACCGTCAGTGGCGTTGACGCTACTACGGTATTTGCTGTCGGTACCCCACTTTACAGCCTGTATGGTCAAAAGTTGGGAGAAATATCTGCCCTAAGTGCTACGAGTATCAGCATTTCGTCGGGAAGTACGGCAGCAGTTGTTCACAGAGAAGAACTGTTCTACCAACCTATTCGTCAGTCTCGTAGCAACAGCAATCAAGGCACACCAATCAATGAAGTGTTTGACATTATCAGTCACCGAGGTGAAGGTAGTAGGGTACGATTGGTTGTTCAGCCAAGTGACCGCTCTCGCTTCAACCAGTTGTCAAAAATGCTTACGCTTGAAGAAGACTCTACCACGCCAAATAAGGTCACAGTGGAGTATGTCATGTCCCGTGGCAAGGTGTTGGACTTTCAATCTACAGCAGTGGGGAACGACATTACCTTGCGAGCCCATGGGCTGGTGGCTGACGCATTGTCCAACTCAGTCAATGTCAAAGGCGACGGTGCACCCGACTCGTTTGTTGTCAAGGAGATTATGCCCGGTGCTCCTGTTGTCACCATGACCATGGGCGGCCCCGGTCAAGGTGCAGTCAACACCAAGCCCACATTCAGCCCCAGTGCTGTTTCACGACTTGGCTGGTCACTGCGGCGAGATTGTGTGACCAAGGTCAGTACCCTTGGTTCAACAACCATCAATGTTGTTCCTCTTAACAACTCTGCTACAGACTTGGCATCATGGGGAACTTATTGCTTCCCACAGGCTGGTCGTATCTATTTGAAACAGCCAGCCTCTACTGACACAGGTACGGACAATGTTTTCGCTTCCGCAGAATACGCTTCCAAAACCGGCTCTGTATTCACCTTTGCTTCGGGTACTGGGCATCGTGGCTCCGGAAAGTTCCTTGACTTTGATGGGCGAGAGTTAGATTCCTTTGCGGCTTGGAAAACTGCTGTAGCCGTTGTAGTAGGCGATAACTTACATGTAGATGATAAATTTGATGAAGGGGCTGTTGTGCATGACGGCACCACTGTTAACGACCGTATGTTCCAGTCACTAAACAGTGTTCAGCATGATTACCAACTTGGCACACAATATGCCAGTACCCGTGCTATGGTTGAGATTCCACTTTTCAAAGACTTCTTCTTTGACAATGAGAGAGATGGTATTTTCCCCGGCCCCGACAACAGCATGAAGTTGCATTTGGATGCAACTTACACTGCTCCTTCGTGGTCACCCAATCCGGTAGGGCGGCGACCTGTTAGCGTTTCGCCCGAAGACCCTGCGATTCACAGCGCATATTCTGTTTCAGTTGCGGACAAAAGTCACCGAGAGGGCACAACTGTAAGTGCTGAGTACGATGCTGCTAATCGCCGAATTTATGTGACCAATTTTAATGTGTTTGCTTCATTACCGTCAATCCCTGTGTCTGTAGCCAACATCAACGGCGCTTTACGATTGCGTACGGCTTACATGGCAAACGGTGAGTGGGTCATGTATAGCGGCGTCGCCTCCGGTACGCCGGGCTATTTGGAAGTGGCAGGAAATGCTGCTGCCGATGATAACTGGGCATTTTCTTCGGGCTTCAAGCGGGAGTTACAAGTAGGTGTGCAAATCATGCCGCCACTTGACAGTGAAAACTTGAATTACAAAGCAGTGGCTGACAACCCCTTAGTCTCCAGTGCGGGCTATGAAGGTCGGGATTCATTCTACTTTGACCGAGCAAACGCCATGACGCAGGGTGGGAATATTGATTATGGCCTCAAACAGTATGTCAGTGCGGTTGAGTTTAGAGCAGGGCCAACTATCAATCCACATTTGGCACGCATCAAAAACAAGCGTGCTAAAGGCATCGTTTCTTCTTTTAGCAGCCCTACTCTTGTGTTAGAAGACGGGTCGGATTTCCCTCTTGACATAACTGCCAACAGCGATTATGCCTATCGTGTGCGGTATTACGATACCACTGCAAGTGCCTTTAAGCATGCTCATTACAACACTCGCACTGACAATTCGTTAGCATTGGTTTCAATTGACTCCGGCTTCAACCCTCCAGCCGGAACTGAAATTACACTCATAGATGTACACACTACAACATCCAAATTCCCCGAAGTAAGCACTGAATATTTCCTCAATACTGCTTGGGCCAATCCGTATTGCCCGGGCGGTCTGCGTGCTGGAGATACAGTGTGGATGAACATGCATTATACCAACCCTCACGCCACGGAAGGTTTGTTCTGCAAAAGCAGGGGTACACTAAATGAAGCGGAAGTATGGGAAGGCTTCCTTGGCGGCGAAGGTAGTTTGGCAGCAGCGCCTCGTAGCAGTTTGCCCATGGAGAACTTCTTGATTGGGAACTCTTGTTTGGAGACGGCCCGAAACTTTGTACAGCATGTGAATAAAACAATTGAATTAAATTATGAATCGCTGGGACTGTCCGCCGATATTCCTGTTGTGGCTTACCTTGACCCTTATCAGTGCACCGAAGAACATGCGCGAGTGCTACTCTACGATGTAGCGCATGACCGAGAGTTCATTGCGTTCCAAGACTTACACATGCAAGTCCAATCAAGTCCAGCAGCAGTCAAAATAGGCACGGACACTCAAGGAGCAGGAACTCATGATAATGACCAACGAAACTCGGGAATTGATGTTGCGGCAGGATTCCCCTCACAGAACAAACACTTGGCGTCAACCACTCCGTCCGAGTTTGTTGAAGCATCAATGGTTCACAACAGCACATGGAACGCAAATGTAGCAATTGGAAGCCATGCTACAGGCTATCACGAGCAGACTCCACAAGTAAGTTCACTTATACCACGCACGCAAGAGGCTGTCATCAACACCACCAGTGCCAATAAACTGCATCAGCAGATACTCAAAGACTCGCTTGAGCGGGCTACATTCTTTGATACGCCCGACGGTACTCGGGTCATCCCTGCCTTTTTGTCCATGAAGGGCATTCGTGCATCAGCACTTGATTTATCTACGCATGAAGAAGACCGCCTCCAGCACCTTCCGCACTGGACAAACATGGACTTTGTCCGTCGCCTTGTGATTGATTTGGGCGAAGTAGGTGTCAAAGAAGGGGTGACTGATATTGAGGCGGCTGCAAAGGAGGTTGTACGGCTCATCAATCAAGCGGGTGCAAAGAACGGACGCACTCACGCTCGGCGTCCTGCTGACCAGTATTTAGGTGAGGGTGAGCGATTTGATTTGGGCAAAGGCGAAACTTCTGTTAATACAGGTCGCATCAAAGACCCGACAGCAAGGCACCAGCATGCTGACTTTGCAGCCACAGGGTCTACACATGACCCTGCTCCATTTTGGAATAAAGACACGGCTTTCGGCAGTCATGACCGTGGGACTCACATGGGCTATATGCGAGCGCACTTAGGAAGAATTGTCACTGATGAAGACGGAAAAGAGGGCTATTCTGTCGTTATTCACTCAACTGTTCCCGGTGCCTCCGGTCGCAACTTCTGTGTGTGGTTAGACGCATCACGCGCACAGGCTCCCTACCGACCCGAATTTTTAATCGGACATGGAGGCCGCTTCCGTAATTATTGGTGCCAACCAAGCGAGAAGGATGGTGAAAACATGCACCCTGCTCCAATGCCAATTAACCGATTTGGTCGCCCGTTTGCCCCTATTACGACCTTGCGAGAGTACCTTCCTGTTGAAGAGCCCTCGGATGTGTATCGGAACAACTTGGACTTTGGTCCCGAAATCCATAGCAGTAGCCCACTTAACACTGAGTCAAGTAGTGAACATACCACTGGTCGTAGTGCAAATACAGTCCTTGATGGTAACTTTGAACCCAAGGCTAACGGACAGGTCATTGTCAATGGCCTACGAGTCGGCTCACAGGCTGTCGGCCGCATCAATTTTGGTGGTTTGACACAGGCGGGTATACCCGGATGGGCACCGGATTGTAGCCGCTGGGGTTATGGTCCCGACGGGGAAAATGAACGCTTTGACCATATCTATGGTGACACTAACCATGTCGGGGTGAAGCAGCACGGTTTGGTCAATCAGTCGGCTTCTTCTTATATCCCCGATGATGAAATACGGCCCGATAAAATTGGCAATGGGCAAATGTACGGCATCCGACTTGCCGACCACCGAGGTAAATCGCACACCGTCCGATTTGTTTATCGTCAATTTGGTGAATCATTCGCAGGTGATTTGACACACCTTCCCGAAACGCTTGACGATGAAGTTGTCATTTATTTTGACGACCGAGATGTTGGACAGGGTGGCTTTACTGTCGGTAAGCACATGGCCGGAAAAGGTGATGTCAACGGTCGTTATACAGCAGGGACAAAGTCGTCGTTTAAGGGCAACCTTTGGAACAATTACAATTCTCCTGCGGTTGGCATTTCCATTTCTGTTGAGAAAGACGGCTCAAATGACAATTTGAAATTTACACTTGCCTCACCTTATGACAACGGCGGCTCGTTTACACACACGGACATTCTCGGCTACCTTGGCTTACCGGACAGCGGGCTGATTCAGTTGAGTGATGTAGCCGGTACAGGGAACAATGGTGAAGTCTACTACTACACCTCTCGTTCACATGAAGGTAAGGCCGGTATTGGCGGGTCCAATGAGCACTTTTTGTACGGTGTGAAAAGCATTCCTTCTGCTTACACCAGTGGTAAGGTGACTCGCATCATGAGTGCTCGGATGAACTTTACCAGCGTGCTTACTGACGAAGTTATCGCAGCAGCCGTCAACTTTGCCATCAACATGGACGACCCTAACACCGACGATGTGGGGGCTACAACCTTTGACTGCACTGGCCTTTACGCTCCGGACGGGCGTACTTTGGCAGAATGGGGTGTAAAGTCCAGCGCTGTCCGAATCAAAGCCTACAGTGCCAAAGACCGTGTTGTACCACTTAAGCACTTTTTTGAGTCGTCGCTTACACCCGATTTGGGTATTCAAGCCTCGGTTGCTGATGCCGAATTAGCCAGCGTTACTGACAGTATGCGAATTGATTGTGGTTATTTACCAAAGACGCTGCTGACAATTACCACCAAGTTCCGAGGCCCTAACGCCAATACAGCCACACCTGTACTTGTAGATAGTCAAAATAACATTGTCAGCACCGGCCTTTGGCGACAGAATTTGCGCGGAGATAATTTCTACAGGTTACCCGGTGACCGCATCGTTCCAATGGTTAACTCACCAATGATTGAAATTGCGACTATCAACACTGGTACTCCACATATTGAAACAGATAACAGTAACAATGAGTTGTTGTTCTTAACATTGACACCAGCCTCAAATGACAGCAATTCATGGGGGAACCAAGTTGTACTTTGGCTGGGAGATGAGAATTGGGCCCGTGTACAAAGCACTGCTGGTGCAACATCGCATTATCATGCTACAATCGTTTCGCACTCTACAAACTTCTTAACGACGGCTGCTGTAGGAGATGTTCTTGTCAAACAGAATGACATTGCGAACAGTAGATACCTACAAGGCATTCGTACCAAAGGAAGCAAGCATGGTGAGCCTTTCCTTTACTTCCGTGGAGGTAAGCCCAGTCCCGACCGATGGGTGCCGCTGTACTTTGGTGGCGGCTTTTCCGGTGTAACCGTTGACATCAATGACGGCACTGAAAACGATTACTCGGAGTTTTACACGCATCCGTATGCCGATGGGCCCACTGGTGCAAGTGGTATGCAAAATGTAGGTGAGATTGCAGGCTCGTACGCATTGCTTGACGCTAACGCTATGTTGGCTATGTTCCCCGGAACACCTTACCTCAACCAACATAACGGCCGCAATCACATGCCGTTCTTTAACCAAGACGCTATGTTGAGCCCGGACTTGGTCGCAGGAAGCAGTGCGATGCAGTCTAACACTGGCGTCACTTACACTGGTGGGGGATTCACTGTCAATTGCGCTCGCCCGAGTCCTCTTGTCATTCGCTTTGGGCATCCACACGCTCGTTATGATTCTCGGCCACAGGCGGCGGACTCTACTACCTACCTTGTCTTTGGACCGGGACAAGCCGTCCCTCACAACTTCGCTTCCTTTGAGCCTCAACTTTCAAACATCATTGAAACAGGTAATGGCTACAGTGCTGTGCCGACAGACCACCCCGTGTCGGGTGTTTCTCATTTACCAAACACGATTACGCACGGGGATGCGTCTATCCAAGGCTTTGGAGCAAGGTTACCGCCTACAAAAGAATATCAAAAGACCAATGTCCAAGGGTTCAATTTCATTTTGAATTGGGAACCAACTAAAGGCTCACCTAACGCCACTTATTACGGTCAAAGTGCAGGAGATGGTCGTTACTATCAAAGTCAATTGGGGGCTTCAAATCCTCCAGCACACGCTCATCCACTTAACGAAGTGTTCACCAATGTGGCTGGTGTGTCAATGGGACACGCCTCTTTGCCGACAACGCACGCCAGTGGCTGTGTTTGGCACATGGACGGAGGGCACCATCCCGGCGGTCACTTTTTGGACAATCACATCGTTCGTAACATCAAGCACCCTAAATCAACTTCACGACTGGCAACAGGCTCGGGTGCATCACAGAATCCATCGGTGTTCCGTATCGCTTCCGCATTGGCCAAAGCATACCTTAGCACATACAGTTCCGAGGGCGACATAGAGGCTAACGACAATGTGTTCGTGGTTGATGCTACACGCTGTCAAAATGCAGAAGAGTTGGCCGCCGTTGTCGCAACTTCAATCAATACCTTCCCCGGAACAGAACCACTCAAAGCAATCGGTGGAACCTTCTTACCGTCTATGCAGCATGCTGCTAAACAAGACCGCTACGGCTGGGTGACATTGGATGTAGTTCAGACTACGGGTTACACTGAGCATGCAGCAGGTCCAACAGCAGCCACGCTGACAATGACATCTGCTATTCCTACGACATTACCTCAATACGGCTGGCTAAGGATTAGCGATGGGGCTATATCCGGATTTGCCCCTTATGTTTCATACACAGGTTCAACTTTCACACTTGGCACCAACTCATTTACTTCCAACAGTAACATTGTGGACCCAACTACCAAAGCGGCCATAGCCGCACCATCTGTCAACGGACCTAATGTCAAAGCATATATTTGGACCAAAGCCGGAACGCATCGCTACAACAATTCCAACGAATCCATCAACGAACGCACTCAAGTACACTTTAACGGACTGATGGATGCAGTAGACCGGACGAAACCAATTGGTGCAGTCGGGTGGGCAGGAGAGCGGTATTCGTACCTCAACTCACTGGAAGTAGGCACCACCTCTACTTTTGCTGCCGGACTTGGTGCATGGCACCCGTTCTTGGGATTCTCCCCATATGGCAGTGCCGAGTCATGTTTGGGTACAGTTTCGCCCCACGGCTCTATAGACACCATTACTTCGTTGTCATCGGAAAGTTGTGTTCATGGTCTTGCTTCTCGGCACTTGATTGCGGTGACCCATGAAAGTGAACTACCACTTATCGCAAAGACTGACCGAGACGGTATCATCGCCATGGGAGACTGGTTGGATGTGAAGCGAAGTGCCACGCTTGCTAATGCCGGTACGGTTGCTTGGAACACTGTCAAGGCACACAACAAAGACCGCTATGTTTCGCATGCCACCGCAGGACCTCATATTGAGGCCGTTATGGTCAACACAACTACTTCATTCCCGCAAAAGGCTGCCTCTTATCCAGCAGTTGGCACAGAAGCCTATTGGCATTCACGAGTCACAGCCGCCTCTCACATCAGTCGTGGTGACGCCTGTCACAGCCCGACGGGTGATTTGTTTTGGGATAAATCCGTCGTGCCAGCCCGCATCAACCATGAAGACAGTGCGACCTATGGCGTTGAGTGTACGGGCGTGACGACCAAGACACAATATTACAGCACAAGTGATGGACTGTACAAGTATTACGATGGGCGACAGGCTGCTCGTAACTTCCTTGAAGAGCATGTTGTGTGGAAGCGAATGGACGGCGGTAACCTCACGCTACCTGCGAGCAACGCTCGTGGGCTGGGCATGACGCCATGGGTCGTACGCAAAGACAGTTCTACTTACAAAACGGTCGGCGAGAAAATTCTTGGCAATAATCGCTTTTCGTTTGAAACAACGAACAAGGCTATGCTCCCTCTCATCCAAGCACAAGAATTGAGTCACCCGCAGTTGGAACTCAACTACCCACTTGTAGAAAGCGCACTCAACATACCCAACGAAGAGTTGCAGTTCCAAAGCCTACAAGTCGTTGACGACACCGGGCAAGAGCACCGATTGGAAGGCGGAAGCCCACTTGGCACCATCATTTACGACTTCCGTCATGTCAGCGACCGGGACCTTGAGGGCTTGGCTCCTTCACTTGCCGGCGACGGCGTCTCGCCCAACATGCGCATCCGTCTACCACTTGCGAACGAGATTCCGGGCAACATCATCGTGCGACCCGGCTTTGACCGCATACAGGGCTATCAAACCGAAACGATGGGGTCGGGCGGTATCATGCACCCCTCACAAGGTGAAGGGGCTGTTAAGGACACCTTTGCCAACACTTACGACAATCCTCGTCTTTGGCCGACTTGGGAGAACAACGGATGGGAGCACTTGTCACAAGACGGTGTGGATGTAAGCAATGACCGACTTGCATTCCCCAATAGTTCAACTCACGGTTGGCAACAGCATACGGACAATGCCCCTCTCAAAACAGCATACGAACCACATGACCGTGCTTTGCATTTCCATGTGACGAGAATGGGCGCAACGATGACACACCGGTACGATGTGGACGAATTGACTTTCAGTGCTTATGATGAAGCGAATAACGAAATTGATGTGACTTCTACACCCGAAGACGCTACATGGATTGATGCCAACGAAAAGTCAAGTGGTCGCTGGTTCTTGCGAGTTTATGACCCTGCTACGAATGAGGGTGTGCTGGCCTCTTACACTGGTAAAGGTACGAACAAATTCACAGGCGTTGTCGTTTCTCCCGACTTTGTGTCATTCGTGACAGGAAAGAGTGGCCTCAAAGTGGTGCCGTCGTATTACCTACCGGCTGGTAGCACCCGATTCTTTGCTGCTCGCCGTTTGCGTGACCATACCGAATACAGCGGTGCCAGTCCGGACATGCTCACCATTGATTGGCCAAATATCGGAGCCACTCCAGCAACACAGATACTTGCTCCTAAATTGACACCGATGCCAATCCCTCGTATGGGTCACCATTATGTCAACGCCACCATGGCAATGATGCCGGGCCATTATGCTCACCCGGCTTACCAGCGATTGTACGACTTACATAGGTCGGCTTCTGCTACATCAGTTATTTCGGTTGAAGAAGAGCAATCCGATACAGCCAACCGACCCCATCGTGACCCATTGATTTGGTTCTCCGGTGCGACTGCTTTGGTGTCGCCATCGGACATACATGGTGGTGCGTTCACGCTACTCACAGAAACAAAGTTGAAGTTTGAAGGCTACGGTATTGCCGCTTCTATAGACGCAAACAAAACGGGTGGACACAGCATAGTTTTGGAGGCAGCCGGAACTTACACTCAAAACAATCACTTCCCCGACCCTATGGAAGTAGGTGCTTACCAAATCGTCATCCAGCCAAATCTGTTCAAACAGCAATTCAAGGGCTATCATCGCAACGGACCTGCTAACGATGTACCGGATGGGTCTGTCATTGAACTCACGGGTCAACAGGTCAACACGGTCATCGCTATTGAGCACTCTACTAGCGGAGACGGTGGTTACACGCTTGTTCTTGCAGAAGCCACCATGGCCGATGTGCGTGGTTGTGAAATTCTTCTCAACGAACTGATGTTGGACATTGAACCCGATGCAGGCAGCCAATTCACCAACTTACCTCCATTGGCACTCTACAACCCCTTGGGCGTAGAGGAGTCTACTTCACCTGCATTCAGTCGCCGCTCGTTACCGTACCACCCGAACATGTTTGTAGAAACCACGCCCGGTTTCACCACCACTGTTCCGTGGTGGGCTCAGTTGCACAAAGACGGTGCAAGAGCGGCAGCAGCGACTTACTTCCGCCACTTAGAATGGCACACACCCGACCACTACTATCAATTGAACAGGGCTACATTTGGTGCAGTCGGTGCCCAAATCACGCTGGCAGGTTACCCCACTTGCTATCCCGACATCTATGCCGAGCACTTCCGTATTCGTTCGCTGAATCCAAACACCCGTGCTACGGCCAAGAATCAATCGGGTCAAACAATCACGGTAGATAATGCGGAACTGTTCCCTGTAGACCCCTATTACGGTGAGCAATTGGAGTACACAGACTCCAATGGAGAGCGTCAACTGGCTACTTACACGCATCGTGTAGGAACACTGGCTCATGCTACACTTGGCTCACCTGTACAATTTGCAGGCGTCACTGCCGTCACGCCGAACTTTTGGACGAACCTAAGTGTCAGTGGGTCGGGCACTATCGTCAAATTGACTGGGCCTTATGCTAACCGGTTTGCCGATGAAATCTACACAGATTCAACCAAGAGTATCGCTACTCGCAACCTCTTGCAGACTTACAGCGGTACTCGTGACACGAACAGCCTGCACCTTCCCGACGCATTCCTATGCATGTGGCACCCGAACCTTGGTCGCCCGTTCACTTATTACTCGGACGATTCGTCCCGCTCATTCTACACTAAGGCCGGTGATGTAGACAGTCCTGTTCTCAAGAAAGGCTTGAATAACATTCCCGAGCATTATGAAACAGTTCATTACAACGATTTCTTCTACGCCGCTTCAAAGGGGCCGTTTGCACTGGGCATGAAGTGGCTTAAGCCACAGTATGAAGAAACCGATTCATTCTCACTACAAGCGGTGTCTAATTCGGTAGGAACAACGGCTAACCGAAAAGGTATCAACTTCCAGCAAATCAATGCCACGAGCACATGGATAACAGGTATGCGCGTAGTTGGGGATGACATCATTGTTTCCAACCGTGGTAACAACAACGATTACGATACTGACAATGTACTTTTCTCTAAAATTGATATTGCGAATACTGATGGGATTCACGACCAACAAAGTGGAGGTCTTGGAGATTCGGACCTCAACAGTTGCGATGGATTTGATATTGACCCCAGTGGTACGAAGATGATTGTTACAGACTTCCATGGCGGCGGCATACGAAGTGCGACACTTGCGTCTGCATTTGATGTGTCAAGCACTTTCACTTTCACTGGTAGTAGGAATTTGTCAAGTCAAACAGGTATTCGTGCCGCTGCTTGGAACGGAGACGGTACCAAGTATTTCGTAGGATATGCCACTACTCTGCGCCAATTCACTGCTGGTACTGCTTATACAGTGGCCAGCGGTGATACCGAAGGCTCATCGGCTACGCTGACCGGCACCATCAGTGACATATTATTCAACTCGGATGGAACTAAAATGTGGGTGAGTGATGCAACTGGATATGTCCGAGAGTACACCTTATCTACACCTTACGATACCTCTACTACCAGTTTGGCTGTGACACTTGACTTGCGTACTTACTTCCTTAACAGAAGTGCGTCTGTGTCTTCAAATACCAGTGATGCTACTCCTTGGGTTTCCGGTATTGACTGGAGTGATGACGGGACGAAACTCTATGTTGCTACGCTATTTGGTGTTATTGATGATAGCAAAATGACCAACAACCCAAGCCCGTCAACTGTCAATGGGGTAGACGGAGCCAGTACCACCAATCGTTTCCCGATAATGGAAATCAGCATTTCCACTACCAGTCCTGTAGGGGGCACTGGTGCTTCTTTCTCTGCAAGTGAACTGGACTCCATATCGGCACTTTCGCACCAAGGTGGTACAATTGGTTCGGACAAGTTCAACTTCGCTGGTTATTGGCCCGGTGGCTCTCGTGGTGGCGCTGGTTCCAGTCGCCTTGACGGATTCCTTGAGGCACTGATTGGTTGGGGCGGCAAGTTGTATGGAGTTGATTGTGTAGGCTTCCGTGACAACAGCGGTGTGGAAGAGCGTACTTATGCGCAAATGACCAGCGATTCAGACGATGCACGCAACTATTGCTTTGGCTATCGTATGGCGGTACGCCAGCCAATGAATCGCCCTCGTTGGTCACCGTATGTCCGTGGCTACTTGGAGGTCGCCAACAGCAACGCTTTGCTCGGTTACTACCACGGACCGTTTGTGCAGCAGGACAGCAAGACGGATGGCTGGAAGGCTGGTACAGATTACCCAGCCTCCTACACAGGTATTCTTGAGCGGTTGACGCAAATCAGTGCGCTGTTCAA